ATTTGTCACATCCAGGTTCCATACACCGCTTACCACCTCCGTGTACTATGCACTTATCATAAGGTTCACGCGATCCTTTCTTACACCCAGGTACTACGCATCTAGGACCTCCTCCATGGCGTTTGCATTTACCACCACTTGTCCTTGCTCTGCGTTGACATTCGAGTTCCGAACACCTATCTGTAGATTGCATTCCTTAGAAATAATAGACAAACGCACTACAAAATCCGTTTTGAATTAAAAAGTGCCCTTTCAGGCGTTACGTGGTCAGCAGAGTAAACATACCGACTGCAAAGATCGCGAAGGAGCTCATTATAAACACCCACAGGATCATGAATGCACCGGGATCTGGATGCATAGGTCGGTGAAGATCAATATCATTATTGATATTGATAACATTAACCAGCATTACTAGAGTCAGAACCCATGTCGTGATAATGAAATCGCGGAACATCTTGAATACGATACAAGCAAAATGGCTTAATAAATCCGTTTTTCGCAGAGAAGTATAAATGCCGTTTCGCCCGTATTTTCATCACCATGCAGCGAATGCTCGTTCAGGTACAGCGTTTACGAGCGCGGACATGCGCAGGATCTACCAGTTTCCTACGCCTCCAACGACTCCTATCGTGATTGGAGTAATCTCGCTGGGAGGAGGTCTTTACGGAACTCTGACCGGCAACATTCTCACGGCAGGCGATATTCAGTCTTACTGGACGTCGCTAGGAATCACTGCTCAGCCTACGGTTGCTTTTGTGGCCATAGATGGAGCCACAATGGACTTAACTGATCTAAATTCCACCATCGAGAACTCGATTGATGTGGAAACAATTGGATCATGCTGCCCTGGCTCGAATGTCACGATCATCTTTTACCTTGCACCAAACACGAACCAGGGATTCTATGATGCATTCAACTATGCTCTGAATACTCCCGTTTCAGTGAAGGGTGTTTCAGTCAAGCCCTCAGTGATCAGTTGCTCGTGGGGAGGCCCCGAGGATTCGTGGGGAGGCAACTCAGTTCTGAATCAGTACAATTCTCTATTCCAGCAGGCATTCAATAATAATGTAATGATCTGCTGTGCTTCGGGAGATAATGGTGCATCGGATGGAGAGAGTGGAAAGCACGTAGATTTCCCAGCATCGTCCCCGTATGTTGTATCTTGCGGAGGCACGAATCTCGTATGCCCCAACCTCGTATACGATTCTCAAACTCGCGAGACGACATGGACGGATGGAGGTGGTGGGTACAGCGCTCTTTTCTCAACTCCATCATACCAGACTGGAGTGAACAGTACGGGTAAACGTTCAGTACCAGATTTGGCGCTGAATGCTGACCCGAATACGGGTGTATCGTACTTAATCGGAGGACAGACGTACATTATTGGAGGTACGAGCATCGTATCTCCTGCTGTATCGGCATTCATTGCGGCCACTGGAGCTACAGGTAATTTCCTGACGAAGCTATACGCGTTACAGTCATCATGCTTTCACGATATTCTGTCAGGCAATAATGGTGGGTTCTCAGCAAAGAGTGGGTTTGATCAAGTGACTGGTTTGGGATCTATTTCGGGAACAGCAATGGTCGCTCAGCTAAAAAGTGGAGCTCCTGCGCCAGCACCTGCGCCAGCACCTGCTCCGTCTCCGCCAGTTGTACATATAACATCAGTACGACTCAATTCATCTCCGTATATTCTTCTGGTAGGACGGACGTTCCAGATGGTAGCTACGGTCTCTCCATCGAATGCTGCAAATAAAGCGGTAACGTGGACGTCCAGTAATACGAACACAGTGACAGTTACTAGCTCCGGACTTGTTCGGCGTCTGCGCGCAGGACGGACAACGATTACGGTACGAACTGTGGACGGAAACTTCACTGCATCAGCCGTTTTTAATTGAACAGATTCATTCCGTCGGCGATGGAAATGGTGGCAGGATTACAGGTTCAGGAGGAACTATGGGTGATGATGGCGGATCATTTCTGGGTTCATCCCAGTTAACGAGAATCACGTGAGATGCAAGACCGCCGACATCGTCTACGGGTAAAACGTACTTGATATCGCAGTCAGGAAATAAAGTTTCTAGCTGTGCCACAATTTCGTCTTTGATATTTGGGAACTCTGCCAAATTAGAAAAACGGGCAAAGCACCACTGAATGCGTGTACCGTCCGTATCCCTGGCCTGAGCCGTTACGACATTATACACATCTTTAATGAGACGGGCGATATATTCATTCTTCTCCTCGATCTTCTTCTGAGCACGCAAAGCAACGAGATCAGTCTTTGATACTGGATCCATATTTGTCTGACTGTTGTATTATTTTTCACAAAGTATATGAGGCAAGTGCCGCTTCGTATACTTCAACAGATCCTTCTTTGCTACCGAATAGTATTTGCGGTACGAGTCTAGTACGTCATCAGGGCACTTATACTCGTCGGGCATAGCAGGAGTAGGATCTTTTAGCCACCGGGTCTCTGCAAGATCGGGAGGCGGATTTTGTTCTAGCCATTCTAGATGAGCTAAACAAGCGTGGACTTTCTTAGGATTAAATCGGAAAGTATGTTCCAACACCAGATCTTTGGCCAAGGAAATAAGCCAGTAATAATGTGCCAAACTGGCACGAGTCCACAAAGCGGACGGGTGATTTTTATGAGTTGAGCGGTAACCGCGGTTACCAGTAGAGGCACACACAGGCGCAGATTCCTGAATCATGTGTGTTCCTCCGTTCTCGTGATGAGCAGTGTAAAGAAGTTGAGTAGATTCCAAAATCATTTTGACGACGTGTTTATCGCAGTGCCATCTGGCACACTGCCTTGTTTTCCTGCTCAAGAAGAAGATGTTCATTTGAAGTTGAAACGTAATAAATAGTACTAAGTGTTTTCGTTTTCACGTCATTTGGTTATCTACGTAATGGTACATTGGGTATATATTTTAGAGTGTGATTGGCACAGAACATATGTAGGTGAAACTACACGGTTGTTCCGTCGTTTCTGGGAACATAATAGTGGACGTGGAGGAGTTAATACGTGTAGATTTACGCCCCGCAACATTGTAGCATTATACAAGGTTCAAACTATTGGAAGATTTTTAAGATACAATGAAAGTGTAACACAACAACTTACAATCCCAGACAATGATGAAGATTATAGTTATTACAGAAAGCAAGATCTAATGTACTTTGACAGTGATCATGAAGGTATTTATAACCATCTGGATGCAGAGAATGCTATGGTCCATTGTTTAGCGATGCATAAACCAGGCGATTGGCATAGGATACGTGGAGGCAAGTATACTCACAATATAGTATATTCGCGTCCAAATATACCAGAGTTACTAAATCTTCCGTTGTGTTACTGTGGATATCCTTGCGACATAAAAAAGAATAAGGAGAAGGGATATTTGTTTTTCCGGTGTGCAAAGAAGAATATGTGGGATGGGTTTAGGGACGTTTTTGATGTGATAGATGAGCCTTGTAAGTTCTACCAAGAATACACTGTTGACTCAAAGTTCAGAGCACAAGCTATTAAAGAACGAAAGGAAGTTGCCAAACATTGTGGTAATATTGTAGCAAACTCAACGTGGTTGGGTCATATGGATGAATGTGAAGATAATACTTGCGTGTTATGTCAGTCAGAAACCTATAAGCCGATTGTTTACGATGACATTGAAAGGAATGTATGCACTCGCTGTTTTTTTGGCAGATACGGAGAAGTTGAAGCGTTATGTAAACCAAAAGCTACTAAGTCCATAGCTACATCATGGTTTAGTTAAAAAAATGGGATATTCGCCCTAACTGTTTTCGTTTTCAAGTTTAGACCTACTCCACCGATATAATCTAATGGTGTTCAAGTACATTGACGAGCGCGTAGATGAATACAAAACCAAACATACGACGCAAGTTGAAATTTCTCATGATGGAATATACCTAACTGTTGAAAAAGATAACTTCATTGAAAAAACATACGTTTCAAGTTCTCATATGTCTGATATTAGAGTCATGCAAACTTACAGAGGTGACATATACACGTCATATAATAGTCGTCGTCTAAGTTCGGAAGCATATGACCATATTATGGAATATCATTTTCCTATTCCCGATATTTTTCAGGGTGCACAGATCTTGACGTTGTCTGACAAGATTATAACCGTGTGGGGGGAAGGGATAGAAGTTCGGAACACATCACCTGTTCAAAATGATAACTGTAGTGTAGACATTCCTATCCGATATTTCCTGATTAAGCAGATCATGAAATCTATTACGTGTCGGAAAGATTACGTGAAAAAAGGTTGTTGGAGTATTCATCTAGTGAATACGAACTTTCCAACCCTGCTTTTTACAAACGAGGACGAATATGATAAGACATACAAATGTATAGTTAAGAATTTCTTGACGCAAAAGGAATCTAGTATTCTAGATCCACCCGAAGCTATCATCTAATGCCAGTGCGAAATTGTACCGCAGTGCGCGGGTCTCCATAGATGTAAGTTCGTCCTTGAGTTTCAAGCCTTCAGTCTTCTCTTCGTTTTTAGTCACACACTCTTCTGCGAATTCAACAGGACCTTTTTTCCATTCATGAACGTGTTTGGAAATAAGAGCTTCACGCAATTTGTCGGTGGACATGAATGGACGCATAGTTTTACCTGATCGAATTAAAGGAAACTTAGGATCGGTATTGAATTGTTTCATCAAAGCCGAAATGTAGTTGTTAGCTACTAGAACAGGATCCTGTCTCCACGGAATAGATTTGGTGGTGTTAATTAATTTGAAGTAATCAATGATCTCGTCTTCGTTCGCAAACTGTTTCGCAGCAACAATAATACTGAAATCCAAAGCACTTGGATGATGAAAGTATTCTTTCAGAAGATGGTGTCTATGTTGTCCGTCAATAATGTACTTGGCAACAACTTCATCATCTTCTTTAATGAACGCAAGTCGGAAAGGATTGGAGTTTAGTAAAGGGATATTTCCTTTCAAACCTTCACGAATACGGTCTACATGTCCCATATCAATGACGCGATTACCTTTCCATACGGGAACATTCGATAACCATTTTGCATTTACGACACGATACAGCGATCCGTCTGTAGATCTGAATAAGTCTGCCATACTAATTGAAAAACAGGCTATTCACCCTAAATTGATTCGTTTTTAGTAGTAGCTTAAAGCTTGACTGATACTGATGGGTTGGGCTTCTTCACAAACTTGTTCTTGAACTCAACAAGCTCAATAAGTAGACTCTTGATTTCGCCAAGCGTCTTCATAAGATCACCGACATCGGCCTTTTTCTTGCTCATATCCTTCTCATTCATCTTCTCCTCGCGGAGAAAGATCGCATTCTCAATTTCACCAGTACTCAGACTGGTCTTTTTGATAATATCTTCCATTGACATTTTGTGCTTGAAATGAAGCTCTGCGGCAATCGTGCACAAACGTGACCGAATACCGCCGATAGTACGCTCGTGATGACTAGCAATATCTTTGATATGCATACCATCAGCAATAGCGTTTAGCAGATCGGAAGTTTCATCTGTCGTCCAAGGCTGACCCATACGGGCAGGATACTTGTCCGGATTCTCGGCTACGAGTTTCAAATATGAACTCATCTTCGTGTTGAAAAATGGGATATTCTCCCGAAGTGTTTTCGTTTTTGGCGTTTAGTCAGTCCGCTGCCGCTTGGCATCAGGCTGGTGAAACGTAAAGTTTAAGTCTGCAAATGAAACCGGCTTGGTAGCTACTCCGAATATACCGCCTGTATATCCAGCGAACGGGTTAGTATTGAAAGCCACAGCTGGCTTCTTCTTCTCCGCCATCTCGTCAATCTCACGTTGGCGACGCATTGCGACAACCTTCTCCCATCCACGCTTAAGTTCCCGGCACTTCTTCAGATTCCGGCGTACTTCAAGCTGCTTACGCTCCAACTCCTCAACCTTCTTCGTAATTCGAATGAGGTGCTCCATCGTGTTGTTGTAATTAAAAACCTGGTTATTCACCAAATTGTTTTCGTTTTTTATTCACTCCCGGCGCCGGCGATAAATCACGATAGTTTCCTGATCGTAAACTACGATAGAGTCGGGCATGATGATACAGGCGCCAACAAGATCGTGTTCGTCCTGAAACTCCCGGTTCTTGTACTCCTGAAGAGTACAGTTGCCTTTAAAGAGCGGCTTAGCGCAATCCTTCATGACGTTATACGGCTCCATAAGATACTTCTTGATATCGTTCATCGCCGAATCGCCCATAAAGTAGTAGTTCACGCGCTGAGGATCGTAAGGATCCAGAAATGCGAACGCAGACTGACCGCCCATCTTGTAATTGAAAAATGGGCTATTCGCCCTAATTAAATTCGTTTTTGTTCAGCGAAACGACCAGACATCGTAATGGCTCTTGTATCCGCTCTTCACATACTTCCCTATCTCGTCCCACGAGTTCTCTTCATAAAGCATAATGACATTATCGGTCATACTCCATCCGGATTCCTTGATAAGAAATGCCATAAGTTGCCACACATTGTGCAAGGAAGTATCCTCAATGACCCGCAAAGTATGGTTCACGAGAACGTAACGCCAGCCCATCTTATAATTGAAAAAAGGTTATCCACCCTAACCAAATCCGTTTTCACTTCAAGCCACGAGATTTCAAACGAGGATCATGGTTTGTACAGAAGCTAGAACCCTTACATGCCGGCAGATCACATCTGGATGCGTGACATAAAACTGGAGGTGGCGAGAAATCACGCACTTGAACCTTACTTGGGGCGCATCCCATTTAATTACTTAAGATGCTGTGTCGTGTAATTGCTTACAATAAATCCGTTCTTGCGAATGACGCAGTTTGGAACGCCATTCACAAGTTCAATTGAATATGTCCATACAGTCGGTTCGCGAATGTAAGTGTACACATGAACTGGATTGGTTCCGTCAAAAGACTGTAATCCTATCCTCCATCGTTCCAAGTTCAAGCTTCGGTACACCTCATCGGCCGGAGGTGGTTTGGGTGGCAGATAGTGCTCCATTCTTGCTTCTAAAAATTAAAAATATTAAGTCCGTTTTACTTACCGTCCATTTTCATTAGAATGATGCCGACAATGACGAACAGAACACCAATGTACTGAGCCGACTTGTCTAAGCGGTCGCCCAGGATATAATAAGCGGCAATACTTTCAATCAAGCCAGAAATACCGTCCCATAGACCGTTGACGTACAATACATTGTTTCCTCGCAGGGCTTCTATGAGGAAGAAGACTACGCCAGCATAGCCTAGAAGACCATGAGCAAGATAATGAATCTTATTGGTCTTGGCGTAGAACCGGAGTGCGAAATCTCCATAAATTTCGGTTAATGATAAAAGCGTGATGATAATGAAAGAATAGTCGAAGAACATTTATGTTACAAAACGGAATTGATTTTGAAATATCCATAAATACCAGAAATGGCCTGCACAGCCGTCCGCCATCATAAGGTGGAAGGATGCAAGCTAAAGCCCATCCAAGATGGGCTGTGCAAGATGCACTTGAACTCCAAGAAGCTGAAGGGCCCAAAGGAGTGGATAATGGAGCAGCTCGATATGCGCTTCGAGAACGAGCGCTTTATTCTGCGAAAGCAGGAGAAGGATGGCAAGGATGTGAGTGAAGAACTCGCCGTGCTGAGCCTGCGTTGGCGGATGCAAACGAGCAAGCTGTACGCTACTGTCAATGATATGGCGGACACGCCTGCAGATGTTGCATGGCGCCAGGCGCGGCTTATCCGGGAAGACCGGCGGCGGCGCGAGGACGAGATTCGTTTCGAGCGGCACCGGCAAGAAGTGCTGGATCGGCAGGCGCCATGGCGTCCTGTTGACGGATTGTGGATTGACATCCCGCCGTTGGCTCCAGCCGTTCCCGTGGAGTTCCACGAGGACAACCAGAACATTCACCTTGCGGTGACTGTCAATGAGGTGGTGAAGAAGACCATCCAAAAAGTGATTACGATCCCTGTTCCGACCGAGTACGGTCACAACATGGATACACTTTCCAAGACGCCCGGCGAAATCATCGCCGAGTGCAAGCTCTCTATTGCTGCAGGAAAACTGCTGATGGAGAAGTACACGTCCAATGAGACCATATACGATATGGTGGAGGGCATCTACGGCAAGACGCTCGACAGCGTCTGGCAGTACATCAAGAACTCGTCTGACAAGGCGGTTCTCATCAAGACGCTCAAGACTGAGCTCGAGGACAACATCGGTATGTGTGCGCAGGGAAACCTGACCCGGCTGTGCAATGTCCTGCAGGGATATCTCGACGATATGCCTGCGCCATCCATCGCCGAAATTCTCGGCGACCTGCTTCCGCCTCTCATAAATATTACCGACCTAACGGTTCGGCGCGAGAAGGCACTGCAGATCATGCGGACACACAACGTGCCGGAGGATCAGCAGGACATGTGGCTGGAGGCACTGATGGCGTAACTCGGAAACGGGTCAAAAACGGATTTAATGTTTTTAATTGATATGTATATTGGGAAGTTATACGAATATTCTAGACCATGTTTGTATATATATCCCCCGGTCTTGATAAAATCCTCGGTAAGTGATTTTATCGTATAAATTCGGAGTTCAGGCCAACTCTTAAATAAAAGGCGTCTCAAAAAACAACTCACACAGTTGTTTTCCCATTAATGGTACAATAACGACCAAGAACAGTGGTTTTTCATTAAAACGAAAACGGATTTATTAAGGGTTCAGATAGATATGTCAATAATAATGTCAGAGATTGTAGTATTTATTGTATTTATGACCGTAGTAATGGTATTCGCCGTAGGATGGTGTTATCATGTGCTCACGCAGACTATTTCAATTGCAAACCGGTAACGACTGACTAAAAATACCTCAAAACAAAAACGGATATTTTTACTTCGGAGAATCGACTCGCAAAGATGAGCGTCCGCGCTGCCATTCTTGCTGCTGCACGTGCGCGTTACCATGAGGCAACCGCTTTGCTCCCCGACCAAATTCGGGACAGTTTGAAGGAGCGGCATACGGCCGAAGATCGGTTGGCAGGACACCTGCTGATGAATCTGTCGGAGCGTGAATCCACCGAAATCAAGCGCGCGATGCGTGAGATGCGAGTTCATGTAATGACGCTACCGGCAATCCGGGAAAAGCACCGCCGCAGTATGATCCAGTTCCGCAAGGAGATAGACGAGTGGTGGCAGGAGAAAGAAAACGAACTTACTGTGGCGGACATGAAGTAACCTAAAGATGTGGTATGTACTGTATGAGATTTTACTCGTACTTTATATGATCTGTCTCATGTGGGCGGCAATCTATGTTGCCTTCTACGGTTGAAAACGAAAGTTTTTTTAGCCGAAATAAAATCTCAGAATTTTCTACGGAATGGATCCCAATAAGTGTCAAGTACTGACTACAAAAGGAACTCAATGTAGTAAAAAGCACAAGGTAAATTCTCAGCATTGTACGCTACACGAGAACAAGCGAGAAGAAGCCGGTCCTCATCGGTTTGCAAGCGAACAGCTGGCGATCAAGCATAAGTTTGAACGTTCGAAACAAATCAGAGACTTCCAAGAGCGTCGTGAGACTGCTACAGGTGCGCAAGAAATAAGGGTAATTACGAATGAGGAGACAATTGCCGAAGCATATATGACAGTACGACACCGTACCGAATTACAGGCCCTGCGCGATTCTCAAGCCACCGAAATTATTGCGAACGGAGGAATTAATCCGGATGAGCCGGCACGTATGCGACGTGAACTTAAAGACTTAGAAGCCCAGAGCATTCGGACATCACACTGGATAATAAGACGTTGGGCACGCATTGCGGAACGCAATCATTTCCTTCCCGAGTTGGATGCTATCCGTACACGTGTTCGCCAGATAGGACAGCAGCCACATATCACGCAACGTAATATAGAAATCGTACAGGATCTGGACAGGAGAATCACTGAACGTCTGGACGAGTTTATGGCTCGAGCAATGCAGGATATTGAGAATGGCGGTGCTATTCAAGGATGGGGAGGAGAACCAGTTCCAGCGGCCCAGCGTTTGGGAGCTAGAGCGATGGCTCTTCCGCCTGCCAATCAGCAACAGCTTGCGAGACTGGCCAATGATAACCAGAACGTTCATACCCAACTTGTAGTTGAGCAAACCAAGAAGAATGTCCAGGAAATCCTGAAAATTCCAGTTCCCGAGATCTTCAAATGGCAGCGGAACAAGTTGTCAATGACCTACAAGACAATCGTTATGTTCTGTCACTTATCTCCTAAATCTGCTTGGCAGTTCAGTTCGATGTACTGCTCGGATGCCACAATTTACGATTTGGAACCGGGGATCTTCGGTAAAGTCGTGGATGGAGTTTGGCAGTTTATTAAGAATTCACCTGACAGGGTAGACTTAAAGAAGATTCTGTCGGCGGAACTGCGGGATAATATCGGGATGTGTGCGCAAGGAAATTTGTCTAGAATGTGCAATGTCCTCCAAGGGTATATGGACGGCATTGGGCAGAAAGAGTCGGTGAGTGAGATTTTGGGACGAGAGTTTCCGAAGTTAATGGAGCTTGAGAATCCAGTAGAACGTGAAGCCCGAGGAGCAGCAATCTTGCGCGAGAACGCGGTGCCAGAAGGCGAATGGGAAAACTGGCTAGAACCACTCCGTTCATAACTTAAACAGAACAACCCTTACCTAAATAATGACAACTATTGAGGAACTTACGGAGGAGCGCGATCGTCTTTATCAGGAGCACAATGATGCATTCCAGGCATGGATGGATGCGGAGGCTGAACTAAAGGTGGCTATTGAAGAGGAAGCGGCGCTGGAACGTGATGCGTCCCGTGCGCGCAAGTATGCCTTTTTGACTGGGCTAGCAATTGTAGGTGCAGGCCTAATGGTCAATTGGATAATTGTTTAAAAATGTATTTTCTTGCACCAAGAATCAGGCGGACAAAATGAATGAGCTAGTTGAACAGTTCCAAAAGACGCGAGAATGTCCGAAGTGCAAGAACAGCGAGTTCACGATCGAGTTTAATTGGCTGGATAGTTATACGAGATCATTATATACTTGCGACAGCTGTAACTGGAGCTTTGTTCTGATGTCTAATTGTACATCACCCGCCAATGTTCAGGATCTTTCTTCGTCAAATCAGTCAGTAACTTCCGCACCACAGACTCAGTCAAAGTGAATGGAGTCTTGTAGTCGACGTAGAAACAGTACTCCTTTACGGATTCATCCTGCATGACTCGCAGCATATTCAAGCGCGTCATCATGCTTTCAACCGTACGTATGAGAGTACGCACACCTTTTTCTTCGCCAGAGTACTCGCTGATAATATGCTTAATAGCAGGATCAGTGAGTTCGATATCTTCAGACTTGAATTTTAGGCGGTCAAGTAACTGAGGCCAAATATAATCCTTCAAGATAACCTTCTTATCAATTTCATTGTACCCTCCACAATGAATTACCGTCATACGATCACGCAAAATAGGATGAACTTTATCAATGTCGTTGAACGAAAACACGAACAGACATTGGGAAAGATCGAAATCTACCCCAGAAAAGTACCGATCATGGAACTGAGAGTTCTGGGACCGGTCAGTTAAATGGATCATCATATTCACAATCTCGTCGCCGTGTGGCGTAGTACTAACCTTATCCAGCTCATCAAAGTACATGACTGGATTCATGGCTCCGGCGTGCATCAGAGAATCAGCAATGCGTCCCCACATAGATCCTTCGTACGTGTACGAATGACCCACGAATCCAGCAATATCGGATGCGCCACCCAACGAGAAAAACTCGAAAGGGCGTTTCATGACTTCGGCGATCGCATTACGTGCTAAGGAAGTCTTACCTACACCCATAGATCCCTGCAGGGCAATCACATTACCGACGGATTTTGGGTTAACGACCAGCTGGGCAATGATTTGAAGGATTTGGGTTTTGGCCGGAACCATCCCGTAAATATGTTTGTCCATCGTTCGACGCGCTTCGGTCATGAACGCATTACACATCATGGGTCCGTGATCCAGAGTTACGGGTAAAGGTACAATTTTTCCAAACGGGATTTTCAGGAACGCGTCAATCCAGTTGCGGAGTTTGTACGCTTCGCCGGAATCTGCCCCCATCTCTTCTACGGCCGTGATCTTCTTAACAACATTGGCCTTAATGTAATCGGAAATAGGGAGTTCAAGGATTCGGAACTTGTGAGGAATATCGCCTTCAGACATGCTGAGAGCAGTCATCTTCTTCATTAAAGACATCAACGAGTCTCGGCGCTGGGGAGTCTGGCTCTTGAAATACTCCATCTCAGTCTTGGATAACTGCATCGGCATCTTGATTGGTGGAATCTTTGTTTGAGAACGAGTAGCTGGACCGGCCTTAGAGTACTTATGCATCAAGTAATCTAGGAAATCGTCCTTCTGCGACTCTTCCGGCTCATCTGTCTCCTCCTCTTCATCGTCTTCTTCCTCCTCCTCTTCCTCGTACGTTTCGTCGCTGGTGGGTGTAGGGACACGAATCGTAGGCTTCTCTTCTTCTCCTGTAGACGAATCTAATGTATCGTCCTTAATCCACAACGTATCCCCTTCCGTCTTCTTTCGCTTCACTGGTGGAGGAGGATCAGCCATATCGCCTGATCCCTTCCTATCCCTAGGGCATTCCTTAGAAGACCGCTTGGTCATTTGTTTGACAACCTAAAATAAAAACGGCATAATTACCATTCATTTTTTAGGGCAGAAGAGTAATGGAGGTAGAGGAGGTTATCGCCTTAGCTCAAGAGCAGATTGATAAAGAGGCGGCAAGCGATCCCGACGTGAAAAAAATGATAAAAATTGTCCGGGAGTTCATTGAGACGCATCGTGTGATGTGTTATGGTGGTACGGCTATCAATAATCTCCTACCTCCCGAAGACCAGTTCTACGATTTTTCCATCGAGATTCCGGACTATGATTTCTTTTCGGAGACTCCTCAGTTACATGCGGCTAAACTGGGAGACCGGCTGGCGAACGCAGGATTTGCGAGTGTAGAAGTTAAGCCAGGAGTACATCTGGGAACGTGGAAAGTGTTTGCCAATTATATCGGGGTGGCTGATGTGTCGCATATGGAAGTGAGTATGTTCAAGAAACTGTGGGACGAAAAGATCACGAAAGATAAGATCTCGTACGTTCCCCCGAACTTCTTGCGGATGGCAATGTATTTAGAACTTTCGCGACCGAAAGGCGATGTGTCGCGATGGAAGAAAGTTTATAAGCGCCTCCAATTACTCAACAAGCATCACCCAATGACTTGCCCTGCGGGAGCCGAGAAGATTACGGATGAGTTTGTAGACGATACTGTGCGCGACGAGATTCGTGACATTCTAGTGAAAGATCATCTGGTTTTACTGGGATTCAATGGCTCAATGGTTCAGGAAAAGACGCCACGCAAATGGATGTTGCCGCTGGATGTTCTGGTGACGCCCGAGAAAAGGGCTGAAGTGTCGAAGAAGATTATGGCAGTGTTCAAGAAACACGAGAGCGTTAAGTCTCGCGAGTTTCCGGAGTTTGAAGAGTTGATGCCGGCACGTACTGATATTCGTAATGCCAAGAATGTTCTGGTACGACTGTATGAAACCACGGCGTGCCACAGTTACCATGAAACACCTTCTGGGTTACGAGTAGCAAGTATTCCTACTCTGCTCCAGTTCTTCTTGTCAGCTCTGTACGCTCCTAAAGAGTTCCTGGAAGCTCAGCCGGAACAGCGGTTCCTGTGTACGGCTGAACATTTAGTGAATTTGGCGAATAGTACGTCTCGGCGGTACAAGATCTTGACTCCTTTAACATGTATCGGAACGCAGAAGAATCTTGTAAGTATGCGCGCTGAGCGATCGGAAATTTATAATAAGTTAAAAGAGAACCGTGAATCTCGGGAGTTTTTAGAACTGTTTTTCAGTTATGTGCCTACGGATCTGAACAAGACCCAGCGCCAGAAAGTCCGTAAATCTCTAAAGAAGACGTTACGACGCCGATAACAACATATCTAACGATTACGAAGGAATTACTCCGCTAAAAGCACTTCCAGTACATCCAGTGGGACCTAAGCATGACAACTTACCCTGATCAAACGATATACGAATGTCATTGCCGAACTTCATCCATGGAGGTGACATGTCTGTATTGCTACCTCCTCCTGGAGCACTATACGACGTGTAAAGACGCTGTTCCTTCAACTTACGAGTCCAGTCCTGAGCATCGCGAGTGGGAAGATATGCGTATCCGGTAGCACCTGTAGCACCCTGTGAACTCATTTGTATCTAAGAAGACAAATGTTCAAGACAAGTCATCTAGTTCTTGTGGGACTTATGTTGGTAGTCCTGTACTTCACTGTCATTCGTGAGCATCTCACGGTAAACAAAGACAGTTCAAAGAACTGGGACGTTCCAGAACGGTCGTCTCTTCCATTAGGAACTCCTCAGGAGCAGGAGATCCAGGATATGAAGTCGCGAATTAAGTCGTTGGAACAGGCAGTTAAAGATCTAAAAACTAAAATGCATTAAATGATAATGAAGTATTATTACTGGATAGCTCTGGGTGTTCTGGTATTTCTAATAGCCTATACGGTAGCCAATAAGGACATGATCGTCATGGAGCACTTGACCAGTGCGACTGCTGGTCCTATGACTGGTCTTACGGGACCGGCACCAGCAGCTCCAGCCGGAAGTACGGGTGCTACAGGTCCAGCAGGTGACGATACGGAAGTAGCGGCGTTGGCTTCAAAGCTAACGGCGTTACAGAAGGAAGTAGATGATATGAAATCACAATCAAAAGCTCAAATGTCCCAGGCTACAGCTGCCCAGGCAGGATTACAGGCAATTACTTAAAGATGGCTCAGCCAGAATGAGTTGTCATGGTAAGGCGGCAGAGCATCCGTATCCTGTCCAACGGTAGGAGTCGAAGCCATAATACCAGCAATAGAATCAGGGGTCAAGAGGTACTTGTAGTATGTCAGACCGGCAATCGCACCGTCAAATCCACCTGCGGCAGTGGTATGAACGGTCTCCAAGTTCTGCTTGGGAACCTGGGTCAGTGAGTGGTGGAGGTACAAGTTTCCATCGACATAAATATCCACGGAATCCTGAGAAATCGCAATCGCAACATGTACCCACTTCTTTGCAGGGATGTTACCTACAGGTATGACTTCCGTTCCTCCGAAGGTGTCAATCTTTACGATGAGGGAATTAGATGTAGAGTCCAAAAACAGAGCAGGGCACATTGAGGTTAAGTCAAGTGGTCCTTTAGTAAAAATGAGTTTAGGAGCGCCATAGCGGTACGAGAAATCATTGATCTTCACCCAGCAACCGTACGAGAACGCCATTCCCTGCTTCTCGTTGAACGATTTAGGGATCTGGAGCGGACTATCAAACTGCTTTCGTCCGTCGGAAATAGGGCCAACAATTGTCAGTACATTACTGACAGATGTTGGGCTGTTGAAAGCCCGGTATACTAGATACACGGTTGCCACGGCGGCTATAATCGCAAATAGAATAACGACCGTATCCATTGTTATAGTTTTAGAATGTATATTCTTTGACTTGTCGTCCAACTGTATCATACACTCCGAACTTCACAGAGTACCCGGTAGTATTGATTGCTGCAGCTGGTTTATCAGAAATCGTGTGGCACGAATTGTCCGAGCTGTAGAATGCTAGAGCGTCAGATGGATTAATCATTTTGTTGGACGTAGTGAGTCCGCACACCATTCCTGAGAATCCTCCTTCCGGCGTTACCTGAATGTCGCCAATCGCTGGTTTGGGTACTCCGGACATAAAGCAAGACTTAACCAACATACCATTGAGGTACACATCCAAGTTACGCTCAAACACCGTCAGGGAAACCGAGAACCAGGACTGGAGGGGAATATTGGGGACTTCGCAGATAAATACGTCGTCGGTCGATCCATGGTGTCCGGCAGCAGCGGGCTCAGAGACTGCTCCGCTCTCATCTGAAGGGAAGACTGAGACGCTGATACGCAGAGAGTTGTCGGTTGGGTGGAGAACGACGCGAGGATTCATGACGGCTGAATTAGTAGCGTCAGGGCGTACGATAATAGGTTTCTCCTTGCCGTATCCGTAATTCCAGTCCTTGATGTACATCCACCACTGCATTCCATACGCTCCCTGGTTACCGGCCGACAGAGGAGCGTTCATTGCGGGAACGACTGTTGTGCCGGTACCGTCCACAGCACCAGCCATTGAAGGAGAACCGTACCACCACTCCCACAGAAGCGGTGGAGGAGGAGCCATGCCGATTGGGAGACCTCCAGGACCCGTAGGACCCGTAGGGCCAGTAATACCTACCGTCTTGTACGCCGAATCACTTTCGGTCGAAGAGTAAGGTGAAGATCCTGACCCAACGCCTACAGTTGACGGCGGTGTAGTCGTAGACGAAGGAGCAGATACCTGTACAGCTCCTGGCCACATGATCGTCTTTTTTCCTGTGATGCGGGCATAGATATCGTAAATAGAGATACCTACAAGGACGGCAATCACAATTCCCACGACTGAATACGCCACCGTCTTCCACGTTGAAGCGGCTCCGTACGCAGACTGGGCTACCTTATACGCCGCCTGCTGAGCGGCAGCATTGGTGGCGGCAAGCTGGGTCACGTAGTCTCCAGAGTAAGTTCCCTTGGTAGGGTCTACTCCAAGAATCGGTGGCAGGACTGTTTTACTTGAGCTTCCACCCATTTGTTAGAAAGCCGGAAGTAAAAACGGACGGTATGACAGTGAAATGTCGGCGAAGGAAATGTACTGCAACAATTGTGGTGAGAAAGGACACGTGTTCCGAACATGTAAAGACCCAATTATCTCGTGTGGGATTCTCCTGCTACGGGGAGCCTACGAGCCTTTAAAACTACCCGTAGACCCGCGAACCATCGGAGTTCTGATGGTGAAGAGGAAAGATTCCATGGCATATATGGAGTTTATTAGGGGAAAGTACGAAATGGGCGATCCAGCGTACTATGAACGCCTGGTGGGCAACATGACGATTCCGGAACAGAACTCTATTGTGTCAGAAGAGTTCGATACTTTGTGGACGAGACTCTGGGGGCAAGGACGAGACACTCATTCTGCAGAGTACGAGATCTCCAAATCCAAATACTACCAGTTGGACAGGGCAGATATCATTCAGCGTAATCGTTCAAAGTATTCTGATCCAGAATGGGGGTTTCCCAAAGGTCGTCGAGCACGTGGGGAATCTGATTCTGAGTGTGCCGTTCGCGAATTCTTCGAAGAGACTAATATTCCTCCTGAAGCGTATACTCTGCATCCCAATCTCAAATTCGTTGAAACATTCCGTGGAACCAATAACGTTCTGTACCGTCATATCTATTTCGTAGCGCTGCTTCGTGATTCCAAGATCATTAATTTGAAGCAGAAGCTGACGTTCATGCAGAGCAAAGAAGTGTCAGAAGTCGATTGGAAATCTATGTCCGAATGCCGTTCAGTTATTCGACCGCATTATACTGAACGTATTGCTCTCATGACAGATGTTGAACGTCTGATTGCCACACATCAAAGTATGTAGTAAAAACAATGGAAGTCGCTCTGAATCTTGTAGTTCCTACCGCAACAGTATTTGGCGGAATAACGTTTGGTACAGCGCTCGTTCTTATGATCAGTACGTATGCTGAATGTTCCAAGTACAGCTTGTCATCTTCGCTAAAAAATGGAGCTATTGCCGGGGCTCCCTGTGCGATAGCATACTTTTTTGCTGCGCTATTCCAGTTCTTCCGTGCTCCGTTCGAGAACTTTTTCATCAGTTTTGGACTTCAGGAACGTATGGCCACAAACTTGGCTTTAGGGTATATTATCATGCTCTTCCTTTGGCCGATGACTGTATGGGCCGCGCACGATACCACAAAAGCCGCATGTGTTCCTACAGTAGATGAGATGTCTAAGTTCAAGACTGATCTATTGGCAAAACTTCAGGCGAAACGCCAGGCGGAAGCGGCAAACGCGAAACCTGCGACTAAATAATGGGGTATACTCGCCGAAATCCTCTGAAAGGACGAGCGCGAAGCCGTATGGAAATCTTATTTCCTAAGAAGACAGGGGTAGATTACGATAAACTCCAAATGACAGAAGAAGGCGAGTACTCTATCACCAAACGTCGCGACGGAGAAAAGTTGATTCAGATCATGAAGGATACTGTCAAGAACCTGAAAGCCAAAACGATTACTGATATGACTGGCAATGTAGGAGGTGATACGATTTTATTCGGATTACATTTCAAGAAAGTTCATTCTTACGAAATAAATCCCGACAATTTCAAAGCGTTGCAAAATAATGTCGAAACATTCAAACTCAAGAACGTAGAACTTCATCAAGGCGATTCGGTAAAAGCTATGTCTACTATGGATACGGATATAGTGTATATTGATGCTCCCTGGGGAGGATTAAGTTACAAGGAAAAGGATAATTTAGATTTGTATTTGGGGAAATACCGAGTAGACGAAATAGCTCGTACTTTACTGGAAACGTACGAACGTGGACCTGATTACGTGTTCCTGAAAGTTCCGGCAAATTACAATTTTGCAAGATTAGATGATCTAGATTTGAAATGGGAGAAGTATAAGATCCGAGGATTCTATATCGTGTGTTTATTTCAGCATTAGTAATAATGGAGACGATCGTATATCGTCGTAAGAAACTTGAAGTCAAAACTATACCAAAAGGGACACTACTGTTCCGTCTGGTAAAGAAGCCGGAAGATGATGTGAGAGGAGTTCCATTACCCGACGGAACACGGTGTATGACCCCAAACCAGAACGTGTTTTTCTACCCGAATCCGTTCGTGGGAAAACTGGCACTTGGAATCTGGATTAAGGATTTCAAAAGAGTAACGGTATACAAACTTGTTCGTGACGTCAAAGTTTTGTGGCTTCTAACTCCATCGAAGAATACTCGGTTGGACAAAAACACTAAACGGAACTTCCTGAAACGGTGTTCAAAGGTTCCTCAGGGATGTTTACCGAAACCCCGAGCAGCATACGATCCGTGCTTGAGTGATACAATCATCAAGAAGTATCCCGATATTGTGGGAATGGTGGGTATTTCCGTGAACGATGCGGGACGACTCAAAGAGAACTTGAAGCGGAATACTACCCGGAAAATCAGGAAGTATATGAAACCGGCCACTGATGGGACAGGAACGGAATCTGTTCCTGAACTTATCTTACATCCACTATCCCAGCGACCTCAGAAAGATATGATCGTTCATGAGGGCGATGTTTTGGAAAACAATTACCAGAAGATTGGGGAGTATAAACTGGCAGACGAAGAGGTCTTGCGAAACTTGCTGGATAAAGCGAAATTCAATCCAGACACTTTTTTCTATGAACTTTAGAAGTCAAAGTCAAGGAAAGAAAAGTTTAAACTAATAACACTATTTTATACAAATGGCATATGGACACATCTATAAAATTACGAATACAATTAATGGGAAAGAATACTACGGTCAAACCATTCAAACTCCGCCTATACGAAGATGGTATGCTCATAAGAATTCTGCAAAGCACGGCAGAGATTGTTGTAAGGCTCTTAATAATAGTTTGAGGTTACATGGCACAGATAACTTTAAGTTTGAAGTTATATGTTCGTGTGATTCTAAAGAAGAACTAAACAAAAAGGAGATAGAATTAATATCTGTTAATAACTCATTGGTACCAAATGGTTATAACATACTTAAAGGAGGATCAAGCTCAACTCTGACAGACGATATAAGAAAAAAAATGAGTGATTCTAGAAAAGGTATACTTCATCCCTGGCAAAAAGAAAGAATGAAAGGTAACACCTACAAATTAGGAAAGAAAGAATCAGATGAAACTAAATCTAAGAAAAGTCATGCAATGAAAGGTAACATAAATAAATTAGGAAAGAAAGAATCAGATGAAACCAAATTCAAAAAGAGTAAAGCTCATATGGGGAAAAAACAATCACCTGAACATATAGCTAATCGTCTTCGTTCTATAAAAGAGACACTTGAACGCCGTAAGAATGAAAGGTCGGAAAGTAATTTACATCTGGAAGTCTAAGATGTACACTACAGTCAAGTACGCAGCCACTGCCAGTGCGAGAATCCAAATCCATACTGGGAAGACTGTAGAGTCCTTCTTTCCAACTCCAAAGGGACGGATATTTCCGTCTTTTCCGAAAGCTACAGATGGCTTTAGGTAAAGGAATCCCGCCACATAAAACAAGTAAATTGCGACAGTCCAGAGTTTTGGATTCTTGCGGACAACCTCTTCCATTATCATTTCGGTTCTAAAATTAAGTGAGAATGTCATACGTTCTGCCTAGTCGCCGAGCATTCGCAGATTCCATAACCCGAATCTTCTTGAAGTACCGCCAAAAAGATGTAGAGGGCACTGATGGAAAACCGGGTGAGCTGTTCCCATACCAAAAGCTAGTTCGCGATTACTTGCTTATTGAAACTCCTTACCGTGGTCTCTTGCTGTTCCACGGTCTCGGTTCAGGCAAGACGTGTTCGGCTATTGCAGTTGCTGAGTCTTTAATGAGCAATAAGAAGGTCTATGTTCTTCTCCCTGCTTCGCTTCGTGCCAATTTCATTGAAGAGATCCGGAAGTGTGGCGATCCAGTGTATATCCTAGATCAGCACTGGATGAAGAAACAGATTACATCGGAAGAGGATCGCGATACTGCAAAATCATTGGGTATTACGGAAGAGTACCTGGACAAGAACGGAAGCTATTTTATGACGGTTCCTGAAGCCGCTCCTAACTTCCGAACTCTGACTCGTGACCAGCAAAAGGGTATTGAAGCTCAGGTCAACGATATGATCAATTCACGCTTCCATTTCATTAACTATAACGGTATCATGGAATCGAATGTCGACAAACTTCTGCCGTCTGAACGGATGTTCGATGATTCCATCGTGATTTTGGAAGAGGCACATAACTTAATTAGCTCGGTTCTGTCCGAGCGCGAAATCAAGCAGAAGCTGTACAATATGATTTACAATGCCACCAACTGTAAAGTTGTGGCTCTATCTGGAACTCCAGTAATCAATCGCCCACAGGAAATCGCATTCATGATGAATCTTCTGCGTGGACCCATTGAACGAGTTACGGTTCCTACCAAGGCGGCAATGGCCTGGGACGAAGCTCTGATGACTGCTTTTTTCCGGCAGCAGAAGGATGTGGATACGATAGAGTACAATTCGGTAAAGCACGAAATCAAGATTACTCGTAATCCTCCTTATTTTGAGAGCGTGTATAACGACAAGGGTGATCGTATTGCCGTGAAGTACAATAAAGATTACAAGCAGGAGACTGATATTCGTAAATGGGCAACGGAATGGAAGACTGAGTTTGAAACCAAGTTTGCGGGTGTAGAGTTGCTGGGTGAAGATAAAATGGGGGTTGAAAAGCTGGAATGCTTGCCTACCGATTTTGATGGACCACAAGGATTCATTAATACGTTCGTTGACGGTTTGAATATCAAGAACGCTCTGATGTTCGGACGGCGTATCCAAGGTCTAGTATCGTACTACAAGGGAGCCGACGAGAAACTCATTCCGAAACGGTTGGATGAAGAGAAGACCCTGCAGAAAATCGCGATGTCTCCAGAACAGTACCTTATGTACTTAGAAGCCCGCAAGATAGAGATTGATCGTGAAGCCAAAAAGAAACGGTCTCCGTCCCTGAACGACGAAATGGGTTCGTTCCGAATGACGTCGCGCCTCGTATGTAACTTTGCGGTTCCGCCAGAGTTCAAGTATAAGTTGACGGACGAGAATGAGACCGAGATGTCAATGTACGGCCGACCTATTCCGGAAGACAAGCAGGTTATTCTGGATAAGTTGGAGGCAGATCCGGAACGGTTCTTAACTCCTAAAGTCCTTGCTCATTTCTCACCCAAAATGGCACAGATGCTGAAAGATCTGAAATCTACTGTTGGAAAGATGGGAGAACTGCATAACCAGTTCGTATATTCCGAATACAAGTCTTTGGAAGGGTTGGGTTTATTCGCGATCATTCTGAAGCATAATGGGTTTCAGAAGTACAAGCTCATTAAGGAAGGTGGACAGTGGCGCGAAGGCGAGATGGAGAAAGGTGTGCCGGCGTTTGGAATGTATACTGGCGACGAGACGGAAGAAGAGGCTGAACTGATGCGCCAGATTTTCAATGAAGATTACAGCCAAACGTTTCCTTCATCTCTGAAAGATTCAATCAAGGAGCGACGTCTGTGTATTTTCATGGGAACCAAGAAGGCAGCTGAAGGTATTACCTTAAAGAATGTCCGAAACGTCTACATCATGGAACCGTACTGGAACCCTGGTCGTATTGAGCAGGTGATTGGCCGCGCTATTCGCGTGAACTCTCATGCGTCTCTACCTCCCGAAGACCGTACAGTTACCGTAAAACTATACATGTCAGTATTTTCTGAAGAGCAGATGAAAGATCAGGAAGGACCCAATATCACTCTCATTCGTCGTAACGATATGGAGTTAAAGCGGTATGAAGGTGACGAGCCGCGCGAAACCTTTATGACGTCTGATGAGTTCCTGTATGAAGTCGCTTTCCGCAAGAACCGTATTATCAAGAGTATTACTACGATTCTGAAGCAGGCCGCGGTAGATTGTGAGATTCATCGTAAGTTACATTCGCGTGAACAGCCAGTGATTCAGTGTATGCGTTTCGATACAGCCGTTACGGCTGAAGATTTAGCGTACCGTCCATCTTACTTGACGGACGAACGTGATCAACTGTACCAGCGCAATCTCTTAAAGAAACTACGCAAACTCCAAATTATAAAAATCAAGGGGATCGTGATGATCATGGATCCCAAAACCAATGAGATATTTGATTACCTTGCGTTCCAGGACAATAAACGTCTGCTCCAAATCGGATCACGTAATGGCCCCAACACAATTTCCTTTTTCCCAGGTGTTGTATAAATGGCCACCGTAGCCCATGGACGCACATCTTCAAACAACCAGCGTGGAACTGTAGGTTTATCGGCTGGCGACTGGATTCGCCTGAAACGTTTGAATGGCGCTCGTACCTATGCTTACACAATTGCAGATGGTACGGATGTAGATATTCCGACGGTTCCTCAGGTAGCTTACACTCTTCCATCTCTCATTAAGAAGCATACGGGAGCTAGCCGTATTCGCCGTACTAACGAACAGTGGATCAATTACCGCGCATCACAGACTGCGGATTATATGCGCGTTGTTAACCCTGATCCTGCAGTATACCCTCTATTCTTGATCGCTGTTCGCCTATGTGATTGTAATAATATTACACAGCCAGGTCCTAAGATTGCTGGAGGCAAGTGCTGTATTGGCAAGATACAGGAAGGTGATCTTGTGTAGGCAAATTACTGGGAGGCAGTTTTCGGTTAACCGTTACTTAATCCGCATCGTTTTCACGCATAAAACTATTCAGTAAATAAGTAAGAGGATGTCTGGAGGTGTAATTCAGCTCGTCAATAAAGGCGCACAAGATCAACTAGTATGTGGGAACCCATCGTTCACTCATTTTAGGTCGGTGTATAAGCGCCACACGGATTTCGCGATGGAACAGTTTGAATTGGTGTTCAAGTCCAAAAATTTACGTCTTCCTGTTTCAGGTTCGCTGACGTTACGAGCAAAAGTTGAGCAGTTTGCCCAGCTTTTGAACGATTGTTATATCGTTATGACGCTTCCGAATATATATTCGTCGGTCGTTCCGGTAAGCACAACTCACCCAAACCTGAATTCGAATTCTCAGGCGATTGGGTACGAATTCAACTGGGTTCGTAATATCGGGTACAATATGATCAATTATGTATCTATCGTCATCAACGGTCAGGAAATTGCTCGGCACACTGGAGAATGGATGAAGTTGTATGCTGACTTGAACTTTGATGCCAATAAGAAGGCCATGGTCAATCAGATGGTAGGTAACTTGCCCGAAGTTTATGACCCAGCAAATGCCTACGATCGTCTGAATCAGTACCCTCATGCGATTTCAACGGCTGGATCACCCGCTGAGCCGTCAATTTACGGTCGCGTCCTCAACGTTCCTCTCCATTTTTGGTTCTGTGAGAACGTAGGATCCGCTCTGCCTCTTGGCGCACTCCAGAACTCTCTAGTAGAAATCGTGGTAGAACTGAAAAGCATGTACGATCTGTTCACGATTCGCGACGTTCGTGAAACCATTAACGGCCAGCCAAATCCTAACTTCGGTGTCCGTATTGCCCCGGATTCCAGCAGTTCCCAAATGACGATGAACAATTTCCTGTCTCCTCCCACGTACGACACGACTCCAGTTCCCACGAACCCTGAGTTGATGTACTGGAACTTGAACCCGTTCATTGAGGCGAACTATATCTTCCTGGGAGATGCCGAGCTGACGCATGTAGCAAATACTGAGCATTCATTCATTATTTCCCAAATTGATGTGGTTTCAGCCGATGGACAGTACGGTGCATCAAACGATCTCACTCTCTTAATGAAGAATTTGTGTACTCAGGTCGTATGGGTAGCTCAACGATCTGATCGGATCCAGCAGAACGATATGGATAATTACACGAACTGGACGGATCCGTACAAGCCTCCCCTAGATTCTACTGGTATGCTGTACATGACACCACCATACTCTGGCGGTGTAGCTTTGGATGTAGGTGTATCCCAGCGCGATATTCTGCTGGAGTCAGCAATTATCTTGGACGGCAAGGAGCGATTCTCATACAAGCAGACGTACTTTTTCAGCCAGCTACAGAATTACCGTCATCAGAAAGGGCGTACCTCCACCGATATTCCCGGAGTATACACGTACTCGTTTGCGCTAGACCACAACTCTACCCAGCCATGTGGTCACATTAACGGTTCAATGTTCAACAAGACTATCCTGCGTAACACGTACGTCCAGCCACCGTTTATTCCCATTGATGCAGATCCAGGTCAGGTTACGCCAGTATGTGTTCTCAAATCAACTCTAAATAACCCCAAGCCAACAATCGTGAACCCCAATACGCTAGGTCCTAATGGAAAGCTTCTGTACTCGCCTCAAGACGTTATTACAATTGTACCGAGTTCCCAGGTCGCAAATGCAGTAAAGACGCTGCCGTACAATTTTACGGTACGAGCATACGTTGAGTCATATAACTACTTGCGTGTAATGGGTGGAATGGCGAGCGTTGTATTCAGCTCATAATCCTTGTACTATAATAAGAATGGCCTCCGGATTAAAAATTCAGTCGGCAAAGTACGGAGTCGGAACTACAAACCTTCTCGATGTTACCGGAGCTGTTAGTGCCCATATACAGGACGGTAAGCTGAACTTCGTGGTCGCACCAGGTTCTCTAAATGTAGACGATCCGGCCGTTGGACAGGTAAAGACGCTGACGGTTACATATTCTATTAACGGCGGAGCAAGTAATACGATAAGTGCGGTAGATGGTGAACCTATTGATATTGATGCTCCTCCGGCACGTGTAGCGTCTGGTCTACATATTGTCAAGGCACAGTACGGTTACGATACGAACTATCAGGATGTAACGTCTGCAGTCCGCACGTATCTCCACGACGGAGCTATTGATATTACGGTCAGTCCCCAAACGATGGGAGTTCCTGATCCGAATCCGCAGAAGGTGAAGTACCTAAAAGTCGATATCAAGATTAACGGCGATCCCAGTTCTCGGACAATCAAGGATGGTCAGAAGTTCACGCTGAGTGCTCCAGCAATCAAGAATGCCATAACGACAACATTGAGTCAGGATTTAATGTCGTTAGTTGGAAATATCTTTTACGATATTTTCCTGTTCTGCTTTTGGTTTTACCTGTTTTCTATCACGTTCCAGTCGGCAGATTACGGCGAACAATTAACTGGAAGTGCTGGAGGGTACTATGTTCTAGGATTCCTTGCGTTTGTCAGTCTCGGTATCTTCCCAATCTTTGTTCTTCCCTTTCTTGTCTTTGCCCGGTATCTAATATTTCGATCTCCACTATAAATAAATGAGCGGAACTCTAGATTTACCTGCTGGTCCACGCACTCCTCTGCGCCAGATTCGCCCAGCCGATCCTTACGATTCAGAGGCATACTCTACTGCGAAAAAGCTGACGATCAGTACTCCTCAACTTCTAGCAGAAGCAAAAGCCGCGCAGGATAAAGAGGAAGTACCGGCGGGTAAAGGTGGAAAGTCTCGTCGTCGCAAAACACGCAAGGTATCTAAGAAGGCTCGCAAGACTCGTCGTCATCGGTCTCGCAAGTAAAAATAGTTTTTAGACTGGGTTTCGCCAGTAAGTTGTAATTTACGCCACAACGACGTCCTTGAGCTTGCCGATGCCGGCAAAGCCCAGGAAGTTGTCATCCTTGTCGATGACGCGCATGGTTGTCTCGCCCACCAGGTGGTCGCCCACCTCATTGTAGTCCTCGTCCTTCAGCTCCGCCGGGCCGGCCACGTGGCGCCCCTCGTGGGCGTTCCAGTAGATGCCGACCTTGTCGGTCTCCGTCAGCCCCTCCATGCCCTTCAACTCCTCATACGAGAGAATGTCGAAGGTCACGGGCTCTTCAGCCTTGGGCTCGGTCTTGAGCTTCAGCCACGTCTCGACGTGCTCGTCGAGGTTCTTGGCGTCCCACTCGGAGTCCGTCAGGCCCTCGCAGTACTTCTTAAAGTTCTGCTTGTCCTTGGTGAACTGCTTGGTGTCCGGGTTGTTGAGACCCTCCTTCAGGGCCTTGGTGTGGCTCGCAGTGGCGGGAAACGCGATCTCGCGCTTGCCGTCAGTGTTCTTCGCCGTGGTGGTCTCCTCCGGCACCGTCTTCACGGCAGCCTTCTTGCCCTTGACGGGCGCCGAGGGAGTCTCGGCCTTGGTCTTGGTCACCTTAACAGGCGTGACCGGCTCCTTGCCCGCACCGCCGTTGGCGGGCTGGTTCTCGTTGACGAGCTCCTGCATCACGCTAATAGCGGACTCGAGCTTCTTGATCTGCGCAGCCGTCAGCATTTTGCTTATTGGTTGTGTTTGGGGCTTGTGTGTTGTTAGTATCACTTTCTATATTCAAAATAAATCCGTTTTTACAAAATGAAAAATTGGGGCAGTAGGATGCCAGCCAGCCCCTAGTGGGCTCTAATAATGATCTTTCGTGCGAGACGGAGCGCCAGGGCAGACCGTGCGCGTGTGCGCCGGCGCCGTGTCCAGGTTGTTGTACATCTTGGCGAGAATGGTAGAAGCCGCGCGCAAAGCCGCATCCTCCTCCACCTTACGCTGGTGCGCAATGAGCGCCTGCATGTACGCCTTAGACTGCTCCTCGTAGTTCTTGTACGTGTGGTTCATCTTTGTGTCGTGTTGTGTACTATCCCTTCTCTTAGCAAAAATGATTTCGTTTTTCATTGAAAAATGGTGTTTAAAACACCAGTTAGTTGGTTGCTGCTGCCTTGCGCTTTGCCCAAGCAGCCTTCATAGCGGCTGAGCGGTTGCGGTGCTTGGTAGCCTCGCGATTTTTCACAATGCGTTGCATCTGATGCCAAGTCTTAAGAGACTGTGCACGCTTCTCCTTGGTAAGGGTCTTACGTTGCTTCTTCTTGATAGGCACAGCGTTCTTCAGCCGCATCAGGCCAACCACAGCTTTAATCGTCAGGACCTCATCGTTGTAGGAGTCCATCTTCGTCGTTGAATCAGGTACTTCTTTGCAAATTCAATTCCGTTTTGCGTTTCCTGGGGTGTTTTATAGTACGCAAAATTAACAAATGTCTACAGAGTTCGCCAAGACTCATTTGCGCGAACATCTTGTCGGTCTGCTCGTCAGCCCCGTTGCCGATGGGTTTTGGAGTATTTACGATTCGGCCAAGGAGTTGTGCGAACGTAACGGTCAGATGGATCAGGTTCTGCGTACGTTCCAGAACATGCTCACGCGTATCCCCGAGTGGAACGAGGCGACGCTACTGACGGAAGAGGAGCGTATCGTCAAGGTCACGAATTGCCGGTACATGGATGATCTTCTGATGGGAGTCTTTATTTCGTACATGAAGTCATTTGCGTCTCTACACTACCGCGGATCTCAGTCTGAGCTGAAAATTGAGTTTGATCGCCCGAGCTTAAGCAAGTTCATTCATGAACTGTACAAGCATTCGGCGCGCAAGCTGTGGCAGATGGCGTACTATTTCAAGACGGTCGGTGTTTCGTCTGAGCAGCAGGCACGTAATCGCCAGGAGATTGAGAAGGTGGTTACGGATTGTATGGAGCAGGTGATTCGGTCGTTCCTGCCGTGGGAGACGATTGCCAAGAAGTACTTTGCCGAGGATGATGATGCACCATCTGTACCTGCATCTGTCCCCATTAAGGTTCAGCATGCTCCCGAGACGCCCAAGTCTTCGCCATCTGTAAATCAGGTAAAGTTCGAGGATACGCCTGAGCCGGAGTCGGAGTCTGATTCTGAGTCGGAGGAGGATGAGGAGGAGGATCGTGGCGAGCTGAAGGTGGGTGAGGAGACTGCCGAGATTGAGTTTGAGGATCTTGATAAGAAGGACGAGGTAGCTTTGCCTGAGCCGCCTAAGGAGGAGGACGATCCTTTAAAGGAGATTGAGGGTAAGATGGGTGAGACGCTCGTTCTAAATATGTAGAATTTTGATTGAGCGCAGAATAAATGATGATCCCTATTGCAGCCGTGTCTGTTGCGCTCGTATGCTTTATCGTGTATGCCCTGGAGCGTCGGTCAAAAGGTGAGCCAATTGATTGGTTAGATGCAGGTAAGCTTTCTATCTTCGGAGGCATTATTACCGCTGGAGTTGTCTTTGCCACAACAACGGATGTTGTTACGGATGCGGTGAAGAATATGGAGATCCCCAGCGTTCAGGATATGTTCGTAGGAAAGCCCACCTTCTAGGCTTCAATGACACAACAGTCTTCTCCTGCAGGGACTGATTCAATCGTATAAACAGATTTCAAAGATAAAATTTCAGTTCGTGGAACTGCATTTTTACAGAGCCGAGCAATCGCCTTGTAAAGATAGAAGCCATGGTACCGATCATGTTTAGCCTCGTCTTTTCCGAATAATACCGAACTTCCATCTTCGGTCGTCATCCATTTAATGAAACGCTGAAACACTGGGTTGTTACGGTAATCTAGACACTCGGGTCCTTCGGGGAACAGATCCCAGAACATAGAAGTAGCCAAACGTACTAGATCAAACGACGGGTTAGGCTTGATTTCTGGGTGTTTTGGGAGATACCATGGCTCGAAATTGTACTGTCCACCTGCTTCTTCATTAACTGAAAAATGATCGCTCATAAAGAGTTTCGGCTCTTTCATTCCCATAACTTTCACTGATCCAATTCCGCGCTCAAAATCAATCAGTTTAATAAGGTACCCGAACGTTGGAACGCGGTAAAATGATCCGGCACAATTGTAGTACAAATACTCCTTATCGGTAGGAATGTACATCACGTTATTGGAATGCAGATCATTGTGCGTGAAACTGTAGTTTCGCTGAGCGTACGCTAGAGCAAAGATGACCTGCGATAGCCATGCCTGATGCTTGTCCGTATCGGTCGTTGTCGCACACAGTTCATGGAAAGTTCCCGTACACTTCTCCATCACCGTGATTTGGACCGGGACGTTCGTGAACGATGCCCACGCAAACGGCTCCCCATCTTCATCTTCGTCCTCTTCATCTTCATCATCGTCCGACTCACACTCGCAAGACTTGATTCCAAATATGTAAGATGTAGACACACTCGAACTATCAGACTCGTCATCGTCCTCTTCATCCGAATCACGCATCATCTGGTTCATTTCAGCCGCTTCAGCAGTCACATTCTCTACAACGAGTTCCTCTACACCTTCAAGAACTGCATCTTCGCCCAGAAGAACACTGGCACGAGCTCCGCGAGTATGACTGAACCCAGTATGCACTTCATCGGAAACTTTGACCTCAAATGTTTTTCCGATATTGGAAGAAAACCATGAGCGCTCAGATAAGTCGGCGTAGTCGTCGGATATATCTATGGTATGCTTTTCCGATACTCCCGTAAACACTCCGTAAACTTTGGGGAAATGAGGACATCCAGACTGAGCCAGAACGACTGATAACAGGGCACCCACATATGCTGCATTGTTCGGATCCTGGATCTTCCGCCAGATCTCGGCTGATTCTTCTTCAGTCGTGGGCAGACCTAGCGACGTTCCATAATCTCCCTGCATCCATTTGAAAGGAGACAGAAGCATCGTGGTCTTGCGATGAACAGGTACCGTATTGCCCTTCGTGGTGCGAATAGACTCCGAATCCACAATGGTGGCAATACCCTCATTGACTCTGAACCCGAACTCCTGAGGCGAATCACGAACTTCAGTTTTAAACAGTTTCTGGATGGCTGGGAAGAATGGCTGGAGGTGCTGGATTCCCCAGTGCTGAGCTTTCAGACTCTTGGTATCGTATCGCTGGAGTGAGAGGGCAACAGAATTTGTCCTCAGATCGCTTCCGGCAGAAGGTTTACGCTTAACCATATTATTATGGCGTACCAAACATAAACTAAAAAGTACACGCACTAAAGCAAGATGAACTTCCAAATCAAGAAGTTTAATATTGATATGCTGAAAGACCGCTGTGAAATAGATTCGCGAAAGTCTCCAATGATTGTTTTAATCGGTAAGAAAGATACTGGAAAATCTTTCTTAGTCCGTGATATTCTTTTTAATACCCAGCAGTGTTTCCCAATTGGAACAGTTATTTCCGCCACGGAGGTTGCTAACGAGTTCTTCCAGCACATGGTTCCATCCAAACTGATTCACGATAAGTACCAGCCATCAATCGTGATGAACGTGATCAAGCGTCAGCTTGGCGTAAAGACGGCACGTAACGAAGAGAAGAAGCGGAATGGCGGAAGTTCGTCTACGGATCCTCGTGCCTTCCTGATTCTCGATGACTGTTTGTTCGACGGTTCGTGGATTAAGGAAGAGTCTACTCGCTACATTTTCATGAACGGTCGTCATATTGATGTGATGACTATCATTACTATGCAGTACCCACTAGGTATTACCCCTAACTTGCGTACGAACGTAGACTTCATCTTTATCTTGCGCGAGAACATCTTGGGTAATCGTCGGCGTATTTACGAGAACTATGCAGGTATGTTTCCCACATTTGAAATGTTCTGCCAGTTCATGGATCAGTGTACTGAGAATTTCGAGTGCCTAGTCATCTGCAACGGGGTTCAGTCGAACCGCCTTGAAGATCAGGTTTTCTGGTATAAAGCAAGTGATCATCCCAATTTCCATTTATGTGCCGATTCGCTGTGGCACGATAACAAGCCGTTCAGTAGCGCAATGTTGGCACAGGACGAGTATTCTGCGGACACAATGCGTGGAACGAAAAAGAACAGTCCTTGGGTGACTGTCAAGCAGCAGGGCAAGGAGAAACACTGAGACCTATTGTGGTCAAAAACTGGGTTTGGGCGCCCATAATGTAATGCAGGATCTCACCTGCGACAAAAGTAGCAAGTAAAGTTACCCAGAAATTGGTATTAAACAAATAAGCTAACAGTATTGCGAGCAGAACTGTTCCAACACTGTCAACGACTGCATACCCCATAAAGCGAGTACTATGTGCTCCCTGCTTGGGTTTTCCGAATATGAAAGCGTAAGGGCACCCCATTATATCTTATACGACTCAAAGATCACGGGGAACGCCGCCCTCCGCCGGGTGAACGTTGTTCTCGATCGCACGACCGATATCCGACGTATCAGCGACATTCGCATCGGCCTTCGCGTCCTCGAGGTTCTTACGATGACGCTCAGCGTTCTCCTTCTTCTGGGTCTCGATGCGCTGAGCCTTCTCCTCCTCGAAGAAGATCTCGCGGTTCACCTCGTTCTCCTTGTAGCGGCGCATCATCTCATTGAGCTCCTTCTCTGCGTACTCAACCTCCGGCATCATGTTCTCGGACGGGTCCCAAGGTAGCCACGCACCGACCTTTCCGATGTAGAGGTTATCGTTCGGGTACCGGCGCTGGAGAACCTTGGCGAACGTCTGGCACTCCTCGAGGTTCGCGAAAATACGACGAACCTTCACGCCACGGACATTGGTCTGGAACTCGACCTTCTCAGAGAACTTGGACTCTAGATCCTTCTCGTTCTTCAGGAGGAAGACCTGGTACTGCTCGTGGACATCAGTCTTCTTCACCTCGTCCTCGTGGACCTTCTTGAACTCGTCCGCATCCTTGAAGAGATCGTCGACCTTCAGGGAATACTTCTTAGCAAGGAAGGCCATGAGGTGCTCAAGACCCTTGACCTTCCACTCATATGCCATCCACTCTACGAACTGCTCGTTGTAGAACTCATTCTTCTGCTTAATGACCTTCTCGGGTGACACGAAAGAAATAATGCAGTAGCGCTGGGTGGGGATCTCTGGATCCTCCTCCAAAAAATCTACAATCTGTCCATTTTCATCACGTGCGGGTATAGTTTCACGAGGCATTTGTTTATAAAAAGATTAGTATATGAAAATGGGTAATCAAACGTGAACCCATTTTTCTCTTCTTAAAATCTTAGCTATGCACGCTTTTTTTACTCCATAAGTATCGGCAAGTTGCTGGTTTGTTATAGTTTCTGTCTTCTTCCGATTCCTTATATCAATTACTTGTTCAACGGTTAATTTTGAATTACCATTTGTTTCGCCTTTTGTTTGACGGTCGGAAGCAACTTTATCATCCATATTATCTTGCAAAGAACCTTCTCTTAAATGATCTGGATTACAACAACTTGGATTGTTACAATAATGACATGCTAACATACCGGATACAATTTTTCTTCCCAACTTTCTTTCTAATGCGATTCTGTGCGCTCTTATATTTTTTCCAGAAATACGAATTATTCCATAACCAGATGAAAGCTTACAGCCATTCCATTCTAAACATCCTGAATCGTTAACAACTAGATTGGTATCAAACCAACTGTTGAATTCTTCCAGAGTCATATTCCTTTTCCTAGGGGTAGTCATTGTATACTCAATCAAGTTCTGTCAAAAATATTTCCATTTTATACCGAATCTATACTTATAATAATGGTGACCTACCGGTTCAATGCCCATACTAAAGAGATAGATTCTGAGATACAGGAACTGTTTCGTCGCAGCGTTCCTCCGTCTTGGAAACAAGTGAAGGGTGACGCAGACGTGGAAATGCTGATGGCTATCCCAATTGTGCCGTTAAAGACGAATCCAAATATCAAGTTACTGAACGTCGTGACTGGGTCTTCTAAACATATTGTGACTGTGAAGTCTCGGTTATATGAACGGTTTGCCCAGTATCCTTGGGTACCTGCGTCTAAAACGATTACAGATACGGTGCCGGTGATTCGGTCGTTAAAAATCCTGAAGCCTACGGAAGGCTACCGTGGTATGGGTATTGCGCTCGTACATACCAAAAAAGAAGCCGAGGAGTGGATTGCGCAGAATGCCGAGTACAAGGAATGGGTGCTTCAGAACTATATTCAGCCGGCAACGTTTGAAGGGCATAAGTTTCATTTACGTGTCTATCTCCTGATCAATTGCTCGTCTCGCGGACTGAAATCGGCTTGGCTAGCAAAGAAGAACTTCTTGGTTCAGGCCATCAAACCGTACAAGAACTCGGATTACGGTAACAAAGAGATCCACGATACGCACATGAAACACGGCCATCTGTTCATTTTTCCGGATGATAAGCCCGACGGATGGAAAGAACTAGATGTATTTAAAGCCCAGACCAATATTGCCAATATCATGAAAACGATCTTGGCCGAAGAGCATAATTTCAAGGCGGATTGGAAGGCTCAGAATGGATTCCAGGTATTTGGCATTGATGTGATGTTTCAGGAAGGTACAAATAAACCATTTATCCTGGAATTCAATACCAAAGCTGAGTTAGGCTTACGTGAGATTCTGATGTTCTATCCTTCTTTTTACCAGCATGGTGTCGGAGATATGTTCGGCATAGATTTCTTGCACGGATCGCCCGATTTATTTGAGCGAGTTTTATAATGATAGGTACGCCATCCCAGTACTCTCCTTCCAAACTAGTAGGACTTAAATCTCCTGCGTCTTTGGAGAAGGGAGAGTACTTTATGAACATCAAAGAGGACAACACGATTGTGGGTTCTCTTTGGGTCAAGAAGTATAACAACACGTTCATTCTTCGGGACATATTCGTGCTTCCTGACCATCGTCGCCAAGGTCTTGCTTCGCAGATGATTACTGGAATGCTGAAACATCTGAAACCCAAAAAGTTACCTATTTTTCTATATGTGGACCCAGAGAACAAAGGCGCGATTTCGGCATACTTAAAATTAGGATTTGAGAAAGTGAAGAAGGGAGCATACGGGGATAAATATGAGTACAAAGAGTAATGTACGGGATCCTAATTTGTGGACCTCCAGGGACTGGAAAGTCCACGAATATCCGCAAGATGCTGGATCAAGCAGGGTTTGATGAAGACTACATTTTAGCCGATCCCGATAAGTTGGCCGGCGATCATACCGAACAGTCCAAGAAAGCTCTGGAGTTAGTTGATGAGGCAGTATCTTCCAAGAAAAGTGTAGTGTACGTTGGAGCGTGCCATGGTATTCGCACTATTCAGTCAATCTTGAAAAAGATGAAGGATCATAAGTACCATACGGTTGTGGCCATAGCATATACTACTGTCCCCACAGCTCTGAAACGTATTGCCGCTCGAACTCATCAGCCATTAGATGCAGATATTGCTTCGGAAGTTCACCAGTTTTTCAAGACGAAAGCTGAGCGGTATATGACTTTGCCAAACATCGATGAGCTGTATTTGTACAATAATGAGACCGAGTTCAATCTTCTGCTTTCGAAGAAAAAGAAGAAGGTTGTGTGTACTGATCCCAGTGGCGATTTCTTTTTTGATATTTCCAAGTATTGTTAGACCTTCGTATTAGGTTTGCACTGCCCAATTCCCTTAGTCTGCTGCATCATGATTGGAGCAGGGCAGTTCTTACAAGGGCAATCAGTATGTTCATATCCCAATATATGTCCGATCTCGTGCGAGACCATATATTGACGATAATCATCTAGATTTAACTTGCTCTGAGACGCACCGTGATACCATCGGTCAGCGTTCAGCCATACCGTCTTACCTCCTAGTTCCGCACACGACAGCTTCCCTTCCATTCCACACTGTTTATCAATAGTGGCCTGGGATGATAGATGAATAGTCACATCTTGATTCGTGCTTACCGGCTCAAAAAAGTGTCCTTTCGTTGACCATCCGTCCGGATCGTTCAAGTAAATTATAACATAAAATTCGAATTGGCCTGGCGGTATAGTGTACTGTTTCTGGACATCAGGGTCAACGAGAACCTTTACCCTGTGCCTCATTGTTACTTAATTCAATATTAATTTGTTCAAATTCAAAAACGCGCTCATAATTTTGAGTTCCTGCCAAATGTATGAAGTAATTATCTCGAAAATACGGGGCTATCCTATTTATGCACTGTTCCCTGGTTTCCTGCCCTTCCCCTTGCATGCGTCTATGAATGATATGAGATATACCATCTTTGTTCACTTTCAATCGTTCGTAAATTCTGTTCTGTTCGTTGATTATTTTTTGGATAAACCAGATAGCATTGAACTTTTTAGGGAGGATAGTGTACATTTCCCGGGTTTGTAGTTCGTATCCTATAGCCGCCTGCTCATAATGAAATCTTCGGGGATGGGTCAGACACGTCTTAACATGTCTATCAAATACATTCCGCAAAAACTCCCCGTGCTTAGCCGGTTGCATCACCAAAACGCCAGTATTCAGCATAAGTTCTGTATCAAGTATGAACCCTGCTTTGGCATAGTATTCCGAAGCAGTTCCCCAATCCAACTTAAAACGGACAGTTCCCACGTGTTGTTCGTACCCTACTAAGTGGTCATACTCATTTATAATTCCAATCTTGTCCCCAAAATTCATACAGGAATGAATAGGCGGAGCACTGATATTGATGTAGATGTCGGAGTCAATAAAAATAATAAAATCGTACTCAGCAGACCAAGGTTGACTACACACCAGAATCTTGTTCAGCGAACAAACAGCTTTATCTGGACATCTCTCTTCCAAGTAATCGGTCTCTACTCGGAACTCGTATCCATGCTTTTCAGCGTATGCTTCATGGCTTTTGCGGAAAAGATAGTTGTACTGATCTAAATATTTATCTCCGATTGCCAAAGCGACCAAACACACCTTCATTAAAGATTGGGTGGTTTTTTCTCTAGACCTTTCTATAAAAATGCCCGAGCAGAAGTCTGTTGCCGCCCCTGCTGGAGTTGACTTTGCCGACCTAACGACCCGTGCGGTCAAGTATGCCTTTGAGGGTCTCGCCGTAGCGATTGCGGCCTACCTGCTCCCGGGCAAGGGCCTCAAGCTGTCCGAGATCGGCATGATTGCCCTCGTTGCCCTGGCCACGTTCGCCATCCTGGATATCTATGCCCCCAGCGTCGGCTCGTCGGCACGCACGGGTGCCGGCTTCGGTATTGGCGCCCACCTCGTCGGCTTCCCTTAAACAGCCAATCCAAATAACAACCTAATCAAAACCTGAAACCGGTCATTAAAAAATGGTCATTTTCAGACCTAGTAGTGGATGCAGGCGTCGAGCTTCTCGAGCATAGTGTTGAGAAGCGAGTCGGGGCAGTTGTTGGCAGCTGTTATCGAATAACTTTCCGGGTGAAACAGCAAGTTGAACTCGATCTCCACATCTCTCAGTCGAAGCATCAGAATGAACGTCTTGTCGCAGTATTCGGACTGCTCCCAGTCGAAACTAATACCTTCCGGACCAAGCTGCTCTCGCACCTTTTCCTTCATCGTATCAAGCGCATTGTACGGGTGATGAATACGGCGAGACATCTTGTGTAATAAAAACCATTTCTGGCCAAATTGATTTCGTTTTTACTTACTCTGGGAATACGAGTCGCATAAATGTATCCATCAACAGATCACGCTGATCATTCGTGAATCCTCGCTGAAGAAGAACACAAGCATTATGATCCTGAAGATGAGCTTCAAGACGGATAATATCGTTGTTCGCGTTCTTGAACTCTACCACAGTCCACCCATCTACGGTATCCAGTACATTACCAACCACTGGGAAATGGTTGGTGGTAATAAACTCCTGAACGTCGGAAACCGAGTTATGGATATTCTTCATTTTTAAGTTTATTGGATGTACTCGCGTTATTTCCGTTTTCAACAGTCGGACATAACTGTATAATGCATCACAAGGCCAAGATTCCAAAAGCCTTGCGAGAACAAGTATGGTTATCCAAATTCGGAAAAGTATTTGAAGCTAAGTGTTTTACCCCATGGTGTGAGAACCGTATTTCGGTCTTCGATTTTCAATGTGGTCACGATATTCCCGAATCTAAAGGTGGGGCAACAGTCTTATCTAATTTGTACCCTATTTGTGCCCGATGTAATATGTCCATGAGCAATGTGTACACATTTCAGCAGTGGGCTCTAAAAGGTGTAAAACGGAAATCTTGGCTTCTATGTTTCTGTGGAGGTATAACATGTATCCCACCGTCAGACACGAAGGAAAATGGTTCAAAATCATCCCCAAGCCCTACGAGCCAGAACGACAAACCTATCAAGTAGCCTGGGCACAAATCCGCGAGCCGCTGATTACTTCAGAAGAAGCGTACCGCAAGTATTATGAAACCTTAAGGAAAGAGTCCAAAGTTTTATGCCCGTCTTTTAGACAAGATGAGTAGTGCAATAACTACAGCAATTGCTATATCAGTACTTGTTGTAATTGTCTCTATTCTTGGTTACTATTACGCTACAGGTATTTGGCCAGGAGCCAAGATCATTCAGCAACGCCCAACTTTAGATAACACCATTCCTCCTGGAACTGCGAAGTTCATGTTTTTCTATGCTTCTTGGTGCCCTTACTGCAAGGATGCTGTCCCCGTACTTGACTCACTGAAACAGCTCATCCGAAACTCAAATTATACGTATGGCGGTCATGCAGTATCATTTGAGGATATTAATGCGTATACCGATAAGGGTAAGGCTGCGCTGTACAAGATCAAAGCATACCCTACTTTCAAGGTAGAAACTAAGGACAACTTGTACGAGATGGTAGGTAAGCCCACGGTCTCAAACTTCCGTGCCTTCCTGGTTTCCGCTCTTGGACCCGAGAAATCGGGATAAATCTTCTCCAGACCTTTTCAGGATATCGGCAATATTGAAATCGTCTATGTTCGACATGCTTTTTAGTTTAGGGTAAGCCATGTGTATCGTACACGGCTTCTTCACTTGGTGCAGGAAGTTGCGGGTAACAAAGTTGTAAATTCCGTGGATGTAATGGACTGGAGATACGTTCTCAATATTCTTGGCACTGAAATCGTAGTCGGACATGATTGTTTTCAGAGATACACAAAGTGCACGCGACGTATCGTGAATAAGGTTATCCACTGAAGGCACAAATAAGTCTCCATCAATATAAACTTGATCGTAAAGAATCTGTGGACGAAAAACTCCTGGGATACAGCAAGAACATTTCAGGGCTTCTAAGACCGGAACGTTCTTGGAAAAGATTGTGGGTATACCTTTCGTCAGGTTAGAGGCCACAATGTACAAAGGCATTTGAGCATCACCTATAACCTTGGTTCTTAAATCTACCCCTTTTTTCAAAAAGATATTCACGACCGATTTTTCAAACGTGTCCATTGGAAAGACGCCTTTGAGAGATATCATCTGTGGAAGATTAGCATAATCTGGTTCGGGAATAAAGCTGGAAATGCGGAATGCATCTTTCAGGATATCCATATCCAAAGGAAGCCCAAAGGCAATATACGTTCCAATAATCGAACCTACTGACACACCATAAACTCCATCTGGAAAAAACAATTCTTGACGTTTTTGAAGTTCTAGTAAAACACCGACGTGCAGAATACCTTTAACTCCTCCGCCATTAAGTCCGAGCGCGCGGAACGGCAGAGACATTCTTATAGTAAGAGTAAGTAGAGATGTTGCGTGCGCGTGACGTATGGGAAGAACAAGAAGAACGACGATCAAATCGTATGGCAGCAATGAATCCTATCATTGCTCAAATCCAGGCGCAGATAAGGAGACAGGCAGTTCATAACTCCAATGCGCCATACATTATTTACCCTGTTCCGACCTACGTGTTCGGGTATCCTCTGTTTTCACTGAAGGAAGCTTTGGATCATCTGGTTACCGAGTTTTCTAAAGCAGGGTACTGGGTTTGGGTCGTGGAAAACAATACGGCCTTATTCATTTCGTGGCTGAAACCTGTCAAGACTCGTGACGGAGGAAAACCTATTTTGGCCACAAATTACCGCCCACAAATTTACGGCGAGACTTTTATGCCTCAGAATAGATAATGGACGTAGGCGAAGTATTTGGAGGTACCTTGAACATCACGATGCTCGCTGTATTTTATACGCTCATAGGTATCCTGATTTCGGTTGTTCTGTATCATCTGTTTGATGACTGTGATGAAGATTGGAAGAAGGAACATCTAGCATACCAGCTAGGAGATATTGGTTTGGAGTTAGGTATTATTGGAACGGTAGCTTTCTGGACAACTGAAATTACCCGCGAATGGGCTCCAATTTTCCCAATTACGAAAGTGCTTGATCTAAAAATAGATACGTACACATCAGGCATCTTCTTTGCGTACGCCATGTTCTTATTCCTCGAAGAGCTGAGCCAGAAGATCAAGTTCTTGTACGAGTCGTACATTCACCACCATATTGTACGCTTCATTCCTCCGAACTGGTCGGTGATGAAAGTAATGTTTTCGTCGCGTAAAACGAATACTAAAAAGGATAGTGTGAATGAACACTACACGAATGGACTGTAAACACGAACTAGTAATTGACGATGGAGAGCATGTATGCAAGTTATGTGGAACGATCATGAGCCGAATTATAGACGAAGGCGCCGAATGGCGAAATTATGAAGGAAAGGACGAAGGTCGCACAGGGTTCATAACATCCGAACTTCTTCCCGAATCATCTTATGGATCAATTATGTCTTTCAAGGGCATTACGTCGAAAGACGTCAACCTGAAAGCTATCCAGCGCTTATCCTGCTGGTCTTTATCCTCAAACTCCCAGCGGTCTTGGATGAGTATCTTTGACGCTATTCAATTATCGTGTTCTCACGCAGGTCTACCCAAAGCTATCGTGATGGATGCGTGTGGACTGTACAAGCAACTAGAAGATGCCCAGAAAGTCCGAGGTGAAACTCGCAGAGCCATGATGGGTGGAGCTGTGTTTGTAGCGTGTCGTAACAACGGGGCGCCGCGCAGTCACGAAGAGATTGCCAAGATGTTTCTCGTGAATATTCGGTCGCTATGTAAAGCTATCACGCACTTCGAGGCTACCGAAAATACTGTCCTGCAAACCGAGATCGGAATTGCCGAACGTTTGTGTGCGTCTCTGTCTCTGAACGATGAACAGCGTCAGAAAATTATGGATTTGCTGATTGAAATCTCGCATAAATCCGAAGACGATTTTGAGCATACACCCAAGACCATTGTGGCTGGAGTGGTTGCCCATATTATGGGTCTGAAGACCAAGACGCAAATGAAGATTGTATCTGAAGCATCTGGAGTATCTGCCCTATCTATTCACAAGATTGTAGGTAAGATCTAGTTATAACATATTTCCCCCGTTTCGGGGTTGTACCATAACGAACCAGAAACTCCGCCAGCCGGGTTGGTAGCTTGACGCAGAGGTTTCACAAATAACCCTGCCGAAGTTGAATTCAGATCTTCGCCTGAAGCGTTCAGGATAATTGAATTGGCCGACTGGTCGTTTTTTCCTGCAAAGGATCCTAGAGCGACCGCATACTCTCCTTGTCCGGCACTTCCTGCTTCGTGACCTATGGCCACTGACCCTTCCATATCGTACTCACCTGCGCCTGTTCCCAAATTGACCTTCGTCGACCCAATCACCCACGAAGACGTGAAATCGTTCCAGAAATAGTAATTGCCGTAATTCGTACCATTACGAAAAACAATTCCAGTATCGATTCCCGGTCCAGTAGGACCAATCAATCCTATACTGCCTCGAGGCCCCATCGGGCCTGTAGGACCAGGCTGACCTGCTACATCTTTCAAATTGTTCCAGTAGTTTTTACCATCGCCAATACGAAACGTAGACATTTGAACATCGTACCCTGGCTCGCCTAGCATGAGTACTGGGTTATTGGTTCGCCACTCGCCAGTTTTGTCCGTCCGGAACAAAACTCGTACAGCTTTCATTATAGTAATAATTGGGAATTGCCTCCGCCGTATACGACGTAATCTTCAGGGTTCTCGCTTCCTCCGCCAAACGCAACTTCCTTGAGTGTTTCGACGTGAATATCCCGAACTTGGAAGCGAGGATTCATGCGAGATGGATTTATGTCGTATTTGGGTAGAGAAAGAGTTTGGTGGGTTACAGGCACATAATAGTTCTGAAGGCGGCCAAGGTTTTCAATAATCTGATCTGAAGTGATTTCCGGAATATGGTACACTGCCGCCTTCTGGTACCCCCTGATCAATGCATCAGACTCGTTCCCGGGTATAGTAAGTGCTACGTGTACATTACGACGCTTCTCATATTTGGGCAAAGACACTGGCTCATTTGTCAATCGCGGAACAGTTACTGGAACACCAACAGACCGAAGCCCTTCAAATTTGGGGATAATACCCAACGACTGTAATATCGGAACCGGGTCTGACTGTGCACTTTCTGGGAGTTTAATACTGAACGTAATATTGCGGAGTTTCTCGTATGACGGGTACAAGAACATATCAGTTGTTGGACTTGGGAGATCTACTTGCGACCTCACACGCACATTTCGAATCTTCTCGAATTTTGGTAATACAACTGCCTGCGGTGTCTCTTTCTTTTGGGCGTATCCAATAACTCCAATGTTGGTATTGATAGTGCCGTAAGAACGCTGAGGGACGTTGTCAACTTCGTTATGCGGTACGGATACAGTAACATACACGTTACGAATCTTCTCGGCCTTAGCAACTGGAACGGTTCCGTTGATCGATGGAGGTAAAGCCATGCGTACAGAAATACTTGTATTGATTTCTCCCAGTGTCGGAACGACAGGTTCAACAACCGAAACAGGTATCGTAAACTGTACTGCAGCCGTACGATTTATCCGACCCAATCGTAACCCAAACATAAATGGCTGATCTGTTGGGCTACATATACAAGGAGTGCCTTTGTAGTCCAGAACGTTATACGATACATTGCAATCAATAGACGAAAACAGAGCATCGTAATTATTTGAAACACTTCCAGGGTATTGGGCTTTAGTTACTCTTGCTTGTGACTGAGTACGCACACGATTAGTGTACCCAGCGGCACTCATTTGTCTTTAGTCACAATTCTTAATTTTCGTTTCACGGGAACCGGAACTTTATCGGAAACCGGTTTTTCTTCTTTCAATCGGTCAAAAATCTGACGAGCTTGTTCGACGGGTAAGTCCCGGTAAACCATCTCCAGCTTCAACTTGAGGAGTCTGTCCATAATCTGTAACAGGAACATTTCTCACGGCATTATGCCACGTGACAGGTTCAAACGGAATCTTTCTGAGTTCTTGGGGAGTAGCTGTACCGTAACTTGCCCACATAAAGTATGCAAACGATCCCACGACTAAAACTAACAGGATCACGTTAAACCACCATGATATAACTGAGTCTCTTACAGAACGTGCCCAGATCAGGTTGTTCTCTATGCTGGATACGTTGTCTTTAACCAAATGAAACATCTCTACTCAATAGACAAGAGGAAGGAATGGCGGCTTTACCGATCGCCATGTTAGGAGCAACATTTCTAGCCACTGCTGCCGGGTTGGCATCACTAAGTTACGCCGAATCTGAAAAAGACAGTATTCAACTTCTGTCAGGACAGCATGTGCGTGTCCAGAGCAGAGTACGTCTGTCTGAAGATGGAAAGAAGAACCATCCCGATTCGTGCTTAGTTGCGTCAGAAGATGGAACTGTTACGAAAGTTGATGTTGAGGGACGTAAGGCTACCGTTCGATGTAACAAGAACCGCCGAGCAGCACCTGAAGAGATTTCTGCCGATGATTTAGAAGTGATTGATTCAGGAATTAATGCTCCCGGCATTTCTATTCCTGGAGGTTACCTTACGGAAGGAGCTTCTGTCCGAATGCTGGATTCTAGTAAGCGGGCAAACCGAGGCAAGGCTTTGGCCAGTCCTTTTTACAACCCTGTAGGAACTGTGATGGCGATTGATAAGGTTCAAAAGCAGGTTGTTATTCTGAGCCAGCATCTGAACAATAAGTCCACGGCTCAGGAATACTATAACATTGATGACCTAGAGTTCGTCAGTGGTCCATCGGAAGCTGCACGAAAGGGAGCTGAAGCTGGACTGGCTCTGAAAATTGGGTCTACTGTTGAACTGACTGATGCCGCTAAGGCAAAGTATGCTCCTGGGTTCGTTGATAATAGATTGAGCAAGCCGTCTGAAAAGAAACTTGCTGACCCGAAGTGGGATAAGTTCGGTATTGTGAAAAGCATTACGATTGATACCAAAAATGCTAAAAATAAAATTGTGATTGTCCGGTGTGTGTCCAAAGATTCGAAGAAGGAAGTTCTGGAGCAGAAGTACGATTTTGATGATCTGAAAGGTATTCCGGCCATCTCAGTTGAGCGCGCAGGTATTGCCGTATTTGGCGGTATGGCCGAAATGGATACGAAAGTCAAGCTTCGGGCTGAGCGTAAGTCTGCTGTAGCGTCCAAATCTCTTGGCCGATCAGCGTTCGGAGACGTGGGTACAGTTTCTGATCTTGAGCCGAATGATCCTAATAACCTCAAGGTGTTTGTCACGTGTAACGGTATCAATCCCGACGAGCAGACGGGCGATTGGTACCAGCCCGAAGATTTGGAACTTGCCGAGCCGGAAGATACTGAGGGAGAAGCTGTGTTTGGCGGTCGGGTGGTTGTAGGATCTACGGTGCGCGTCATGCAGTCTGCGCGCGGCAAGAAGTGTCTGGGTACGCCCGAGTTTGGGGATGTAGGAACGGTGAAAGGCATTGATCCCAGTGCTGCCGATAATCTCAAAATCAATGTAACATGTGGCCGTACGGACGCCAAGCAGAGCGAATGGTACGATCCTCGGGATTTAGCTATTTACTTCCCAGTAGATGAGTCAGGATCTGAGCTGGAGAAGGCTAAGGTTGCACTTGCAGATGCTCAACAGAAACTCAAAAAGTGGCAGCTACTTCCTAAATCTGACAGTCTTAAGACCAAGGATAATAAGGATTTAATTGAAGCCGAGATCAAGAAGGCTCAAGATGAAGTTGATCGTCTGTCAGGTGTAGGTTTAGATAAGACCAAGGCTTCCGAGATGCGTAACGATTCCGAGGAGAAGTTGGACGAGGCTCTAAAACTCAAGCGCGAACTTGAAGCTCTGCGTCTCAAACTATCTCGCGATTCCACGTGCAAGAAACCCGACTTATCTGAGAAGTATGCTGATTTGACTGAAAAGGTTGTTGTAGGTTGGATGAAAAGCAATGATATTGACTTCAGTAGTTACAAGGATATTGCAACAACTGCTGGTACAAAGCCTCTCCAGTACTCTAATTCATATCGTGTAGCATTTACGGAACTTCAAACTGCATTTGCCTTTTATGGAGATGCACAGTTTGATTCAGATACAGCCAACAAGTATAATAAATTAAATGTAGCTAAACTTGCTCTGCGCGAAGACTTAAAGAAGAATCGTTCTGATACCGAATCATTTGCGAATTTAGATGATAAGTTACTTGAGGTAGCCAAGAAACAGAAGGCTTTTGACGATACTCCGTCAACTCCGTATAAAACCGCACTTAATACCATCGATGAGAAACTGAAGAAGTTACAGGAAGTTAGCACACAAATTGAGTCTGCTGCGTATTCTGGGGACAGTCCTGCCGAAAAACTACTGAAACGGGTAGAGGATCTTGAGACTAAAACTAAAAAGGATATTGCAGATGATGCAACTAATCTTGGGAAGGCTGTTACGGCCTATAACGGAAAATTTTTAGCAGAACAATTGGCGCGAACTAAGCTTGATACTGATAAATACGCATATGACCAGAAAGTTTTAGCTATGAAAAAGCCCAACCCCCAAGTTGGAGATACAGAAGTTGCAGATGCATTAAGAGTAGTAGAAGCATCTCGCCTAAAATATCTCAACGCCCAAAAAGAGACGTTAAAGGCACGGAAAGAACAGGCTCTTCTCAGTGCCAAGACGACATGTTCGGAAATCACGCTGGAATCTGTGAAGGATATGAAATCCAAGATTCAGAAAATTATTAATGGAAAGTGCGGAATCGTACAAACAGTTGACGATTTACTAGATCAGGTAAACGACTTAATTTATAATCGCAAGCGGGCATTCACGATGTCCCAGGCCGTTCTGGATCCTAAGTTCGGTGATCCCAATAATGCTATTTTTGATACACCTATCGCAAGTCCCGAGGATCGTATTTCTGAAATTGAGGCAGCGATGGCCGCAATTAAAAGTTTAGAACCGTCAGATGGAGGCGAAATGAAAAAACTACAGCGCCTAATTGATCTGTGTGGAACTTACCGCGACGATACATTGTTACCTGAAGCGAAGGCAATTAAACCGTTTCCTCCAGCACCACCAAATAATTGTCCACCAAATCCCGGTTCACCGCCCACTGCTCCTGGAGATGGAGTACAACCTGTGGAGCCTAAAAAATCAGCACCAGCACCAGCACCAGCACCAGCACCAGCACCAGCACCAGCACCAGCACCAGCACCAGCACCAGCACCAGCACCAGCACCAGCACCTCCTGTGGCAGAACAGGCATCGCGATTAGAATGGGTAGCACAACATTCAGCAGCAGCTGCGCAAAGTAGTGGGTTCATGTTAGGAAAAACACCTGGAAATGGAAATTGTTTGTTTGGAGCAGTGGCATCGGCTTTAGCGGGCAGCGACTTACCTTCTGCTGAACGAGAGCGCCAAGAAGCTGATTTGCGTGCAAGAGCTGTTGCTTATATTGCCGATCCCCAGAACATAGAAACATTCCGAGGTGTTGAAGTTGAACCCGAAGGAATTACGGGTTACGTCCAAAAAATGAGTCAAGATGGAGAATACGGAGGAGATTTCGAAATAGCTGCTCTTGAAGGTGTACTAGGAAGGTGTATTAATGTTTGGCAACCAAGAACTGGCGGAACCGATTTAGAACCTGCTCGCGAAACTCCTCGTACAGGATGTTTGAACTTGTTTTTTAACGGCATAAACCATTTTGATCCGCTTTATGGATCGGGGCCAGCGGTAGGAGGTAAACGTAAGTGGCCGTTTTACGGACGCCGCACGACTCAGCGCCAGAGTGGTGGAGAAGTAACACCAGAACAAAAGCAAAAGTTAATAGAGTTGTATGAACTTTTTAAACAGGTAGTTGGGGATAAGAAGTTTATAACTGACGATGAGTATATACTTTTGGATAATAAGCGGCAAGAGCTAGGACTTTCTTTAAAGGTGCTGTCGCATCTCATGAAAAGCAAACAGGTAAAAGTTCGTAATAAGCAGCCGGATCCGGAAAAAGATAATCCATTCACCAATGCCGATGATACCGTTCGTGCAAGTCCAGAAAAAGTGGCTGAGAAGATTTTCACAGAAAATGCAAGAGTTCAAGCAGATATCGACGCAGACGCTAAATACAAAAAAGATCTGAAAACCTTTCAATCCGCACAACCCAAGTGGGCGAAATATAAGGCTGAGCTTGATACATGGACAAAGGCTCGAGCCGTTTTCGATACATGTTACATGAAATACAGAGCAGTCAGAGATAAGTGGTTGCAGGAACGTCAAGATTGGGCAGATAAGTTAATAAAGGTGGCTGAGGCACTATCAAGTGACCAGATTCTGCGTCTGCAGTCGCGAGGCGTAGGATCGAGTTTGATGCTGGATGAGGCGCGTAAGTTGATGATTGATGCGGATGCCCAGCAGCGAATCGTGATGGAGTCCAAGACGGATTTACAGTTCACGCTAGCCAGTTCGTCGGATGCGGATATTGCCAAAGCTGTAGGATTCTATGAAGCCGAACTTCAGAAGCTGAAGACGTGTATTTCCAAGGGGAAGGAAGACGCAATCGCGGAGTATGACAAGGATCTTGCCGAGATTGAGAAGCGTAAGCGAGACATCACGGCAAAAACGTTTGAAGTCAAAGCTCCTCAGGAGAATCAGCAGCAACAGGGAAATACATATTACTTAAAAAGTATGACAAAGACACAATTAACTGCTGAAATCACAAAACTCAATTTAGAAAAAGCTGGAATAAAGCCCAACCCAGGACAAAATACTCTTTCAGGAAAACAGAATAAACGTATTGCCAGTATTGACACTAAGATCAAATTTGCAAACACAAGACTCAATGATTCAACCACACCTGCAGGAGGTAATCGTCGTATGACTATGCGCCGTCGGCGAGTTTAACACCTAAAATAGTCAATAATTCACGAATATATTTATTAGTTTTATCAGTCACTGAAACACACACGTCTTCTTTGCGACACGCTAGAAGAAGACGTATGACTTCGTATTGCTCCTGAGTTTTCAAAGTATCTATCTCTATCGTGATAGGTACACTTTTATACATTAAATGTTCGCGTATCAATTCCATTACTAGATTGAATTGAGTTTCTGTGAATACGGGTTGTCGTGGAACGCCTTGAGGATGTCTGAACCGTTGCGCTCGGTGTACACGTCCTGCTTGAGAGGAGCGTTGTACGAGTACGAGCCCAAATGCTCGCCAGTAGCGTTCATGCTGACCATTCCAGAGTTGAAGCGCGCGGCATCCGACAGAACCGTCTCATCCTTGTTGTTCTGAGCAGAGTACATGTCCGCGCCAATGCTCATACCCGTTCCTGGTGCAGCAGCTGCAGGTCCAGGGCGTCCCTCCGTCGTCAGCTTCATGAACTCCTGGTAAGGCTCAGTGAATGCACGAATGTATGAGGCTACAACTCCAGCAAGGTTACCTCCCGGACCATAGTACTGCTTCTCGGTCGTCTCACGAGCCTGAGTCTTCATGATCTGCTCAGGGTAATGTGCCTGCGCGACCTGGGCGCCTACAGCCGTATTCGCACGATCCATTCCTAGAACCGCAAAACGGTCAGGGCGGTTCTTATTGACGTCGGCCTGAATACCTGGCTGAGTGATCTGGTTCGCACCAGGAATGACTGGAGGTTCGTACGACAGCTTGGGCTTGGTGACTACACGCTGCTCGTCGGTCGTAGGAGGAAGCGCGTACTCGCGGAACTGATCCTGCTGGTATCCTCCCTTCGGGATATTCGTGTACCCGTCATTGCCGCCGGGACCTACGTGAACCTGATCAATAGGGAACACGTTCTTCATGTTCTGGCCAGTGACCATACGTGACTGGTAAAAATCCGATTCGTCCTGGTTGCCGAAAGGGTTGCCAGTAGCCGGCTTGGCATCAAAGAAAGACCGAACCTCCTTCTTCTGGTAATACTCCTTTCCAGCACCCGTATGGTTATCCATAATACCGTTCGTGGCGCCAGAGTACATGCTCTGCTTCAGGTGAGCACCAAAAAAGGGAACCTCATTATTGTGTCCCTTATTCGTCATATCGGCCTCCATTCCGTCATCGATCTGAGGCGTTGGACGAGGCGTGAAATTCTCAGTTGCGGGTTTTGGCTGCTGGTCGGTGGTAGCGAGCAGATATCCAACCGCTCCTAGGCCGGCTAAAAGAGCAAGTTCAATCATTTGTTAATCTGACCGCTTTTTCTTTTCGATTTTTACAGCCTCGGTTTTTCCGGGAAAGATTGCGTGATCCTGAGGCTTGTGATGAAGCCAAGTCATCTGACGATGAGTTTGGTCAGTTTCAGTTGATGGTTTGGGATATGTCACAGGAGTAGATGTTGTCTCTTCATCTCCTGGGATATGTAGTTTGCGATTCGTTGGTGTGTCTAGAGCATAGTTCATTTGCTTATGTATGTGGGACAAGATTCCACTCCGACCATCCGAGACGGTTGAATGCCGTGACGGGAATAGATCCCAGCATCTTCTTGAATCGGTTCACCATAGCATTAAAAGTGGCTGGGTCAGCACCTGGTAGTGGTAGCGGGTACTTGGCATTCACCAAATCGGCTGGCTTGGCTCCATAACAGTTCACTCCGAACTTCGTAGCGGGATCAAAGTATCCGCCGTTCACGCCTGGACGTCCACAAGCCGTACGAGTTTTTGGCTCGGACTGGAGTTTCTGCCAGGTAGACTGCTGGGTAGGGTACAGAGCCATTCCACCCTGTGACCAGCCGTATGCACACCACTCAGCACCCAACGCGAATGCCTCATTCACCTGATCGTAGGTCGCAAGCTCGGCGTCGTATGCAGCACATACTGCCGGAGCATCATCGTATGAGTAGTGATTGTTACCTACATGGAACACTTCACTCTTGGAAATAGTCTTAGGAGCCGATGCAGTTTGATCGGTCGTAGACGGAGCAGGCGCAGGAGCTGATCCTGACGCAGAGCCACTAGGTGCTCCAGAACTAGCCGATGATCCGTCCAGAGCATGGTAATCTACATGCAACATTCCGTCTGCATAATAGATATTTATAATTCCCAGCTTCGTTAGCAGAAGAACAAACCCAATCACAATCGCAATCACTACAAGAGTCGCAAGCAAACTCCCAGTAGCAAAAAACGTTACAATCGTTAGCAGTACAAGTACTGATGTAACGACCATCAGGGTTGCACCTATATCGAGAACCATGTTTGTTGGCGTAGACCCTCCTGGGATTACCGGCGTAAGAGGCGCCTGCCCAGGAATTACCGGATTAAGTGGATTGCTCATTAATTGTTGAGGCGATAATAAATCAACAAACGCATTTTACCCGACAACGGGAATTCTTTTGGCCCGTGTTCTTCTACTCTACCGTCATCCAGAGTATACCACGAACTTCCAACAGAATCACGGCCGTACGTCCACCAATGTGATCCATTATAGCAACAAACAGCCAAGAGAGAGTACTGGATCTTATTCAGGCTCAAGATACTGGAATAGTCTACCGACGAGTCAGTACTTACCATATGAAACACCATAACTTGCGGAAACGACCCAATCAGTTGCTGCTTCGTACATCCAGTCTTCTTACAATCCTCACACTTCCAATCCGCAATTTCGTGGGGAGTTACCGTATTTGTAATACATGTAGAAATAGGTACTCGCTTTCCCATAGACGATAATGAAAACTCGGTAACCAAATCCTCTTTCAACTGCTGCTTCTGGCAATTCTTGCAAATAATCGAATCGGCAATCTTGAAGCGACAGAGCTTATCCAAAAAGGGTAGCTTGTCACATAAGTACACGAAAAGTTCATGACTGTCACCAATACTTAACCCTGCGGGCATAGCCTCCGTCTTTACGGCATCAAAGAATGACTTTAGACCATCGCCTTTAGATGTCCAAATCTGATACAAAGCCTGATCAATCGCATTTTCAGGATCGTGTGTTTTATCCGCGTACCGTTGCTGAACTTCCGGTATACGAAATAATGACTGTAAACATGCATTCACCCAACAACTTCCAGAGAAATTCCGAAGTCCGAACATGTCCCTTAATGTAATATCTTAGAGAAATCGGTTAAAAAGGGTTGTGGTGGTCCATCATACGGGAAAGCGTTCTTGAGATCTGGATTGAACTCTGGCTCAACTGCCATACCCTGATCCGATCCAACCTGGCCTGGACCTACTGGGTTTACGTACACTGAAGACTCTCCGTACTTACCGTCACCTGCAACACCTCCCGCAGCCGTGCCTGCTCCAGCTCCTCCTGGTCCAGCTCGTCCAGGTCCACCAGGTCCACCTCGTCCAGCACCTGGCTGAGGAGTAGTGTCGGGTCCAAAGATCTGGGGGTATGGTCCTCCAGTACTCTTACCATTCTTGCCACCACCGTTCGTGCTTGAAGGGAACGCAGGAGGATTGGCACTTGGACCATAAATTGGATCTAAGCTTGTATCTTTTGGTTTCGTTCCGTCCTTCTTAAATGCATCCAGCGTATTCATTAACTGGCCATCCGTCATATTTTCGCGCGAACGGTAGAATAAAATTACGAGGATAGCAATTCCTACCAGAACCCAGATCCACATTGTCTTTGTTAAAATATAAGAAATGGCAAAGAAGTCGCGTCGCGTGACTCGTCGTCGTAAGCATGGAGGCGTTCAGAGTCTGTCTGATAACCAGATGATGGGTGTACAGGCAGCTTTAAGCGGAAAGGATACCGCCGTTCTACTCGAACCGGATACTCCCGTCCCTGCAGCTGTACTAGCAAAAATGCCGGGGTTGCACAAAACTGCTATGTCTTCTCCCGAAGATCGGAAGGTAGAAATGGCGCCAAGTCAGGTTCGTAAGGCTGGACGCAAGACTCGTCGTCGTAAGGCTCGTCGTGGTGGAGGTTTAGGTGAGAGTTCGGCTACGTGGCCACCAGATAAGTCTTCATTCGGGTCCAAGATTGGTTCCCCTGAGAATACTGATAATCTGATTGGATATGGCGGAAAGCGCCGTCGCTCACTGAAGCGTAAATAAGTAACGGGTCTGATTCAGATCAGCTAGGATCTCATCGCGGATATTCATGAGATCTGTATCGTTCTTGGATAACAGAGCAGGCAGACGATCGGTCATCCATGCAATAGCCTCATTGAGTAGAGCAGGTGCCTGTACGTCATCGTAATTGCGCAGACGGATTGTGCCAGTGCGTGGCGTCAGCTTGGGACGGCCGTACTTGCCAATATAGACTTCGACGAACTTATCAATAGAATCATCAAGCTTGTCAACAAGATCATCGGTAGATTTATGGCGAGCATACTGCATCGTCTCCCAATGATAAATCTTGACCTGGTTGCGCAGAGTCAGCATCAAATTCACAATCTCACCGCTCATTTACTATATGTTGGTAATTTTTGATCTAGAGGCATTGCTTCGGTCTTAAACACCCCGCTGGAAATAGCTCCTTCGCTAGCGGTAATACCCTGCCACGAACCGGACATAGCATCATACCGTGCCTGGATTTCGGGCTTCTTCACTGCCAAATCTAAAAATCCAGTCTTACCCTTCGATGAATCCGACGTAGGGTAAGGTGCTGGCATAGATGATTGAGGAACAGGAGTTCCGCCAACTGCGTTCAAGTATCCAGACCAATGCTTGTCCATTTTGTTGTCTCGTAAGAATTAAATGAAGGAACTGGACGGAGCAGGATTGAAAAAGGAGATAAGCTCCGGCAAACCGGTAGCGGTCTTCTTCTATATGGATGGATGTCCTCACTGTGAGAAGATGGAAAAGCCATGGGAAGATCTGGAAAAGGAAGTTCCTCGCATGGTTTTTACTAAGATTGAGAGCAAGAATGTTCCGTCTGAAATGGGTGTTACCGGCTTCCCTCACTTTGAAGTTCATGGTAAGTCAAAGAAGGTAGCGGACGGGTCATCTACGAAACAGGAATTAAAGAAGAAGTTATTTGGTTCCGGAGGGCGCCGGAGCACTCGGAGCCGTACCCGCCGGCTTACTCGTCGAGTTCGAAAGCGTAAGCTCTGAGCCACGGGCAGGCATGTACCCCTCACTTAGCTGCTTAGCCTGACGAGCAGGGAAAGCAGACGAGTAATCAGGCTCATTCAGTCCCTTGGACAGCCACTTCAGGAATCCGTCCTGGTCGTTCGGGATGGTGGCCGACTGTAGGGTGTGGAAAGGCATAATAGCCCGAGCCTGATCAAACAGATCAGATGTGTCCATGTAAATATCGGTCGTCTGCTGGAACGACTTCATAATACCAGCCTGGACATCGCGACGAATAATTGGCGCGGCATCGAGGCGATCCGGGTTATCGGTAATCTCCGTAAGTAAAGGATTCATAAAAGGGTTTGCGGCAGTGGGCATCGTATACTGCTTTCCACTTACAGCAGCCTTGAACGTTTCCAGAACACGTCCGTGAGGAAACAGCGTGAACAGAGCAACCGTCGCACCCATGACAGCTGGGATGGCGAGGAGGTATCCGGTGATCTGCGTCGCCAAGAACAGGATCACTGAAAAATATACTGAGAAGCGCACGACAGCATTCAGTGCCTGTACAGTCGTCATAGACTTTGTCGGAACAAATCGACTCCACTGATCTGGAGCAAAAAGTACAGCTGGATCCTTAAACCAGATTTGTTCGGTCATCTTATTTCTAGCTTGAGTTTTTATCGCGCTGTTTCTTCTGTAGCCGTGCTAACATTCGCTGGCGACGAGCCTCCGGGGAATTTCCGACTAGAACCGCAGCTGGCGTATCTCCCTTATTGAGACCTAAAGCATCGTTAAACATATCTCCAAACAGGGACGTAACTTTTGCCTTAATAGCCTCTACTTCCGCCGTAATCTGCTGCTGAGTGATTTCTCCGCGCTGCATCTTTCCCTTCAGAAGGTTCTGGATCTTGTTCACAAGCTTCTTGACCACTGGGTTCTCGGGATCACGAACCATTTCCATCAACTGCTCAGGGCTCTCGATATTCAGATTGAATTCGGAAGGATCAATCTGCTCGATAATATTAGTGAACAACTTCGCAATACGAGTATTCATAATGAACTCCAAAATAGACTTGAAATGATCTTCACTGTTCTTATCGTTCAGAATCTTGTTCACTTCGTCGCTCTGGTTGCCCGTACCGGTCCAGTAAGACTTAAAAATTTCAATAATAGATCCGATCTTGTCCTTGATATCTCCATGCAGGAATCCGCCAATCATACACATCTGGAAATGCTTCCACAGCTCCTCTTTGGGGCACTCACGCTTCCAAAGAGCAGTCAAATCCACCCCAAAAAGAGTACGAGCCTTTTCGGTAAAGAACGTATCGTCGCGCTGAAGAATCTTGAGAGCGTCTGGGTAGTACGTCTCAATAGTCTTTAAATCATCCTCGAATTTCGGGACGGGCGAAACGTCCGGAAACGCCTTCCGAACTTCATTTAAAAAACCTTCAAATATCTTAGTTGTGTCCATTTAGCTTTTATCCTGAACAAATGTTTAAGCCCGATTTCCGCCACGGGAAGCCATCTGAGCCTTGTTCTCAGCAGTCAGGCATACGCATCCAGTGTCCGTGTTAAAGGCTGAAGGGCAGCAATCGGCCTCTACCTTGTTACCTACGAGGTACATCAGCTTATTCGGGTCGTCAGCCTGGGAAGGCAGAGAACCGGTAATTGGGGCGGCCTCGTTGGCAGCCCAGCCGGAAACACCGCCGCCAATATCCACCTGATCATAGGGTCCCATTCCCGATGCAGTTAGCTCCTTGCCAACTGGCTGCTGCATAAAGCTCTCCTTAGACGTCGGCATCACGCGAGAACCGAAACGAACGAAGAGTCCGGCCAGAACGGCTGCCACGAAAAAAGCGAGAACGATTGCGGTTTTGTCCATTTATTACTATGAGTAGCGATTAAAAACCGGAGGCTGCAATTAGGGATGCCAATACAATCGCCAAAACAAGTAGTACGGGATTGAACAGGGCAAGGATGAACGAAATAGCCAGAAGAATAAACACGAACGTCTTCACGATTGAAATGAACAAGGTAACGAACGACCAGACAAAATCCACAAGTACCTGGGCCAAGTATGCTGCAATATACCCTTCTCCTGCGAACCGACTCATGACGTCACGAATCTTGGCTAGATAATGAACGAAAACACCTGTAGAATTAGCAGCCTTTGTCAAGGTCTGGGCCATGAATGCGAACATAAACTTGCGGATGTTGGAAAATACGGTACGGAAAGCACCCAGAGGTTCCGCTAGATCATTCAGAGAACTTGCCAGCACTCCAAAGTACGAATTTATCTGGTCAACGACGATTCCCCAAATACTTCCCGCAAATTCGTTGCTGCAGTGTACGAAGTTATCGGCGGCACTTACGTCTGGGCGAATAAATCCAGCGACTGGCATATACATCGGGTTGCAGCGGTGTTTTGGCCATTCATCATGTATCTTTGACCAGTTACCTAATCCTTGTACAACAGCAATTGCAAGAAGCGATGCAACTGTTGCTAAGATGACTACAATCATTCTACTGATGTTATACACCTATTTTTATTCAGTATTTTTCTACCTTGGACGTAATCAATGATTTATCCGTGATCAAGTTGAACTTTATTGTGCCGTTTACTAGGTGACGTACTGTACCACGTACCCGTTCTCCATCAAACATATCGCCGACATTAATTTGTGCTAAAGCAGGATCTGCTATCCCCGAAACAACCCCAACTTCCGTGAAGTCCATGAAAATATGACCTTCAATTCTGAATGATCGCAAGTGGGTATTGATACACACTAAGCGCTTGCTGTCATGCGTACGTACAGCATTAGGGTGCTCGGCGACCGGAATAAACTTATCCTTGTGCCAGACCTTGTGGCCTCCTGATACCTTTGTATTGCCCAGTATATACATCGGGACGTCTGTGCCGTCAATAGAGTAGACTGAAGTTACAGTATTAATATGCGGCAGGGTATCTCCAAGCTTCAGGTTTTTCATGTACGTAATATTGCCAGAATTGGTCTTAATTACGGTATCTTCATCGAAGCACAAAAAGTTCATCGTCTTTCCAACCGGACCATTAATCAGCGACTGACCGGTCTGCTCTCCTGCATAGAAGATGTAGACGAAGGACATCATGATACCTACTAACCGGGCCATGAGGGTGCGCATACGAATAATGATGTACTGGAACTGAGACATCAAGTTCTCAATCTTTCCAAATACGGTACCCACAATGCCTAGGAAACCTGTACGCGTCTGTGCCATCATTCCGCGCATATCATTCATAGCACCTCCAATTTGGGTGACAACGCCAGTTACCTGAGAAAACTGAGCCATAATTGGATCAACTACGAAACCAGTATAATCCTGGAAACTCTTCATCGTACAGTCCGTAAAGTTCTTGAAAGGGTCTTTCCCAACCAATCCTGCAAAGGGCATGTACGCAGGATTACACCGGTAAATTGGCCAATTATCCTTCAAGTCTTTGATGTTGTTCATCACGAGCATGTACAAGCTTGCGCCGGCAGCCACAAGTGTTGCCACCACAACTATAGTGGTTTCCATTACTCTTAACGGTCAAAAACACAAAACGGATTTGGCGAGGTTGAAAATAGGTGTTTCAAAGATGGACTATCATTCTATGGAGCTGCCTGAACTCAAGGCTATTGCAAAAAAGCACGAACCCAAAATCAAGCATTACTATATCATGTCACGAGCACAACTAATTCAAGTTCTGCTCATGGACAAGTTTCCCGATAAGATGATCTTGGAAAAGAAGACACTGAAGCAACTACAAGCCGAAGCTAAGGAACGTAACATCCCGAAGGTTTGGAGTTTCCGACGACATGAATTGATGGAGATCCTGTACCCAACAAAAACGGAATCAGACAGCCCAGTTGAGAAGAAGGTATAACAAGATGTACGGCCAAAGGCACGCATCTAAGTCGGGTATTACCGGCTATACGGGTCTCTTCTGGGGATCTGTCCGTAATGAGGACGGGTCTACTCTAGAGTACGCCAGCGACTACTTCTTTGAGGTGGAAGACAACGGCAAGGAGGCCTGGGACATTATCAACGACAAGCTACATTGCCAACTGCAAACGCAGATTGGCAAGGTGGACTTTAATAAGTATCACTGGCAGTGTGGCTTTGGAGGCGACGAGATGGACGGGCTGCTAGATTTCTGGCTACCCACTCAAATTGCATGTCCGCCGGACATGCACTTCACGATCCTTGGCAAGAACTACGTGATGTCCTTCATCTATGGTGGCGATGACTTAGGTCTTGGCTCGGAAAAGGAGGACGAGGATAATGATGATTGAAAGAAACATGATTACCCACAACAGGGTCAAGGCCACGATATAAGGATACAAATACTGGAATACCTTCGAAAGAATAGGAACCAGTATGTTTTTTTCAAAATAAGCTTGGAATTCAGGGGTACTAAAGTATTGCAAGGGGTCAGCCGGCATCTTATTCCACCATTCGCTTTTATAGACGGAAAACTACCGATTTTTTTATTAACTTCATATCAAAGAAATGAAGGGACAGACGACCAAGCTACTTCTTGCCCTAGGAGGCGTTGTTGTCGTTGCGTGGCTAATTAGTACTTATTCTGCCGGAAAGGGCGCTGTAGGTGAGGGTCTAGAGACGATGGACAAGCTTGCCGGAGCGCTCGGCGTCCAGGGTCCTCTATCCGACTCAGGCCCCCATGGTGCTCCCACGATGTCTGCCGGTGGCAATGCCCAGCCAACGGAGAGCGTCCAGGGACGTCACCCTGCCTCCCAGTCCACGTACTCCGACACCACCCTGAGCGCCGGTGAGCTCCTCCCCAAGGGTGAGATTGGTGCCTCGTGGGCAGCCGTCAACCCTGCTGCGGTCGGTGACCTGAAGGGCCAGAATTTCCTCGATGCCGGTTACCACACCAACACGGCCATTGCTGGTGTCTCGCAGACGAACCGGAATGCCTCGTGGGATATCCGCTCAGAGAACCCCAATCCCCAGTCCAAGGTTGGCCCTTTCCTCAACACGACGATTGCCCCCAACCCGTTCAAGCGTGGCCTGGATGCGTAAATTGAAACTAGGTAAGTAATAATGTGGCCAGTAGCCTTACTTGGTACTGGATTAGCGTTAGCTTACGCGTCTACTCGCGGAGTAGCAAACTTAAACGATGTGAAAAGTCAGCGTGATGGCAAGATATACAAGGTTCAAAACTTACCTGACAAGCAGGATGCGTGTGAGAAAATGGCTGAAGTGCACGAGAACTTACAGAAGCTGATGGCTAAGTATCGTGATGATCCAGCTACGGCCGCAGATCCCCGCGTAAAAGTTCTACTTGACCGGTTTAATCCCGACAATATCTGCGAGAACGATATTAAAGCAGATTCTACATCCTATTCAGAAAACAAGGGTGAGAAGATCGTAGTGTGTTTGCGTGAAAAAATTGAGCCGTATAAGCTGGTAGATACGAATACGATTATGTTCGTAGTCTTACACGAAATGGCTCACTTGATGACGACGACCGTAGGCCATACTCCCGAATTCTGGACGAATTTCAAGCGGATACTTCATGACGCAGTTGGGGTAGGAATATACCGAGCCGAAAATTATTCCAAGTCACCAGTTTCATACTGCGGTATGCAAATCACAGATTCTCCAATCTAATGAATAATGTTGAGGAAGGAACTCATAAACGTTCTTTCAAAAGAGAAACATACTGTTTCCTTTTTTGAAGATGATAGTATTGAAACAGTTCGTGAACAAGTGGCGAAGTCAGCTAACAGTCACCCTGACCGAATGTTTATTCTGGTGTCGGTGAAGCTGCCGAAAGACTACTATACTGCCGATCCCCGAAACTGGGAGAATTTGTTCGATAGGTTATCGTACAATGGCAGGAATATTGAGAAGTCGGTATTTGACGAGTACCAGTTATCCTACCGAGTCCCAAATACTCGCGTAACTTTTAAGTCGATTGATCGATCAGAATGGATGGCGTACCCCGAAGAACTAAAGGTCTTGTTTTCTACCGACTGCTCAGAGTACCGTATTTTTGGAGTGTCGGATATCAAGTCGTTTATCTTGCCACTGAATACAGAAAGCTCAATTCTGTCCCGCATTCCTGCCCAGAATCTTCCGCGTCCAGACAATTCTATCTTGCTTTCGTCATACTACACTGTATCCCAAATTGACCATTTCGCATACAAGATTTACGAAGAAGGTCCAAATACTATTTACTACTACCCCTACCTTCGTTCCGAAACTCCCAATATTCTTTCCGATGAGAGCGTACGTATTCTAGATAAGAACGCCAAACTCTTAACCGATTTACTTGATCTACCAATCCCCAAAGATTACAAGCATTCAAGTACGCACATTCTGCATACCCGATTCCACATTCCTTGGGTTGAAACTGATTTTGGAAGTGCTGTGCGTACTCGTTTCGAACAGATCTTTTATGGTCTGACAGTATCGTCCACTGTACCATACATTGGTCTGTTTACGTCCAAAGACGAGATCAATCGCCATAAGTTTTTCACTGAGGATCCCAAGACCAAGGAAGCGTTCTTGGATATGTCTGATTGGAAGACTTGGTGGTCTAAATCCAAACCTGCCCGTAATCGTCCTACTCTGATCTTGTATCGCGGTAAATCCAAACACCATTTCGATCGCATCTTGGTCACTGCAGATTATATGATGGTTTCAACGAATCGGCCGGAAGAGAATACGGAAACCGTAGATGAGTTAAAGAAATCGTGTGAGAAATGGCTGAAGACGTTTGATGCCCTAATTCCATTCGTATCAGAAAAAGATATTCATCCCGATCGATGGGAGTTACAGGAAATGAATATTGCTCTGAAGTACCCTAAAGCCGTAGATACTCTGAGCATCTTGCGTTTCAACTGTATTACGCCATTCTACTCGATTGCCGACCAAACCAAGTCCCGATTCATGATGCTTCGTACTGATCATGCTAATTATGGCGTAACGTCCATTGAAGCCAAGCTGATCCAGATGTCACAGGAAGGACCACTGAATGCAAAAGAAGTATCTCAGGAACTATCTATGACGCCAGAACATGCGTCTCAATTAATCAACAGTGTCTTGGCCAGGCAGGAAGAGAATAATAAGTTGGGAGACAGGATTTTCAAGGGTTTGCCAATGATGACAATTGGCACTCATTCTATCAGCATTCGATCAGTGACTGAAACCAATTTGTCTGTGAAGTACGCCGATATCTTGCGATATGTTCTTTCAAATCCTGATTCAGATGAGCTGGATAAGATTTGTCCAGCACGAATGCAGACGATAGCTTCTGAATCTGCCGTTATTCAAACGAATGTTGTGGACGAAGATGCATTAGTTGATGATGCATTTGCCGATCTTCTTGGCGATTTTGATGCGGAGAAGGAAGAGCCAGTAAAGGAAGAAGCAGAAGAACCCAAAACTACATTAGATGTAGCTAACCAGCCAAGTACTATTTATAACTATTTTGCTAACCGTTTGCGCTCATTCGATCCTGAAACCTTCGTAGAAAAGTCAGGATACTCTAAGAAGTGTGATCAAAAACACCAGCCAGTCGTCATTACTCCGGAAGATAAGAAACGACTTGAATCAATTGATAAGGGAGCATACGATCCAACGACCAAAGCAGAAGATGGAACGTTAGTGGATGTAGAAGATCCGGATGGAACTCTAGTATGCCCAGAGTACTGGTGTATGAAAGACGAGATTCCTCTGCGCGAAGACCAGCTTTTATCAGAAGACGGAACTCTAAAATGCCCAGTATGCCGTGGAAAACTACAGACGTCTTCAAATGTAGATTTACGAGAGTATCCTTTAATTAAGCGCGAAACTGGTCAGATATATCCTGGATTCAAGAATTATAAGTCTCCAGGTAATGGAAAACGCATGCCTTGCTGTTTCCGCAAGACGCAAGTAAAGAAGACCGAGAAAGTATCAGAACTCAAGGATAAATATTATGTTTTCATTGAGTCTAAAAGTAATCTCCCTGAACTTCGTATTGCTAAATTAAGTCGTCAGACAATCGATGATTTGAACTTGAATGAAGATTACTCGGGACTAGATAATCAGCGAGTATCGGAAAACGGTGAAGGATTTTTCCGAGCAGGATTAGGTCATGCATCAGAAACACTGCCTCAATTACTCGGGATGACGCAGAAAATCCCGTCGCCACGCGAAGCTGTCCAAACTGTTCTGAAATGCTCGTTTATGCGTTTGTGGTCTAAGCAATCGGATACGCACGTAAAAGAAATTTACGATAAGCTGAGTGAGTACAGCGGATCGATTCGCGATAATTTGGCACGTACAATTTCCGGAATTGATGATGCCTTTTCCAGGAAGGAGTTATCACCAGTGGAAGAATTAGAATATTCTGCCCTGGCATTACAGTGTGATCTATTCAGGTTCAATGTGAAAACACAAACGGTTGGATGTTTATTGTACTCGTCGATCATGAAACCACGTACTCGTGGAATTATTATTCTGCAGAACAATACTGAACTAGATATCTTAACTAGTGCCAAGCGAGTAAAGAATGCGTTCGTGTACCGTTCTAATATTTTCGAAGCTCCGTTCGGGAAGTATGCTTACCGAATGGTAGAACGCCAGCGCGAAAAGGCTTGTTCTACAGAAGTGCCAAATTATACTGAAGCAGAAAAGGTTCGTGAAAAGTTATTCACTGAGCCATACTCTATTATCTTAGACCCGTTTGGACGTGGACAGGCACTCTACATCCCCAATAAACTTGTCTTGCCATTCCGGACATCCGTGCTTCCAGATTCAGATGTGCCACGCATATGGGGATTCTCTGATCTGAAACTGCCGTCGTACGACACAATGAAAGATATCCTACAGAAAGCAGAATCAACAACTACAGGATACGGATACCAGGATGCGTTGTACGACTCAGCAGGGAAACGGTCAGAAATCTTGACGACTAGTGGACTACGTGTTCCTGTCCTACCTGAAAAAGTCGGAACGGGTGAAGTGACTGATACCATTCCAACGGTAAACAAGATAGGAGAAGATGTGTTGGTATCTGGACTTCCAAACTCTGTTCTGAAAGAGAAGTATTCGGAAATATCGTACGATGCAGAAGTCTTGGAGTTTTTGGTGTTTCAGTTATCGACTGACCTGCAGAATGAAGAGTACCGTGATCTGCGTACGGCACTACGAACTCTAAATCGCAAAGAACTCGAAAGCTTATTGAAAAAATGGTACGATCGTGTTACCCAGTTTGTGGATATCAAGGATTCACGGGAATTCATTTCCAAGATCCGCACACCATGTGGCCAGTTCGCAAAGAAGGATTGTAAAGGTAACCTTTGTGGATGGGACGGAAAGGTATGCCGAATCCAAATCAAAAAATCAGTCAAGGAAGACCAGTTATTTAACCGGCTCTTCTCTGCTGTATTTGGTAATTCAAAAATTAGAGCTGTAGTCCTTGATGGACGCACGACTCCTTTTTTCAGTACGATTTTGTACCTTGAGCTTCCTCATGAACATATTGTGACCGATAAACAGCTTTAGACATCGTCAACATTAATCTCCTCCTCACGTCCCTCGAACTCGAATCCGCCCTCATTCGCTGTCGTCCGAGTCGTGAGATCAGTTTGGTCAGTGACAAGCGATGTGATATTGGGGTGAATGAACGTCAGCTCCTCGATCTTAGAAAGATCTTCGCGGGAAACCATGGCCACCATCTCAAGCGCCAAAGCACCGACAACGCCAGTCTTAGCAACTAGAATAAATACGCCTGGAATCACCAGCATCGACTTCTTAGCTCTACCGGTAAACCTGCCGGGGATCTTAGCCTGCTCAACAAATACCTTATCGCCTCGCGAGTACACTACCTCAATTCTAGCGTTGCCCACAGTCTTAATGACCCGCGCAACGTAGATTTCATCGTCTAGTTCTTCATCCTTCTTCAACTGCTTCAAATCATAAATATAATTGGAAATAAGATCGTCGCTCTTACGCTTCGACGAACCTCCAGAATGACGCGGCATTTTATACTCTTTGTGGGATTACACTCATTAAATCCGTTTTACCAGTACTTACGGCGTCCACCGGCCATACCGGGCAAGGCAGACAGGAGACCGGGAGGAGGTGCCGTCACCTTGAGGTATCCATTGTAGAGGCAATAACCTCCTAATCCTAGAGCAACAACGCGCCAGAACCAGGTCATTACACTGCCACCGGCTGGATTACCAACGATTCCGGCAATAGTGATGGTGAGAAGGTAGGCGCCAAGGAGAATCAGAAAAATACCTAGGAAGTCCATTTATTCTAAGCAGATATTTACCGCCGACGGAGTCCGCCTACGCCCATAAACGTGGGCTGAGGAGGATACAGCGTCTGGTACCCGAAATACATGTTGATCAGACCTGAAATGATATAGAACCAATCAAAGACCCAATCGGCCGTAGACGCAGGGTGGTGCGTAATCATCCAGTAGATCGTGTACCCAATCACTACGAGTCCAAACAGCAATAGAACCGATCCTACAAATGGACCGAGCATTTGTTATATAAACCTATTTTATGCGACCGTTTGGCTCATAAAATAGTTTTTCAACCGATTTGTTTTATATCAGGGGAACGTCCACCACCAGTTTTAGGTTAAACTGGAAACTCTTTACGCCTTCACCTCCGTCTTGAGGAAGTGGACCTTCAGGAACGACTGGAGGTTCAGGTACGTGACCTCCTGGCCATCCTTGACGCGGAGGAGCTTGCCGAGCTTGGCATCGGGGATGATGCGGCGCTTGAAGCTGGGGTCAAAGCACGAGTGCTCCTTCACGTACGTCGCGATGTACTTCGTGACATCCGTCTGGCTCTTCTGCGACTTAGGCGAGAGGCCCATGAAGCTCGCGAGCTCATCGGAGATCGGACGGAGCTTGAGGAAGGCGTTGTTGGCGCGGCGAGCCTCCCAAGCCGTGCGCTCCTCGGCCGTCATGTCCTCCGGGTTCTTCTTGACACGGCGCTTGGAGTTGCGGGCATCACGCTTGAGCGCCTTGACGGCCTCAGCGGCCTCGGCGACTAGCGCGCGAACACGCGTCGTCGTCTCCGTGCCTAGCGCCTTCAGGCTGTCCTGGAGCGTCGCTAGGATCGTGGCGGCAGAGCGCGTCTCGGCATCCGCAACTACGGCAGGCGCAGCAGCGGGCGCATCGGCAACTACGGGGACAGTTACCTCGGCCTTCGCGGCGGCCTTACGAGGGGCCTTGGCGGCAGCGGGGCTACGACCACGGGCGGCGACTGGCGCTGAGGTGGCAGCTGGGGTGGTGGCAGGGGCAGGAGCGGTCTTCTTGGCGGCGGTCATCGTGTTTGACTTAATGGCAGACTTTGAAGATGACATTTCTAACGCGGTTGTTATACTACCATTACTCCTTACCTGTTTAAATCACATTCTGCAGACGGAGCTGATAATTATGAAACACACTGTATAATTTTCAGGACAATCGTACAAAATCGACAAAAGTAGCCTAGAAGTAGCCCAAGATGCCTGAGTTCGCTGAGATCGGCCTTTTTCAAAATTGGATAACACACTTTTTAGCCATGTGACGTACTGATACCGTCTAGAACCCGCAGGATGTTCAGAAGCAAACGATATTAAATCCTGCTTTATTAAATTCAGCATGACGTACAACTGAGACCGGTTCAGAGACGCAAACAATAAATGGTTCATATCAAAGAACCCGTTCTCTTCAATGATCTGACATACGGTCAACCATTTTTCCGAAACAAGAGCGGCAAACGTTTCGGATTTGGGAGTATCGTGATAATTCTCCAACCCTAACTTCTTTCGTATCCGACATACGTCTCGTAATCGCCTTCTTGTTTCAATGCTCAGTGCCTGACGAGTATACGGATTGGCAGGAATCGTAGAGTGTTTCAGGATTTGGTACATACTTCGAACATCGAACCACCACAACTTATCGGCTTCTCGGAATGAAAAATAGTTAAGAGGATGAACCTTATTCTTTTCGTCCAGTGTTACCAGTTCTTCCGTATTATGGCACTCCTTGCGGTTCAGAACACCTTCTCCGGCCAACTTCAACCGCTTACGCATAAAATATCCTCGCCATACCTTCTGCAGTAAAATGGCATGGTTCTTACCATTATTGACTTCTGCCCATAATCGCTTCACCTTTGCTTTGGCGTGCTTTCCGCAGAACAGAAGACCCTTAATGGCCTGAGAAGGACACTGTTCCAAACTTGTCTTGTTCTTACAAGACGCACATACTACCATTATTTACTTTTCCTATTTCCTTTCCTGTAAAACGTAAATTTGGTTTCATTTTCCCGAAAACGGATTTACACCTTTCTAACGTATACAGATCACAACAACAAGCAAAGATGAACGGTCCTATCCATTCCAACTCTATCAATGTCAATGACGTAACGTTCCAGGTCGGTCTGCCTAAGGCAGGTCGTAATCCCCCAATTAGCATGCGCTACAACGGCAACAGCCTACTTATCCGCCTGCCCCGTGTGGGTTACCCTGGCGGTGTTCTCGTCCGTGAGGGTGAGACCGGTATGAAGACGTATACGCTGATCGGTTCCCTCAAGGGCGCTGATCCGTATGCCAAGGAGCGTTCAGCTGGTGCCGATGATCTCGGCAAGCTGTACAACCTCCTCAAGGATCTGGATGAGCATATCATCAAGGCTGCTGTGGAGAACAGCCCCAAGTGGTTCGGCAAGAAGCGCTCTGAGGAGGCAATCCGCGATGCGTTCAAGCCAATCCTAAGCGTGTCGACCGACAAGGTCGATGGCGAGTATGTGCCCAATGGCAAGTATCCTCCCAGCTTCCGCGTCAAGGTTCCAGTGTACGACAATCGCGTTTCGACGGAGATCGTCGATGCGTCTCGCAACCCAGTGACGTATGTCACGCCAGAGTCTCTGACCTCCATCTTCCCCAAGGGTGTTGAGGCGAACCTCGTAGTCAGCGGCAGCATTTATGTGATTGCTGGCGGTGGCTTTGGTGTTACGTGGCGTCTGACGGCTGCTCAGGTATTCCCTCAGGTTCGCCGTACGGCGGCGCAGATGTTCGACGATGAGTCGGCTGCGCCTCCTACTGTGGTAGAGGATGAGGAGTCTCAGGCTCCTGCTCAGGCACCAACTCAGAATGATGAGGATGAAGGCTATGGTGGTGGTCAGGCTCAGTCTGAGTCTGCTCCAGCTCCGTCTCCGGCTCCGGCTTCGGCAGTTCGTTCCCGCCGTAAGCCGGCTGGGGCGGGTGCACCTTAGACCAAACGCGTGAATCAGGTGGCGCAGTATACATAATAAAAGACTCATCTACAAATAGTACCGAGCAATCGGCAATGTATGGTCTTTTTATTTCCGAACAACCGTTCAGAGATAAAAGCGACTTTTTGCCACACTTTGTGCACTCGTGAATTTCAGGCATGTTCTGAATCATTGAAGGTGTAATGATTCGGATATTCGTATGCAGGGTTCGATCAATCACTGTCTTGAAATCGTCTTCCAGACAATCCTGGTATGCTTCATTCGAAAGCACTGACCAAAGCGTAGCATCCTTCGTCTTCCAATCTTCCTGAAACAAAGTTGAAAATGGGTCATTACGAAACCACAAAGCATGAAAGATCGCTGGGTTTTCGGGATCGTGTTCTGCTAGACCGACTCTTTTTACTTCATCGTACAGCCAATAAACGTTCCACTCAAACGATTTATCCAGCGAACCGCGATAAACGTCTCGGCCATTATAGTTCCACTCTTCGGCATCATAATCATCATCGTGATCAGCTATGTCTTCCGAGATATCTCGGTAAACATAGTCGGGTTTTAGGATAGAATACATTGTTATGTGAAAAGTTAATCAAACTTGACAGTTACACGCACATTGTGACGGGTCATGGACTTCGTAGCAGAATGGGAAAGCTCATGACGTTTCTTCTTAGGACCTTCTACATCCTTGGCTTCGTGTAGCCTGGTCTCCATATCTGCATGAACGGTTTCGCGGTGCTGCTCTAGGTAATCCAGAACTTCATCAGTGAGTGCCCACTCAAAAAAGTTCAGCTGGCCAACTGTCGTATCCATATCGTGGAACTTAATACGCTTCCACCGGCAGAAAGGGTCAAACATCTTTTTGCTATAGGCCTTCAGATGAGACTTGTACGACAGGTAAACAATCACGTGCTTATTTGCCTTGGTCATGTACGAGATATTGAACTTCTTGGCATAATTGGTCACAAACCAGTCAATCAGTCGCAGAGACAGGTTTGAGTTTCCGGATAGAATATCACGTACGCGATCAGTATTCTTTGCGTTATAGAATCGTTCTAGGCGATAAAGTACCCATTGTTCCTGGCTTTGGATTTCCATTTACTAACGTTCGTCAGAAGCACGAAAATGGTTATACTCCATCATCATTGCGGCTCTTGAAGTACTCTTTTACTTTCTCTGCAATTTCGGGATCGGTAATTTGAAATAATCCACTTTCGTCTTCTTTCAGTATATCGCGCACATCGGTAACATCTTTAAAAATAGAGTGCCGGTCAAAATACCTACGGTTTGAGATTGCCCCATGATATAAATGGTATATATCTCCTTTAATATACGATATCTTGGGACGAGTTGTAATAGATCTACAAAAATCAATATACGCAGGAACTTCGTACTTCGAATTTACATCAGATATAACAAGATCAGACTTTTGTCCAATCCATCCCATTATTGATAACGAATCACCACTTCCAACAACACAGTACTGAAAAAACCCGAACTGATTATAACATTCGCGTTTAAATGCCCAAGCAAACCCTACGTGACAACCATAACCAATCGTTCTAGTTTTTGAGAAGAATTTAACGACTGTTTCGGATTGTCTGATATTTTTCGTATATGTAAGATCTAACCAATTAGCAGTTTCGTAAGGATGTACAATATCGTATGTATCTAACGATGCCGAAAGGTCATCATACCAATTAAGATTACCGAATAGAACATCGGCATCTAGAAATACGAGTTTGGTATACTTTGCTGGAACTTGCTTTTCCAAAAGGTAACAAAGCCGTTCTTTATGAAACAAAACACTATCTGACTTAATTCTGAAAGATTTGTATATTGCAGGTTTATCGCTGTACACTTCAATAGTAAACATAGGTATCTGAGCTAACTGCATCATATTTTGGACGTAAAGAAAATTCATCAGTATTCGTTTAGAATTTGAGGAGTTGAAGTAGACGAAGCATACGGCCATATCTTTTTGTCTAGGCATATTGTACCGTATATCCCTGATATCAAAGTCCAAAAGTTTTACTGGATTTTCAGGAGGAACTTCTTGACGCAATAAATGGGCTATTTGACCAAACTTCTTTCTGAAATCTGATACGGATGTATTAGCATCCTGTGTTTCCATTAATATGAAAACCGATTTAATATCGCAAGATTAGTTCATACTAAGAATGGACTTAGATAAAGTAGAACAGATACTATTTCTTTATGGACAGGATGATCAGCGTACAGCTGCTTGGCACACTAAACGTGGTGAGATGCTAACTGCATCAGAAATTTATAAGGCAGTACACGATGCTTCACCTGCACTAAAACACGAAATTGTGATGTCAAAGCTTGTTCCGCGTCAGCAACAGCAGACCGGATTTGGTCCTAAAGCTCTTCTTTGGGGAACTCGATTTGAGCCTATTGCCAAATACATTTACACAACTTATCTCCAGGGAGGAGTTCAAATCGTGGATACGACATGTATTCCCCACCGCGAGCATTCTTTCTTGGGAGCTTCGCCAGACGGAATTCTAGTAACTGCTGATAAGAATGATTATCGCTACGGTAAGCTTGTAGAGTTCAAGTGTCCCATCTCCCGCGACTTCTCAGACACGACTCCTATCCCCACAACGTATTACCATCAAATGCAGCTGCAGCTGGAGTGTACAGATATGGACGAGTGTGACTATGTTGAGATCAAGTTTAAGGAGGTAACATATACTGAATGGCTAGAATCAACCGCTCAGTATAAGTCTTGGTTTGCGGTGGCAGAAAATGGCCGTGTAGTGTACCGTGACTTGGACGATACTCGGGACGTAGGAACTTGGCGCAAAGAAATGATGTCAAATTTGGAAACTGAGTGGTGGACTACAGTTTACTGGGTATTTGAAAAGCATCGCATCGCTACAGTTCCACGTGACCGTAACTGGCTCCCAACTAACTTGAACAGTTTCCGTGAGATTTGGAATATGGTTCAGCAGCACCGTACATCGGGAACGCTACCTGAACATCCTAAGGAGAAGACGATTCTAACTCTGTAGTCAGAGGAACTGCCAAGAAATTTGCCGATGGAAGAGGAACTATATTATAATTTAATTCAAGTAATACTTGCATTATATCTTTAGATGTTTCGGTATAAAACCCGAGCATATTAACTGTTTTTACTTTATCGTTTTTCTCGAAAAAAATAACTGGTCGGTCTTTAGTTATTGTCTTTAAAGCACCATCAATTACGAAATCTTCAAATCCTTCCACATCTATTTTGATAAAATCTATTTTTTTATCAAACTTTAGTGAATCAACGGTCTGGATCTCGATAGGATCTCCGCCTAACCCAATTTGTAACCCTCCAAAATTAAAATTGTGGGTATTATTTAGTGGGATATGGGTATTATCGCCATCAACACACTTATTATGCATAGAAGCAGAACAGTGTTTATTACCAAGCGCAATGTTGAATGCGTGCACTCTGTCATGTAAGTTATTCAAGGCTATATTGCACTTAAGCAAATCAAATATAACCTTTTGGGGTTCAAACGCAAAAATTTCACACGCCGGATTGATTGAACTGTACATGATTGAATGTGACCCACAGTGAGCACCTATATCAAGAATGGTGTTTGACTTCTTGATTATATTGGAAAGAAATGTCTCGACAAGTTCTTCTTCAAAAATATGACCTTGTTCCAGACAACATGAAAAAAACATATCGGTAGTTAAATACATCATTTTGCCATACCGAGTTGTGTTTAATCCTACCTTAAACATTACAGATTTACCATAAACAATGTGTAAATATAAGTCTTACTTAATTATACAGTACTTTTACGTATGATTTGACTAATGATCGGAAAAAATCCAAGTTCAGTCATAACTTTCTTCTTAACTTCCCTGATCTTATCAATGCGCTGAGACCACCAATCTTCTTCTACAGCCTGCTGAATAATCTCAGCTGCCTTTAGGGGATCGTCTGGTAACCGCACAAACGCCTGGGGATCAATGTGATCTTCTAGGTTAGGACATCCCCAATAAAATGGCAAGCATTCGCAGATCAGCGGTTCCCAGATTTTTTCGGTAGCATAATTGATTTCCGAGTTATTCTCGATTGCCACTGCGTACTTATACTTGGAATACACGTTGTACCGATTGTCGTCGGGCACTTGGCCGCGATAAAGCAGCATAGAGTGATAATTCTCTTTGCCGTATACATCAATCTTTCCGCCGCCCACCACATCCAGCCTGAATCTGTGCCCAGTATCGTGCTTCTTGTGGCTCAGGATAATACATGCATCATTCTGCTTTGAAGGAAAGTTTACCAAATCACCCTTCAGTGTCCACTGAGCAGGGTTTAGAAACTTACGATTATGGACGTGGAGAAACTTCGAAGAATCCGGGTTTGACCATGCGCCCCAGGTCTTTACACCCCACCGTTTCTTGTTATCATAGACCCAAGGCTCCATCTGAAAAATTATGCTTTTTTTTGGGTCGTAGACTTCTTCAGCATGGGGCATATTCACAATCACGTAATAGTCTGCCTCATCTTTCCAAGTAAGTTCCATGTCTGTTCCCATGGGTCCAAACTCCCGAGCCATTTCTCGAGATGACTGCCAATTTCCGATAAGCTTGAGGCTAAGAGGCTTCTCTGCCGTATTCTTGATATAAATTCCATCCGCATTACTAAAATATTGAGATGGCTGCAGAGAGCTCTTATCAATTTTGGTCTTAAAGAAGCCCAGAGTATTGAACCCAGCACAATTTGGGTCAGACATAGCTACCGCCTTAAGCTCTTCAACATTTCCACGCTTGAAGAATAAATCATTACCAATTTGGTCAACGCCCTGGACAAACGTGAAATCTTCTACGATATTATTGAAATCTAGAGATGCCTTTTCTTTTTGAATATCGGTATCTACATCTTGCGTAGTACGTTCATACCAATCAGTAAAAACAAGCTGAGGCCGTAGTTCCATACATTTCAGTTCACGACAGATCTTTACAACGTAATCAATTCCATGCTTAATTCCATTCTTGGCAATATAATCTACGAGAATCTGAGCACCTTTACGATTAATCGAATAACCGAACGTGCCACCAACGTACAGGTCATACTGAAGAGGTTGAACGCTCATATCCAAGCTTTCCTTAACGTAAACGTCTTTGGTTACTTCGCGATTTGCACTGAACATACTGTATCCCAAAAGTAGGTAATCGCATTTCTTAAATGCGTCACCCTTCTTCAACACTTCAAATTTCGCTTTGAATTTAGGTACCAGAGTGATATCGTCTTCAAAAATTACGTAATAGTCATCATTGCTGGCTAGAAGAGATTTCCACAGGTTGTAGTGGGAAAGTGCACACCCAATGAACCCTACATTCGACCCAAAATCATTGCCTTCAAATAAGGTCTTAAGCTCAGTCGTAGGCTTGAGCGCCTTTCCATCAACAGCTTCCACGAACTCGTAATCAGTAAACCCAATATTCGCAAGTTGAACCGTCATAGCATCCTTTCGGTCGGGACGGCGTTTAAGATTCACGATCTTCATGGTTTTCTCTTGATTGAATTGGCTTTCATTATTTAAGTCGTATGCGTTCTTTACTGTCTTATCATTGCGTTCAGATGTTAGCCGGCCAGTATGACGGCACGTGACCATATCGAAGAATGCAGACTTATATCCTGCATTTACCCACTTTGTAGCATAGTCCATCTCGAAGAACGTATTAGGACTATCGTAATTGCCAAGACTCAGGATAGTCTGGACATCAATCATACTTGGACGGAAACTGTAATGCGGCCAATAATGGCAATTACGGTAAGGAAACTGTCCAATCTTGTAATCGTGCACTGCAAATCCAGGACTTACTGGCAAGTAGCCTCGCATATCTACGTCACGAATCGTCTCCGCGTACGCGCGATTAAATAAGACTTGCTTGATCTCAGTCTGAGATTCCAGAAACTTCATTGAATCTTGGACATACGAACGCTTAACGTGAAACAAGAAATCGTCTTCCATATGAATCCAGTACTTAGGCTTCAATTCATTCAACTTATTCCAAATAATGTTCATGCTTTCGCGGTGACCCTTCTCTGCCTGAGTTTTGTGGTAAAAGGTCATCCAAGGATACATCTTCTTCATCTTGGCACGATCGTCTTTCGATGAGTTGTCATCAACACAAAACCATGACTCGATTTGGTCAGCATCTGTCCAATGGTTCAAGATAGAGTTCACAGTTTCCGTGAACAAGTCAAGACGCTTGCACGATGTAATTGTAAGAATAATGCCTTTCTTAGCAGGGTTAGGTTTGAACTTAGAAGGTTTCGTTAGCAGAACCCGGTTCTTCTTAAACAGCATATCCCAGAGAACAGACGTTTCGCGTGGTTCGTCGCACGACTGAATATAGTTCGTTAAGGAATAAAACATAGATAGCGTATTCGTATCGTCGTTCAGTTCGGACACTTGAAACCGTAAATTCTTACATGCTCGATCAAGAATAGCTGGCTGGGCAATATTATTAGTTATAATTCGCTTAACGCACTCGTATGAAACTTTACGGTTTCCAATAGAGAAAGCACTGATACTTACATTGAACTCCAGAACATCCCGGTAAAAATCGCTGAACAAAAACAGCTTATCTTGTGGGTTCTTGTTGTAGTTCTTATGCTTCTCGTACAGCAACATAACCAAAGAATGTAGTCCAGCATCCTTCAGCATTTCTATCGCAAAAATGATTCCCTCAGTACGATCTGGATCAAACTGCTCAGATTTCAGAAAATACTCCAGGGCTTTCTGGAAGTTGCTTTTGCCACGGTACTGAAACCCCAGCATAATACATGCGTAATACTTCTCTTGAACCCAGGTATTCAACTTATCGGCTACAAGCGTATACCATTCAATTGCATCGTCTGATTTATTTGCATCCTTAAAACTTTGGGCACAGTAGAAGGCATACCGATTCGCTAACCCACCTTTTGTTTCAAGATCCTTCTTGTATGCTGCTTTCAGAACTAGAGCATCTTTTAGATACTTATCTTTATCGCGACTACGTGATCCAGTCTTTCCCGAATCAACATAATAATCTCCTTCAATCGTTCCTTCAGTCGGAGATCCCTGCTCCAGAGATAGGTACTCGTGAAGAACACCCATAAACTTGGTCTTCTTATGAGCAGTCAGAAGCAGTGGACGGTAGTATGTGAATCCGTGCCCAAACTTCAGCTTATAGAAATCGTGTGTCAGCTTTGGGATGTTAATTGTTCCATGAATTGTGTCATCGGCATCGAAGATGAAAATGTAGTCTGCCTTCTTATAAGCTCCCTGGAGTGCTAGGGTACGATTATGACCAAAATCACGCCACTCATGCTGCAACAGTTCGCCGGGGATATTTTGTTCCTTGAAGAAGTCCGTGATGATTTCTCGTGTATTATCGGTTGAACCCGTATCGCAGATTACCCAGTAAGAAAAGGTAATCTGTTTCACTAGTTTTTCAAGAGTTCCACGTATGACGTGTTCTTCGTCTTTTACGATCATATTAAGGCATATACTGCTCATTTTACTTATTAAGAATTCAGTGCTTAAGCCGGTACATACGAGTTCCAGGCGTTCACACGGTAAGGAGTCTCAATGCCGGGGGGATTTACCGGCATAGACTGAGTGGGCTTGAAGTTATTCGTCGTCTGCTCATAAGACGAAACCCGAGTCTGCTCTGTCTTCTTCTCATTCGTACGGTCAACGAACGAAGACTCAAAACCTTCGCGAGATGAGTACAGAACATATCCTACAACTGCCAGCCCAGCCAGAATTGCTACGAAAGCTAGGTTGCTCATTTATGTCTAGGGCGTAAAAAATGGAATGGCGTTTTCGTAGTTATCAAATAGTAAAGGAATGGACGACCGAGTTATGAAGACGCTAAAGGAAATGCTCACGGATCGCGGGATCAAGGGTGAAGTGATGGATCCCGTAACTCCAGCTATGGATGAGACGCAGATGTACAATTTCGGAGGCGTTCTTGTAGTGTACAGTACGAAGAACCGAGTGAACGGAATTATGCCGTTTGTAGAGTTCGCAAAAGAGAATGGGTTCACGTCCGGTATGATTATTATTAGTGAGACGTCGATCAGTGAGCGCGTGATGGATTCTCTCGTCAACTATATTGCAGATCGAGAGAATCCGTTCGTACAGGTGTTTCTTCTAGCAAGTCTGTACTTCAATATTTCCAAGCATCGTCTGGTACCCAAGCAGCGAGTACTCGATGATAAGGAGCGAACCGAAGTATCAAAGAAGTTTGATCTTACAAAGCTTCCCCGTATCGAGAGCCAGGATGCGATGGCTAAGTATCTTGGTGCTCGTCCTGGAGATATTGTGGAAGTTTTGGGAATGTGCGAGACGTCTGGGGAGAACAAACGCTGGCGAATTTGTGTAGCAGAAACAACAAATGGATAACCAGTTCACGACTTTATCCCGAAGTTATCGTGATAACTACCTTCAGTATTCGTTAACGGGAAACCAAACATATAAGAGCGCCTACGAAGCTGCTAAGCAGGGACTTGATAACATCATTCAGTCCATGACAACCGAGGTTGAAACGAATAGTTCCAATTTGAAGAACGCGGTCGGAGCAGATGCGGCGTCGCTTTTTCAAGATAAGCAGGCTGGTCTAAGTAACGTTGGCGGTGCTATTCATACCCAGAAGGATCGGGTTGTAGAAGCCCAGATGAGGCAGCCCCCAACTCCACCTGCTCCTTCTTACATAACCCAGTATCTGGTAATCTCAGGCCTTCTAGGCGCTATCGTCCTCCTACAGCTTGTGTAATACCCTGCTTGACGGTAGTAGCCAAACTGGTCGTCCAGGCAGCACGAATAGCCAACATTATCACAGCAAGGCACAGAATGCACAGGGCAAATAAATAGATATTATATGACGTCAGTGCGATAGCTAAATTGCTCTGGGTCGTAGCCTGGATCATTTTTAACGTCTGGAGTTTATCCATGGATTTCTTCATATCAGCATACTGCTTTTGGTATTTCACCAAGTCGTCAGTTAAAGAATCCATAGTCGCCGTATCAATATCTGACGTACCCTTGCTAAGAATTCCAAGTATACCGCGTATTTCTCCAGTCATGTTCTGATTCAGGCTAAGAACCTTCTGAATCAGTGCATTTTGAGACGCCGGATCTGGTTCCTGAATAGCTGCCGAGATTGCGGTAGAATATTCGGTCTTCAGCTGAGAATAGTGCGTCTGGAAGTTTTGTAGATCCGTCTGCCTCGTATCGTGAAAGGCTAGGAGATCCATTACTTTTCTCGGATACTAAATAAATGTCAAGTGTTGTATCACTGAACACTGGCCCAAACGGAAAAGGCCCGGCTACTGATTACTCGATGTTTCTGGAGATGAAGAAGCGTCGTGTACTCACGATTGGTGTGCCGGTAAAGAGCGCTGTAGGAAACGTCAACGGTATCAAGATCTCTGATCGCCCGATGCAGCGTGGATTTACCGACAATATCGTAACTCCTCGTCTCCACGTACACGGAGCGTACAAGAACTTCATAAATCCAAATGCCTGATAACTTTATAGAGCACAATAATAATGACAGATTTCCAATCTGCTTTTGATACTAATACGAGTGGTATCAATACCACATTAACGACCCAGCTATCTTCTGTCCAACAATGGGCGAACATACCTGGTTCTCTAGTCAAGGCTTCATCGTCGCAGGCCGGATATCTTTGGGGTTTCAACTCTGTTAACAAAGTCTACGTCTGCCAGCAGCCATGCACTGGTCAGTGGACAGAAGTGAACTTATCTAAGCTGTCTCCAACACAGACCCAGCAGACGGGATGTTACGGAACACCGGTCACTACTAGCCCTAGAAACTTCTTTTATCCGACGCCATGGCATCAATATTTGGCTCAGTTTGGTAATAATAACCCGAACTACGTTTCAACATCTCTCGATGGAGCCAAAGCTCTGTGTGCCAAAAACACGGGATGTCGTGGTATTTTTAGCTGGACGAATCCAAACGGGAAAGTGTTTACGGTATGGGACCAAGATCCAACACTAGGGAACTTAGCCGAAAATGATACTCCGGCTCAAGATGCTTCAAAATCCGGAACCTTTATTCCTATTGCTAGGTGCCCACCGCCACCACCACCAGCTAACGTAACGATCCTCGACATTGTGACTGATGAGACCAATGTATACATGCTCTTTTCAAATGGGTCAGCGACGTTCCTTGCGACCAAGACGGCCAATAATCAGACGGACTGGTCTATGAATCCAGTAGGCAATCCTACATTTGCGCCGGTCAATATCTTTTCAACCCATACGTACATTTGGTTACAGTCTGCCACGAATCAGAAGGTCAAGATTCCCAAGCCAGTGAATATGACCAATTCTATGCCGGTTGCTGATACGTCGGTCAAGATTACGTCTTCAAGCGCTACGGCATTGTATGGTGTTGACGGTACTGGAAAAGCCATGAAGTCTGATGAGACACTGCAGACGGGTTGGGCTCCTGTTTCGGGCCTTGCAGGTACTGCCGTAAAGTCGCTGGTCGGAGATCTTGATCAGCAGGGATTGTTCATTATAGATAACAATTCGCGGGTATCGGAGTGTGTTGGCGACTGCTCTACTAACAAAACTGTCCCAGTGAATACTCAGGGTTACCTGCCTCTGTACATGACTGCCGATCCCTCAACCAAACAGCTATGGATGACATCGTCTACGTCAGGAAGTGTAGGAAATATCTTTAACCGCGTAGGAAACCCAGACTATTCGTCTATCCTGAACACGGTCACGCCGCTAGATCAGAATCGTGATAAGGTGGTAGGAGATGTCAAGGACGAGTACAATAAGCAGACTCAGGTCATGACTGTGAATAAACAGATTGGAGACTTCCACGACTTATTTGCTAAGATATTTGGAGATGCCACTAAAGCTACTCAGGTAACCAATACCGAAATATCTAAGGTAGAAACTGATGTAGTCGGCAAGCAGATGCAGCTAAAAACCATAACGAACATTGAGCCGATTATTCAGAAGTTTGTTGTGACACTCGCAACAGCTGCTCTGGTCTATGCCGTTTTCTCGTTTCTCGGTTGGATTGTGCACGCTATTGTACTAGTCGTAATTGCTGTTGGAATTTACCTCTCTTTAAATAATGACATCAGTCTTTCCTCCCTGTGGGCCAGACTGCCTTAAAGAAAAAGAGCTAAAAGCTCTGAAAACTGCGATGGATGCCAATCCAAACAATGCTCAGGCTAAGACCGATTATTACACGAAATTATATGGTCAGGACTGGCTTCGTGAGCAAAAAGAGAAGACGGCGAAAGCAGAGGTAGATCCTCTACTCACATCGTACAGTTCCAAGTACGAAGATCTGACTACGCAGTTGAAATCTCAGGGACAGTTTTCTGGATTGGCTAAAGCGGTATCTTCGGATGGAGGGATTACGTACCTGGCACAAGATTACGAGGCGGAAAAATCGAAGGCCGATGTTCTAAATCGCCTGTGGGTTCTGAACGGAAAATCTACTTTTCTAGATCTTGATATTCTACGATCTTTACTGTACGTAGTCATCGGAATCCTTTCTCTGTACATTCTCATACTTGCATTCCAAAAGTATCGCAAGTACAGGTACGGTTACCGGTACGGAATGCCGACAAATTTTATGCCAGTAAATCGTCTGTATTAAAACTAATGGAGACCGCATATATCTTCCTAGCTGTTCTCGTATTCATAATGTATGGAGTCACCCTATGGTACTCATCCATTGAAGGATTCGAGGACGGAAAAAGTACGGAGTTACACGATTCCGAAATTTATGACGAGACGTACGCTGCTATCTACGATTCTCTTTGGAACTCCAACGAGCGTATCAAATACGAACAGGTATCGCTTCAGGATATCTGCTTAGCCGATCGCCAAACATCCGAAGTACGTGTTCTAGATATGTGCTGTGGAACTGCAAATCATGCTTGCTTCTTCCGTGATTTGGGAGTATCGTATCTTGGTGTTGATACGTCCGATGCAATGATAACTAAGGCTCGCGAACGGTGTTCGTCGGCCAAATTCAATAAGGGAGACGTAACTCTACCCCAACTCTTTTCGCCAAAATCGTACAGCCATTGTTTACTCCTGGGGTTCTCAATCTACATGTTCCAGAACCCACGTGTCTTATCGGATAACGCTTACCAGTGGCTCCAGCCCGGAGGATACTTTGTGGTTCATTTAATTGATCCTGACAAGTTTGATCCCTTACACGATCTTTCATCGCCATTCGCTGCCTTCTCACTCCAGAAGTATAACATCGAGCGCCAGTCTGAATCAGTCGTCTACTTTGATAAGTTCAAGTACACTGGCAAACTGGTAAAGAAACCAAATGAAGATGATGCTTCATACGATGAAGTTCTTTCATACTACGATGCTGCCGACAATGGGGGAATCAAGTATCGCGAGAACAAGTTATCCATGAATATGCCTTCAAAGGAGCGTATGATGGATATCATCAAGACGTCTGGATTTACTCACGTAGAAAACGTAGACCTTGTGCGTTGCGGTAAGGAGTACCAGTATCTTTGCTATTTCCGTAAATAATGAACCCCGTCGTATCTGACGGCCGAACAGTTGCCGATTTTCAAAAATTTACTTTCTCTGGACATTTGCGGACACACGTCTACAAAGTTCTGGACGAGAACATTAAACTAGGTCATGCTGATTACGCAGGATACTGGACGTTGGAACTTTTGTGTTCTGGATTAGTTCATTCTATGTGGCAAACTTTATTCGAATCATCGGCCAAGCACATTAATCGTGCTGCCCCAAATGTGTTTTTGTACTTAGTTCAGGCATACGAGAAGTTCGCTCCCTACCAAGATCAGTACTCTCTTCTTGCTATGACCGATATGCGTAACAATATTCCAGTTCGTCAAATGGTTTGTGAAGCAGCAGCTACGGTTGCCCTAACTCGCAAGAATAAATTGATGTATTTGCCAACCATCAAACCTGAACACGATTTTCAGCAGGTAACTATTACCGAAAACTTGAAAGCTCCTTCCTCAAACTATGTCCGTCATCTGATCAAGCCAGAAGATCCTCTGGACTTATACGTTTCACTAAACGAACTGGCTTATTGCTTACGACCTGAATCTCGGGATTTTACGAGAGCTCTTTACTGGATTTCTTGGATTTTGAAGTTTTCAAGCATGTACAAGCTCACAAAGAAAGTTCAACTAGATTGTGCTTATCGTCCTAACCCTTACATCCAGGACGCAAATGCCCGACACGTAATTTGGATATTTTGGGATATTATTCAGAATTCGTCTAGATCTTCGCCACAAGCAGGAGTTCTGGCGCCGTACGTTGATGCGCTGTACAAACTCCACTGTTTGAGATGGAATCCTAGTGTCCTGAAATCCCGTATGTGTTTTCTGGTTTGTGCCTGTCTATTTATTTGTGAAAGCAATACTTTAGATATTCATTACCCGGTTCCGCAAGATATTATGACAGTCAAGGGAATCGTGGAAAGTGTTCCACAGTGGATTAATTCTATCATTCAGACTCAGAAGACATTTTCTACGTAACACATAAATGTTCAGCCGCAAGTTTGTACACTCCGCCACTCTAGCCGTCGTATTCTTTCTCCTCAGCTCACCCATTACCTACCGTCTAGTTGACCGTCTAGTTGGCGCGGTAGTTAGTGCGGTAGCCCCTCATTCTGCCGAGACGCTGAAGGTAGCGCATGCAGGATGCCCGACGACCTACGGCTTAGCTGTTCACGCGGTAGTGTTCGGCGTAGTATCCTACTACCTGCTCCACCAGAACTAAAACGGAAACGTTTACACACCACTCTTCCTAAATAAAAAATGAAGATCCTAGTCTTCGATACAGAAACTACGGGTCTTCCGAAAGATTACAGTATAACAGCTTACCAATCCCCTAACAACTGGCCACACATTGTGTCCATTTCTTGGGCCGTTATAGATTCTACTACGAATACTGTCGTGAAAAGCCATTCGTATATTGTTCGACCAGATAAGTGGACGATTCCCACCGAAGCATCAAACATTCACGGAATCACGCAAGCCCAAGCTTTAAATTTTGGAATTCCGCTTCGAGATGTGATGGAGGCATTTAATGGAGAACAGTTTGATGTGATGGTAGCGCACAACATGAAGTTTGATCTGAATGTAGTGGTAAACGCTATTCTTTGGGATTTAGGTATTCCGTTCAATGGATTCACTAAACGAAAGTTTTGTACGATGGAAATCGGCAAGACAATGTGCAAGCTTCCTGGACGGTATGGTCACAAGTACCCCAAACTATCCGAACTTTACACCCATGTGGTAGGTCATCCTCCAAAAACCGACCAGCTTCATAATGCATTGTTCGATACACTGTATCTCTGTGAAATCGTCCAGAAATCGTCGGAAATACGGATTCAAATGGGTCTAGAGTCTATAGTAACAAAGAATGCGAATCAAGCGGTTCAACGGACGGAAAACGCCATTCAATCTTCCAGCAATTCGGGAAACCAAGGAGGTTCAGGTTCTGTGGTGCGATGATGGATGGGCATACATTCCCCAAATGAAGATTCGTCGTCACTTTGTCACGTCTGATACAGACGTGCTAGAATACACTGAAGAAGTATGGGATGGTGTAGTTCCGGCTAAAGTCTTGTATAATGAAACAATCGTTCACTCGGTCTACAACCATAAGAAGATGTGGATGGAGGTATCGAATCAGTACTCTGAACTGTACGTTATACACGAGGTCTGAAAAAACTACCCGAACAACAAATGATAGCATTAGAAATTCTGTATGTGGCTCTGGCTACAGTAGCCGTACTGGGTCTACTACAGGTTTTTGCATATGTAGCGACTCGCGTACTCTACCCTCCTGAACCCCAGATCATTTATCGCAATGTCCCTGTTCAGATGCAGGCACCTCCTCCACCACCTCCGCCAGTTCATTCGCCTTATCTCCAGCAGGGGCCGCCACAGTTACCCAAAAACGAACCTGCTTTAACCCAGCAAACTCAGGAAGTAAAACTACCCGAATATGAACCGCGCAAGCCAGCTTCAGACTCTCTACGCCTGGACGCCGAGCTCCCGGCTGGTATTCAAGAAACCCGTCCCCCAGGGCTCTAAAACGTTCAGAGTACCACAAACTACCGGAACATCAGGATGGATCATATTTACTTACGAAAACGCTATTCCCGTGTGTCTTTGGATGACCGCACAGGAGTGTCGCCGTATTCCGTGTATTGTAGATGAACGTATTTGCGGGGATACCTTTCTCAGAGCAGAAAAGATGGCTCCATACGAATTCGTGATTTCCGATATCTTTATCTTCAACTCTAATTGCGTCTTTGCCTGCTCTAGTTTTGAGCAGAGGTACAATTGGCTAAAAACACTTATGGATACATTCATCTACCCGTCAAAGTACCTGACCAAATTTGTTCATAAGAAAGATCTAACGAATCACAAGACTAGAGGATACGAAGAGCACCTAGATGAGCCAGGGAAGCACGGATACTTTGTAGACTCAGATGACCGACAAGATATTGTGAAACTTCCCATTCCAGATTGCTATGAAGTGAAAGAAGGAGGATATCTCAAAGTCCCCGACCTGAAAACCTCGGCGTTTCTGCGTTCGAAAGGTTCGGCGTTCAAACTACGGTGTTCGAAGAATGATGACGGATCATGGACGGTTCTGGAAAACATTCCTCATATAGATTAAATGGCTCGTAAGGGTTCGTCTAAGAAGCGCATGACTCGTCGCCGTACTCTACGTGGCGGATACTATGGATTTGATGGCGCTCTAGCTACTGGCGCGGCTAACTGGGGGCACAAGTCGGAGATGGGCGATTTTGTTGCCAATTCGTCCCGTGGCGGCAATAATGCTATCCTCGGTGCTGGACGTAAGCGCAAGTCCAGGAAGGGAAGCAAGAAGAGCCGCAAGACTCGTCGCGTCAAGCGTGGAGGCGGTAAGTTTGGCGGTGTATCGGCCTCGTTTGAGGGTAATGGCGTAGCTGGCATGGCCGACTACGCTGGTCGTACGTCTCGTGATAATGTAGGTACGGCAGCCGGTGGACAGTTTAATGACTTTGGCGCGAAACCCGGTTCTACCTTTTGAAGTTTTGTCAACGCTTAATAAATAATGGACACGTTAATTGCCGGTCTGCTTTTTGCCGTAGTGGCGGTTTTTCTATACCAGCGTCATCTCACGACAATGATCGGATGGGTCATTTTGGGATACATTCTAGCGTATCATGTAGGTAAGCTGAGCCACACGCTTTCCGTGATAGTTGGCTTAGTCCTAGTCTACCTGATCTCAATGGTCACGAAGAGGACGTTTGAGGGTTTTGAAGATGAGAAGGAGGAGAAGGAGGAGAAGCACGAGAAGGGTAAGGGTGAGTCAAAGAAGGATGACCCGGCACCAGCCCCTCCTAAGACGTCTGATCCGCATGTAGATGTCGGTACAACTATCCTACATGCATATCGTAATTTGACTCCTGAGCAGATTGGGGGTATGCGCCGTGACACGAAGGAGCTCATGGGACTACAGAAGGAACTGATGGGCTCTTTATCTGAGATGAAGCCGGCGATTGAGCAGGGTGCTGAGCTCTTAAGCACGTTTAGCCAGTTTTTCGGTAAGGATAAGGCGTAAACGTTGCATTCCATCAGCATACACATAAGAATGATACAGCGGTTCATTCGTAGCAACAAACGGACCACCAATGGACCTGACTAATCGTTTCCATTCGTGAATCTCGGCTTGCAGTAGCGTATACTCAACCCATTCTGCCCAAATATTGAAGGTTTTATAGAAAGAATACATACTGAACATACTTGGCATCTCTCTGTTCCAAATAGATGTCACAATTGTTATCATTGGACTCACAACCATATCCACCCACAGCATTATGCGGCTGATAAAGTCTTCGGGATTAAAAATCTTATTCAGACGGGAATACACATCTGCCTTTTTGAAATAGTCATCATGCAAGGCAACATATGATACAACTTCACTCGTCATCCGAGTCTTCAGGAGCTGATTCGAAGGGATCATCTATTACAAATCCAGCCGACGGAAATTCCTTCTCTTCTAACGTCTTAGCATCCAAGTACTTCCATGAAACATTCTTGGAAGACGTAACTATTTCTAGCCAGGCCGGAGTTATGCTTACACCGTAAACTACAGTTTCGTTAATATCCGTCGTATAATCTACAACGTTTCCATCTTCAGACGTTGCACCGATCCATAGCCAAGGAAGGGATGTTACCGGAACGGCATCCTCTTTCTTGATTTGTGAAAAAAGTATAGTCTCTACACGCCTACAGCACCAAAACAATTGGCGGTAGATCCAAACTACAGGAGATAGCATTTAATTTAGTAAGTAGAATCCTGTGAAAGCGGTAGCGCGCCAACCTCATCCTTTAGGGTAGATACCATTCCATCGCGGTTCTTCTTGTTGTCACCCGTTAGCGAGAACTTCTCACGCATTAGAAGTCCTACCTGACGATCAATGCCCAGACCCAGGGAGATAGACGTAGCCAGGGCGACCATGATGAATGGCGTCGCGACAATCGCCCAAGAGACTACACCCAGATCGACTGAGCACAGGGCATCAAGGATGACTACACCGGCAACACCCATCACGACCTTGCCGGCAGCCGTGGCGAACAACCCTAGCGTCAGATCCAGACCGACGTGGACTACAATGTACAGCAGGTAGAGCAGCGCAGGAGGGCAGAGTGCGTCAATGAAACGCATCTTAAGGTTATTTACATCTATACAACAAAAATGAACAAGAACATCCAGACAATTATAGAATTGACCGGGTGTTCAGAAGACGACGCCATGCGAGTTTATGCTGAAACAAATGACGTTGAAGATGCCGTAGATAAATTACTACCTCCTGCTAAGGTTCTGACTCGCAAGTATTATGATGCCATCAGGCCAGTGCGCGTATATACGCAAGAAGAGCAGGAAATTAAGAAGTTACGTGATACCCTGAAAAAGATGGACGACGAACGCCTCACTTCTTTAAATCCACGCGGGTTCGTGGTACCAAGCGCGCCGAATACCCACCGCGAAGGAATGGCTCTACAAAGTAATTGTGATCAGGAATGTCAGCTACCCGTTCATCAATCAGAGGCTCAAACACAGGGAACTGCTTGTCAGTTACCGTCTGAATGCTCTTCCGGTTTGCCGTAGAATGACCAAACATAACGCGGCTCTGATCATCAATTGCCTCTAGGCTTCCCATGCCCAGGTTAGGCGTAGTAGCAAAGGGACGGGCAAACACCTGCTTGGGTCCTTTCATACGCACCGTACCGGGAGCACCGAATAGAAGCTCAGACTGCGTATCAATCTCGCATCCACCCTCAGGCGAGTTACCGTAGTTTCCCTTAGGAACGAGTCCGGGAATTGAGGCGGCAACCGCCCAGTCGTTTCCGCATCCGGAAGGAGTGGCTGCCTTTAAGGTTGCAGTATTGGCCTCGTTACGCGCTACGTCCCGCGAAGCTTCGCCCTGACGAGTATTGGCGTACAGAAACGGTAGTCCATAATTAGACGACATCTTGTTATTATAAAACGAATTTAACTCCAGAGAACTTACACTGAGTAACTATGTTGCTCCAACCCTGTGATTGGCTGGAATGCGACTCTAAAGAGAGGAAGTATATTGTAGATGTGTTTGGTAGACTGGATGACGATCGCGTCGCAAAAATTCGGCTTACTGGATTCCACCCGTACTTCTACCTCCGATCGGAGGAAGGCGAAACAAAGGACGCAATGTACACGAGCATCGGATCTATGATGTCCAAAGAAGGCAAGTTTCTTAGTGGGATGAAAATCACCCAGGAAATGAAGCTGGATGCTATGCGTGGATTCAGTGGACTAAGTCCAATCAAAGTTTGGAAACTGACGTTTAATGGCCTTATCATGATGAAGATGGTCGTGAAAGCCCTGAAGTCTGCTAAGCTAGGTAAGCGTGAAATCGTACTAGAAGATATTTACGAAGCAAATCTGCCTCCTTATATTCGTTTGTTTCACGAGATGGATATTTCTCCTGCTTCACCTATTTCGTTCGATGCAGAGGAAGAGGAGCCAGAAGAAGATGAGAATGTAGACGTATGCTTTACAGTCCCTTATGACGAAATTGAACCAGACGCATCTCGTAACGTTCCGCTATATATCGCGGGTTACGATATTGAGACCTATTCGGAATCTGGAAACTTTCCAGTCGCATCCAATCCGTCAGACGAGATTATCCAGATTGGTGTGTCTTTCCGATACACTGACGATCTGCTTTCATCATACAAGCGCTTCGTGTTTGTTTCTGGAACGTGTTCGCCTTCAAAGGATGACACGGTGACTTTCGTGAGCTGCCGAGATGAGAAGCATCTTCTCGAAGAGTTTATGAAGTGTGTTCGATTTGAGAATCCCGATATTATTGCCGGGTACAATACGTTTGGCTTTGATGACTCATATATTGCTGATCGGTGCGCTTACAATCGCCTTATCTTCAATATCGGCCGAGTTGAAATCGATGATTGGCGTAATAGAGGTTCGGTGACCTATGCACATACGGAAGCCAAGAAGTTCGAGCTAGCAAGTGGAACGTTTGCTGTACGGTACCTAAAAGTTCCGGGACGGTTGGCAATTGATCTTCTTCTGTCCGTCCGACGCGAACAGAACCTGGACTCTTACAAGCTGGATAGCGTAGCCAACACCTTCTTGCGAGACAAAGTCACGAAGGTCGTGATTATAACTGGAGAAAAGACGCAGATGTACGAGATCTTTACCAAGACAACTCGCGGACTGTTTAATGGCAATTTGGTCCGATTCGATATTATGACCAATACCACAAACCCTTACCGTGACGGAAAGAAGTTCTACGTGTCTGAAGTCAAGTCTAAGAGTTTCATCGTAGATACTGGAAATGACACTTTATTTGACGACCTGTCTGCCGACGAAATGACCAAGCTAGAGTGGTCATTCTCAAAGGACGATACGTCCGCACAGGAAATGTTTGCGTCTCATCGTGGATCAGCAGATGATCGAGCGGTGATTGCCAAGTACTGTATCCAGGATTGTGACCTAGTCCTCACGCTTATGGCCAAGCTGGATACGATTGTAAATGCTCGTGGTATGGCAGATGTATGTCGCGTACCTATTCAGTACATCTTCCTACGCGGCCAAGGAATCAAGATTTACTCGGCAGTCGTTTACCAAGCTTCTAAGCGTAACCAAATCATCATGACGCAAGAAGGTATCGAAGGCGATACGTCCTATGAAGGCGCGATTGTCCTGCCTCCCAAGATTGGAATGTATCTGGATCAACCCATCCCGGTTCTTGATTTTAACTCGCTGTACCCTTCGAATATGATTGCCTACAACTTGTCGCCAGATACTCTCGTGTACGTGAAGACCTTCAGTTCTACGGGGAAGAAATTGAAGCAAGAAGGACCTGACGGAGCTGATCTGGTAGCCAAAGGATTCAAGATCGACGAAGTATCGTATGATACCTTCGACGAAGAGAAGAAACCTTCCGGTCGTATCACGTGCGGATTCGTTCAGCCAAATGATGATCCTCGTACGGTAGGCGTTCTTCCTCTGACACTGGATATCCTGCTGAAGAAGCGTAAGGAGACACGTAAGTTGATTGAGAAGACTGATGACGATGCTCAGAAATCGGTACTGAATGGTCTGCAGCTAGCTTACAAGGTTGTAGCCAATTCAGTGTATGGCCAGTGTGGTTCGCGGACCTCACCTATCCGCAGACTAGAAGTAGCGGCGTGTACGACTGCAGTTGGGCGTCAGAAGATTTACGATGCCAAGAAGATCGTAGAGACTGAGTTTGGCGGTGAAGTGATTTATGGCGATACAGATTCTATCTTCATCAAGTTTGCCACGAAAGATCTGGCAGAGAGTATTGAGCTAGGTAAGAAGGCAGCAGAGAGAATTACAGCTTCGGGGCGAAAGGCGCATAAGATTGAGTATGAGAAGACATTCTACCCGTTCATTATATTCTGCCGGAAGCGGTACGTAGGTATGATGTACGAGGACGATATTACAAAATGTAAGCGCAAGACCATGGGTGTCGCACTCAAGCGACGCGATAACGCTCCGATCGTCAAGGATGTATTTGGCGGAGCACTGGATTCTCTGATGGAGCATCGTAACATTAAAGTCGCCGAGAAATTGGTTAAGGATATGCTCGTGAAGGTCATGAAGAACGAGTATCCGCTTGAGAAGTTTATCTTGTCCAAGCAGTTGCGAGACGATTATAAGAATCCTGGTCAGATCGCTCACCGAGTTCTGGCCGATCGGATGGAGGAGCGTGATGCAGGTAATAAGCCTCAGGTAGGCGATCGCTTGTCGTACGTCTACGTCGCCAACCGTCATGATGAGAAGAAGCAGGGCGATAAGATTGAGAGTGTGGATTACGTTCGTGAAAAGAAGCTGAAACCTGACGTGGACTTTTACATAACTAATCAAATCCAGAACCCAGTGGCTCAGCTGTTCGCTCTGGCCATTGAAGATTTGGAAGGGTACAAGAAGAGGGATTACGATACGTTCTTCAACGAGTACCGTGAAACTCTAGACGAAGAAGAAGCAACTCTGAAAGTCCTGAAGTTGAAGGAACGTGACTTGGATTCTCTTCTCTTCATGGGTGCTCAATACTTGAAGAAGCATAAGCGTGGTCCAATGGACATGTTCCTGAAACGCTAAGTGGTTTTCAAAGACCTAAACAAGTAAAATAAATGGACGAACGTATCATTGAATTGCTGATCGCTGTAATGAGTGCTCGTGAAGAGTTTTTAACTTCAGAGACTATTCGGACTATCAATTTCCCGTCTCGCGTCAATCTCATTGGTCGCTTTTTGAATACGGAAGCAGCGATTGTCGAAATCGCGAATCGTATTCATGCTACTAACATCTACGGCAATTTAACCAATGCTCTGCTTACGGTAACCTTACCAGCTGTAGGTGGTGCAGTGGCTCGTAATTTTTCAGATCCGGTGACTGTAACTGCTTCTACGAACCAGATCAACGAAGGGCTAGAAACTATTCAGACCGCTTCTTCTCCTTGTGCAATTTGTCAGGAGGCGATTTCTTCTGGCGGGGCCCGAATTCGTGCTTGTCGGCACGAGTACCATCGATCTTGTATTGTGAACTGGTTTTCGATGAGTGTCCGATGTCCAGTCTGTCGGCACGATATTCGTGAAATGGATCCGGAAGCCCGAACATCAACTGACGCATTACGAACATCCGCTCCACTGCCAACCCAGTCGGAGGACTCACAAACCTTGGAATAGTATCCGATTCTCCATACTGAATACGGTGCAACATCCTGCGGATATCATGATTACATTCCTTCATTAGGGTAGAAACATCTTCTTTAGGAAAGAATCCTTGCATATCTCCTGCTCTTGGTGGGAAACACCGTAAGTTATCAATATGCTCAGCATTTCGCTTAAAAATAGTTGGTAATTCGTTGCCTGTACAGATGATCGGGACTCGGCGCTGCGGATCGCGAATCCATTCAATAATCTTATTTTGGGCATGGGGGTCAGAACCGTCTACTTCGTCCAGAATCACACACGTCTTCCTATTTGTTCCACGAATGAAGGAATGAATATTTACAGCTGACCGACATGCATCCTTTATCTTTTCCACGTCTTCAAAGCTACGAATAGATTTGGAGGCGTTAATTTCCAGAGGGTCAAATCCGTAACTTCGGGCTGCAGATAAAGCTAGAGTTGTCTTACCTATTCCCGGTGGACCAGAAAGAATTATGGCCTTTTTGAAATCTCCTTGAAGGTATGTCTTTAAAGCTTCCTTTTCTTCCTTATAACCGATAACATCGTCTAATGTCGTTGGTCTAAAGACTTCCGAGTACATTACTGTCCTTATTCAAAACAATCTAAACGCATTATACGTACCAATAATGCGCATATAAGATAGTGGTTAATCACAGGCTCTTATAAGGCCTGTACCCGAGTTCGAATCTCGGTATGCGCATCTATGGGCAATGAGCCGCCCAGTCAGTACCACACATATGTGCTAGATTACACTTTGCTTCCGATGTCTTAAGCGTCGGAGTATTGGGATCGAACGGTGTGCATGACGTAGTGTACTGAGGCTCACACATATTAGAACCAGGATTCAATAACCATAATTCGGGACAAGGGCCTCCTTTACCTGGAGGAATTACCATCTGTGGGTTTATCACATACTTGTAGATGGCAAGCAACAAAAGAGTAACAAGTACTGAAACAACAACAGCGACAAAAACGTCGGTTGCTTTCATTCTTGTTTTTCTGAAGAGAAAGTAATGGAAGTCGCAAGGCACGTCATAGAAACGTACTTTAAAGATGTTCCAAATCCTTTGGTTCGTCATCACCTGGATTCATTCTCGGATTTACTGAGCACCAAAATTCCCAACTTCATTCGTGGTTGGAATCCTCATCTAGCCCGAATTCTGACTGACGGTCGCGAGATCCGAGTTTTTGTTGGAGGTAAGACTGGTGACAAGATCACTTATATTCCTCCGCTGGACGATACCGGTGCCGCAATTCTTCCTCATGCGTGCCGTCTAGATAACCGGACGTACTCTTTCGAAATCAAGGCTACCGTTGATATTGATTACGTGTTCGGGGACGAGGTTGAAACTCGATCATTTGAGGACGTATCTATTGGCCGTCTACCTCTTATGCTGAAAAGCCCACTCTGCTACCTCTCATCTATGACTCCTATGGAGCTATACGATGCCGGCGAGTGTAAGTTTGAGCTCGGAGGGTATTTCATCATTGGTGGATCGGAGAAGGTTCTTCTTACGCAAGAACGGTTAGCTGATAACATGTTCTATGCTTCCAAGCGTCCTCAAACGTCTGCTTCTCGTCCTCCAGTTGTTGGACGGGTAGAATCGGAAGAGGTGGAAACTAAAGTTGAGGGAGCTACGAAAGGTGAGCCAGACGAGTACATTGCCGGTATTCGTACGATCAACGAGTCTGGTACTCTCGGGCCATACTTCCACTTCCTAGTTCTGCCACCCAAAAACCTTCGGCCTTCTGATCCAGATCTGATTGCCAAGACTCCTGATTTTTCCACGTTTTACAAGAAACGTCTGTGCACAATTCAGTTACCTGGGTTTTCTAAACCGGTACCTATTGTGAGCGTATTCTGTGCTCTTGGAGTCACGAGCGACAAGGATATTTACGATACTATCTTTGCAGGTATTCCCGAAGACGAGCGCACGATTTATGACGAAACGTTTGCCGAAATCATGATGTCTCACCAGGTGTTTTTAGATCAGGAGATGAAGAAGGAGGAAGATCAGAATCAGGATCCTAACCTTTTGGTCTTGAAGCGTGTATGCCGTACGCCTACGCAGGCGGCAGTATATGTGAACCTGTACAACGATCTGTTCTCGCACTGTGAGCCACGTGCCGGAGAAAGTGCTTCGTCGCTGTACCGTCGCAAATCATACCTCCTCGGCAAGATGCTAAAAATGGCGATTGATGTTTCGCTGGGCGTAACTCCGAAGAGTGATCGTGATCATTACCGGTACAAGCGCCTATACGCTTCAGGCGACTTATGTTTCACCGAGTTCCGTCGGATTTATAAGCTGGTATCTGACGATATGCTGCTGCGTCTCGATCGGCGCATCGAGTTCGAGCGACAGACGTACGCTGGCAAGAAGTTAGTTAACTTAATTAACGATACGCCAAATACCTACTGGAAACCTTACCTATTCCTTTCGGAAATAGAGAAGTCTTTCAAGGGTAAGTGGGGAGGCAAGGATGGAGTGTCGCAAGAACTGTCTCGATTTGCTTACCTCGGCACAGTAGCCAATCTGCGTCGCGTGAATTTGGATATGGACAAGAATACTAAGGCACTAGAAGCTCGGCGTCTGCACGGAAGTTCTTGGGGATACATGTGCCCTTCCGATAATCCTGATGGCGGAAGCGTAGGTATGATCAAGTCTATGACTCTATTGTGTTCTATTACGACTGCGACTCCTTCATCTGTTGTTTTGGATCTAGTTAAGTCAGTTAAGACATTCAAGCCGTCTCATCTCATTCACCCATCAAAGTTCAGTCCGGCATGGACTCGCGTGTATATCAATTCAGATATGGTAGGAGTGTTTACGGCTGGAGCCGAAGATTTCCATTACGATATGATCCAGAAACGCCGATCCCGTGAAATTTCAAAGTTTGTCTCTTTGTGCTGGAATCGGCTAGATAACGAGTACATCATTTTTACTGATGCTGGTCGTGCCACTCGTCCCCTGTATCGCGAAGGAGTCAAGCCAGAAGCTGTTAAACGTATTTCTAAGTGGGCGGATTTTGACAGTAAGATTCTGGATTACGTTGATTCCCAGGAGACTGAGAGTTTGCGCGTACAGATGGAACCGTTCTCTGATCAGAAGTTATCGGAGATTCACGGCATCACCATCTTCTCTGCTTCCGGAAGTGTGATTCCCAACTCGGATTTCAACCAGGCTCCTCGTAACATGTTCTCATGCCAGCAGACCAAACACGCGTGTTCGTGGTACAATACTGCCTTCAGTAAACGATTCGATACCATTGCTACGTGGCTCAATTATCCCCAAATCCCGTTATCTCAAACTTGGACGACGCGTCACATTATGGGTAAGGATGGATGCTTAGGGTATGGCGAGAACTCGATTGTGGCTTTGGGAATTTATTCAGGGTACAATCAGGAAGATTCAATTATCCTGAACGATTCGGCTCTCAAGCGTGGAATGTTCAATACGACATACTACCATTCGTACGATGTTCAGGAAGAGATGATCAATATTATGGCACAGACGCATACTGAGTTTGGAAATATTGTGACCGATCCTCGCTATCGTGAAACTGTCGTGCCGCAGGAAGGTAAAGATTACTCTAAACTTGACGGCGATGGAATTATCAAGCAGGGATCGGAAGTCGATGAAGATACGATTCTAGTGTCTATTGTGACTCCGGTAACTAAGGGTGAAGAACAGGTAGGGTTCCGTGATAAGTCATACAAGCCTAAGCGCGGCCAGACTGGAAGGGTAGAAGCAGTATACCGGTACATTAATCGCGACGGACTTCGTGGAGTGAAGATTCGTATTGCCGAGAAGCGTGTACCGGTTTTGGGAGACAAGTTCTGTTCGCGCCACGGACAGAAGGGAACGGTTGGGTTTCGCTTAGCAGAAGAGGATATGCCGTACACATCATCGGGACTAAAGCCAGATATTATCGTGAATCCCCATGCTTTCCCAACACGCATGACGATCGGGCAGTTCATTGAAGGTATGGCTACAAAAGCCGGACTTCATGTTGGTTCTCTCGTTGACTCAACGCCTTTCTCTACGCAGAATCGTATTGGCGAAATCAAGGATCTGCTCACTAAATTAGGGTACCATCCGTACGGACACGAAATCATGTACAATGGCCAGACTGGAGAAATGATGGACGCCGAAATCTTTATTGGTCCGACCTACTACTTGCGTCTCAAACATATGGTGGAAGACAAGATCAATTACCGTGCACGTGGTCCCAAGACCATGCTGACCCATCAGCCAGTCGAAGGCCGAGCAAATGATGGTGGACTGCGTATCGGAGAAATGGAGCGCGACGGCCTCATTTCCCATGGCTTATCTAAGTTTTTGAATGAGAGCTTGATGGAGCGCTCAGACAAGTCAGAAACTTTATTACAGAAAGAAACTGGATATTTAGATTCAACGGCCGAGCTAGAAGGGTCGGTAATTACTACACCTTATGCTATCAGCTTACTGCTACGTGAGCTAGAATCCATGCATATCTCAGTTCGGCTCGCCTCATAGAAACGAATTTTATTGGATCAAGTTTATAAATGAACAAAGAAATGACTGACCATATGTACGTAACAAAGCGTAATGGCGATCGCGTTCCGGTCTCATTCGACGAGATTCTCCAGCGTGTCCGTAAACTATCGGACGGGCTTGAGCATGTTAACCCGGATCTAGTCGCCCAAAAGGTCTGTAATCAGCTTACTGACGGTATGCCAACTTCAAAGCTTGATGAGTTTGCCGCGGAAACGTGTGCAATGATGCAGGCACGGTATCACCCGAATTATGGTACTCTAGCGTCTCGTATTGTGATTGATAATCACCACAAGACGACTCCGGATAATTTGATGGAGTGTGTAGAGAAGCTCTACCATGGCAAGACCCAGATTGTTTCTGATGAGTATCATGATCTAGTTTGCAAGAATGCTTCGACGTACCAAGAGATGATTTGCTACGATTGCGACTATATGTTCGATTACTTTGGGTTCAAGACTCTTGAGCGCGGATACCTTCTGAAGGTAGATGGTGTGACGGTAGAACGTCCCCAGCATATGTGGATGCGTGTAGCTATCCAGCTCCATGCCGCAAACTTTGTGAAGGTGAAGGAAACCTATGATGCTCTGTCACGAGGATACTTCATTCACGCAACTCCTACGCTATTCAATTCGGGAACTCAAACTCCCCAGCTCAGCTCTTGCTTCCTAGTCCAGATGGCCGAGGATTCTATTCAGGGTATTTACAAGACTCTGGGCGACTGTGCTCAGATTTCCAAGTGGGCTGGTGGAATTGGTCTGTCAGTACATAACATCCGTGCTCGCGGCTCCAAGATTCACGGCACGAACGGTGAGTCTACTGGCCTAGTCCCCATGCTCAAGGTGTTCAACGATACTGCAAAGTACGTGAACCAGGGAGGTAAGCGCAACGGTTCGTTCGCTATCTACCTCGAGCCATGGCATGCAGATATCGAAGATTTCCTGCGTCTGCGTCTCAATCAGGGTGCCGAAGAGGATCGTGCTCGTGACCTATTCTACGGTCTGTGGATTCCCGATCTGTTCATGAAGCGGGTTGAGGCAAACGGAGATTGGACTCTGATGTGCCCGAAGGAATGCCCTGGACTAGACGATGTTTGGGGTGAGGCATTTGAGGCTCTGTATACGAAGTACGAGACTGAGGGTCGTGGACGCAAGAGTATTCCTGCGCAGAAGATCTGGCAGATGATTCTGGATTGCCAGATTCAGACGGGTAATCCTTACCTGTGCTACAAGGACGCCGCTAATCGTAAGTCCAATCAGCAGAATTTGGGTACGATCAAGTCGTCCAATCTGTGTACTGAGATCATGGAGTACACATCACCTAAGGAGACTGCGGTATGTAACCTAGGTTCACTGGCTCTACCCAAGTTCGTGGAGAATGGAGTCTTCGACTTCGAGAAGCTTCAGTTGTATACACGTGTTCTGGCTCGTAATCTGGATATCGTGATTGATAAGAACTTCTATCCTACTCCCGAGACTCGCGCTTCAAATATGCGTAATCGTCCCATCGGGATTGGTGTTCAGGGACTGGCCGATGTGTTTGCTCTGCTGCGTCTGCCATGGTCTTCTCCCGAAGCTTCAGCTCTGAATGCTAAAATCTTTGAGAATATTTATTACGCGGCCTGCCAGTCCAGTATTGAAAGTGCGGCGGCAAATACGGACGAAGCGTACTGGCGCGGAATGCCAGTAGTTGAGAAGGCTGGTCATTATGAGTCGTATCCTGGTTCTCCAATTTCTCGTGGCGAGTTCCAGTTTGATTTGTGGGGCGTAACTCCTACACTAGATTGGGAGTCTCTACGTCGTGAGATGTCGCGCTACGGAATCAGGAATTCGTTGCTGGTAGCTCCTATGCCGACTGCCTCAACCTCCCAGATCCTGGGCAATAACGAGTGCTTCGAACCATTCACGTCGAATCTTTATACTCGCCGTGTCCTCGCAGGAGACTTCATGGTGGTGAACAAGTATCTAGTCGCCGACCTGATTAAGTTGCGCCTGTGGAACTCGTGGATTCGGGAGCAGATTATGGTTCATAATGGTTCTATTCAGAGCATTGAGGAGATCCCCGATGATCTGAAGGAACTGTATAAGACTGCATGGGAAATCCCGCAGAAGACTCTAATTAATATGGCTCGCGATCGCGCTCCATTTATCTGCCAGTCACAGTCACTCAATCTGTTCCTGGTCGAGCCCACATATGCCAAGATTTCGTCTATGCATATTTACGCATGGAAGCAGGGACTCAAGACTGGATGTTATTATCTGCGTACAAAGGCCGCAGCCTCTGCCCAGAAATTCACCGTCGAGCCCTGCCAATCCTGTTCGGCCTGAAGAATTTCTTCTAGAAAGAGTATAAACCAAAATGGCCGACGCTGCTCCTGAAGTCACCGGTGGTGCTGCTCTCTCCCCTCTACCCCTAGGCGGCCGCCGCCGCTCCCACAAGAAGCTCCGCGTCGTCAAGAAGAAGACGGTGCGCCGCATGCTAAAGAAGATGGGACTGAAGATGCGCGGTGGCGCTGCGGGTGAGCTGACGCCCGATAAGCTCGCGGCCGATAAGTCCGCCGTTGGTGCCGTTGTACCCGCGGAGGGTGCTGCCGCGAAGGGTGGCCGCCGCCGCTCCCACAAGGGTCGCAAGAGCCACAAGCGCTCTCGCAAGATGTTCGGCCTCTTCTAAGCAGTAGGCGTAGCCTGCTCCTTAAGTTCCTCGCCAATCTGCGATACCATCGCAAACAATTTTTCATTGAACCCGTAATGGTTGCCATTCGGTTCCTTCATCGTAGGTGCACGGCGCGCTGAAGTGTTCTTGGGATGAACCAAACTTACAATAACGTCCTGGGGCGATAACTCACGACACATTTGCTCACGACCGTGAATGAATGCGTCTGCCTCTCCAATTTGGACATCATCCTGGAATCCACGCTGTTCCCAGAACTTCTTCGTGAAAATCAGGGTGGCTTCAGATACGCGCTTGGACTGCTCTAGCGTCATTGGAGGAACGTTCATGAACGAAGAATAGTTCGTGATATCGTAGCACGGAATCGTCGTACAGAATGCACACTCCTTCTTGGGCTCCTTCAGCATCATAGCCGTACGATGTAGAATCGAGTTGTTCGGGTACACATCGTCATCATCCATAAATGCCACAATATCGTACATCGCCTCCTTCACTCCTAGGTTACGCTTCTGTGAGATCGTCAACTTAGTCTCTGACCGAATATAGCGGACATTCGGAACTCCAAACAACGTATCCTCGATCGGATCATCGCCATCGTCTACAATCACCAACTCCAACTTGCTCTCGGGGTACGACTGGATCATGTACGAGTACTTGGCCAAAGGCATAAAGCTACGCCGATCCTTAGTCAGCATGACAATTGACACATCAGGAAGCACATCTTCCTTTGGCAGGGTATCCTTGAGAATGTAAGGCTGGATGTTGAGAGCAGGAAGCATGAGCTTCATACGGTCTACGAATGACTGGTGGTGAGCGCCATACAGTTCGCGGCAATGCTGGGAACCGATACGCTTGTACTTGAAATCGGTTTCCACATACAGCTCCAGAGCCTCAATAATTGACTGAACATCGGAGTCTACAAACGTACCTAGGCAATCAGGCTGAGCGACCTTACGCGACTCGCGCGAATAGAATACTCCTGATCCAAAAGCACCAACTAGATCTTCAGTGAATGGCCGAATAGGCGAGACTAGGACATTACATCCTGCAGACAAAGCCTCGTTCACGGCATGTCCAAACCCTTCCGTCAGAGACAGGCAAATACACAGTCCACACTCTAGAAACAGTTCATCATACGTATTCTCGTTCAGCGGCTTGGGGTACAGAACAACCTTGGACTTAATATCCTCGGGAACCGTGATCTGGATATCCGTGTCAGAGTAAGGAATGTGGAGCGTAGGAAGCTTGCGATACACGTCGGGCTTAGCCAGTAGACGCTGGTAAGCCTGTAGAATAGGCTTCGGATGGCGGTAAATGTTCTTACCTACAGGTACAATGGCCTTGTAATAATTCTTCTTATCTGTCTCAGGAATCCAGCGCTTATCGATCGACGTCCATCCAATATACTTGACGTTCGGACCGTGCTGCCTGAAAATCTCAAAACATTCCGTAGTCTTAGCCCACACCTCATCTACCTGGGAAATGTACGGAATCCAAGACTTGTACGTCCACTCGGGATTTGGGATCCAGATATTCTTTCCAGCATACGGAAACAGCGAAGGTGAAATGACTTCCATGAACACATTTACATCTGCGTCGGGGCACTCGGGAAGCATATAATGAACCCGAAAGAACTGAATATCTTCTCCAAGAGCCGCCGAGAACATTCCTCGCAGAATATGGACGTCGTGCATTAGCCCAGTGCGGGGCTTGAAGTTCGAAATGATATTGACCTTCATTTTATAGTTTTAGGACTTCCTGATTAAACGCCTTGTAACGCGTCCCGAAGGAATGCGGCGACGCAGAGTTTTTCCACGAGATCCTAAATACTTAATGTAGTCGTGCCAGTTGCGAGGCACGCATTCATTCAGGAATATACAAGGACGGTCACGAAACCATGAGGCATCTGTTAGGCCTGCCCATTTCCAAAACTCTACCGGCTCCTTGATCTCTCGTGCTTGAAGTTCCGTCGTTTCTGCAAGCTGACGACAGAGTACTTTCTGCTCAGGACTTTCAAAGCCGTAGTATGGCGAAAAGATATTGGTCTTGTAAGGTTCATCGGTAGAAAACTTCTTACCATCCCAGCCTACTTTCGTAATAGGTCGGAATGAGTCCCAAGTGGGCTCAAACACGTACAACGTTTGATCGAGTTTTCCGTATATGCGAGTGTGAAACTGACACACGTCCATTGATTACTTAAAAGAAGCTCTTTAGCTCACCTGTACGCGTGCCATAAACGTGAGGATTCATCGGGTTGGCGATGGGTGCAGCAAAGTCCTCTAGATCCTTACGGTAGAACATATGGAAATCTACCTCCGAGTAAACCTTGGCAGCAGCGTATCCAACTACACGAGAATTCAGATCGGTTAGCTCACCAGCAACTGCCGAAGGATTGTTCTGCGAGAACATCAGGTAGTAGCTGCGCATAATCAGCTTAAGATCATCGTCGTTCTGGCGATCAATATGGTACTTCCCTCCGCTCATCAGCAGAACCTGAGCCTGGATATCACTCTGCAGCTTATCGAGATTATCCTGGCTGAAAAATACCTGATTTAGAGGCGTCTCCTTGTGAATGTGACCTACCATATCCCACCGATTCGTCTGTCCAAACAGGGCAGGTCCATCGGAGTACATCTTGTAAGGTCGCGCTGCAAAATCCCGAAGACTAGGATCATTGATGTTAGATACAGCACCATTATGGGCTGGAGCCGGGTACTGCTGCGACGTAGACGTCATATTGTAACGGTTCTCGACGTGAGGATCCTGGATCTGCTCCAGAACTGACTTCTCCATTATATTACTACATCTGCAACAATTTTTCGTAGATGTTCGACTGCAGGATCTCGTTAATAGCCAAACTCATTGAGAATGATCCACCTTGCATGTCCAGAATTGCTCCGTACTGGTCTACTAAAGAAATTTCGAGTTTTTGGATATTTACAGGTTGTGGAAAGAAGAACTCTTTTGTGTCTGTATCCAGTGCAGTATTATCATACTGTACTTCAAATTTAGGGACAGTTAGAGGAACTTTCAAGAATGCTGCTAATTCAGTTTGGTCTGAGTATTGATGATGTACTTGAGCCCAATCATTAATAACAATATAGATGTACCGATCCTGTATGACATCTGGTCTTGTATTGGTTGTTAATGACCATACCGGTGGCATTAAAAGATTTGATTCCGAGATATTAAGAAGGGTATTATAAAATCCTAAATTGTATCCTAATCCATTTTGCGTAAACGCGTCTACTGTTTCAGGAAACTCAATATGAAACCTCCATGCAAAATTAAAAGTTAGTTTTAAACTTTGTGGATTCTGGATGATTGAGATTGAATTAGCGACTGAGCCGGTAATGCCTTTAACTAGAGCTTCTGCTGTTATTGCCTGCGCGATAGTTTCAATAAGACCGTTTGTTGGACCAGTGGCACCTGGCGTAGAAACAACATAGTTTCCATCAGGAATTGTTAAAGATAACGTATGCTCTACCGGATTAAAAGGATCTGTATCGTCATACACTATGAACTTCATCGTTGTGTTTTCCCGGCCAATTCCTGTTACACTATCTAGATGCGTAAATGTATAAAAGCTGTTCTCGAATTCTAACGACTGAACTTTTATAGAGGTCACGTTTTTATACTGCCTGGCAAGCATAACTGAAAACTGAGTTCCAGATGAATCTCCAAAATTTGCTGTAAGACTTTCGTTTGCCAAACACTGTTCGCGCGTTATACGGGCAGGAACTTTAATTGGGACTACACGGAACCTTCCGTCAATATTCACAATAGTTGTTCGGATATCCTTATTGTACCCATACGAAGCCTTACCTTGCTCGTTCGTTGACGGCGCAGGCTTTACAACGTTTTCAGGTTTCGTGCGGTTTCCTGCGAATTTATTGAAAGCTTCCTTATCTTGAACTTCATGATCATCGTACTTATCCTCGTCATAAGCGTCTACATCTTCCTCTTCGTAAAACCTATCAAATACATACTGATTGGCGGCATTCTCTTCGTATATATCAGCCAACAACTCGTGATACGTTGGTTGCTGGGCCATTCTTAATGTAAAGATAGGAATATGAAAATGTCAGGATAACATAAAATGCCGTATCAATCGGTGAGCCAATGGCTCTCACAGACCCAAACTGCATGTGCAGCACCGGGTTTGCCAGGTCCTACTGGTCCTGGTGTTACAGGATATACTGGTCCAACCGGTCCCGGCGGAACTGGTCCTCCTGGCGCAACTGGAGCTGGAGATACCGGCCCTACAGGTCCTATTGGTCCTACGGGAGACCAGGGCGATCAAGGAGTTACCGGTCCTACGGGTCCTATCGGTCCGCCTCAGGATTTTGACATCAATCCGATTGCGATTGGCCACTTAGCTGGAAATTCAGCACAGGCAAGTTATACAGTTGCAGTTGGATATCAGGCAGGGCTAACTAACCAGCAACTGAAAGCCGTTGCTATTGGACTTAATGCCGGACAGACAAATCAGGGATCAAATTGCGTTGCCATCGGTACCGATGCAGGGTATACTGGGCAGGCAGCTAATACGATTGTATTAAATGCTACTTCAGTTCCAGTTAATGGATCTTCTTTTTCAAGTGCATTTTATGTAGCACCTGTACGTGTAGACAATAGTCAAACTCTAGCTTTGGCGTATAATACTTCGACGAGTGAGATCGTTACAAGTAATGCTATTGCCGCCGGAACAACTTTACCCAATGGTACATCGCCAAGTGATTATATCTATTGGAGTGGGAGTGCATGGGTATTAGGCGATGCAAAGGTTCGCATTGGAGGTAATGCCGGTTCTACAAGTCAGGGAGCTCAATCAGTAGCTATTGGAAACTATGCCGGCCAATCACAGGGTTCTAGTGCTGTAGCAATTGGTGTATCTGCCGGACAGTTAAACCAGTCTAACTATGGAGTAGCGATAGGAAACTACGCCGGAAATACAGGGCAAGGGCTGTCTGCAGTTGCTATTGGATCTGGTGCTGGACAAACAAATCAGGGTACAAATGCTATTGCTATTGGAAGTAATGCCGGAAATAGCGGCCAGCCAGCAAGTACTATTGTACTGAATGCCAGTGGAGGTAGTTTGAATCCGGCAACGGCAAATGCTTTTTACGTGAATCCTGTACGCTCGGACAATGCTCAAACTCTGGCCTTGGCTTATAACGCTGCAACCAAAGAGATTGTTACAAGTACGGCCGTTGCTGCCGGAACAACCTTACCGAATGGATCATACCGAGGTGACTATATTTACTGGAGCGGAAGTGGTTGGGTTACAGGAGGCGGAAATATTAATATTGGAAGTAATGCCGGACAAACATCGCAAGGTACTTTTGCGACCGCGTTGGGATATCTAGCAGGACAAACATCCCAAGGTAATTATTCGGTAGCGGTTGGTAGAGCTACAGGAACAACAACCCAGGGCGCTAGCTCAGTAGCTATTGGAAACTATGCAGGCAATTCATCTCAGGGTGGTAGCTCAGTAGCTATTGGGTATAGTGCGGGACAATTAACTCAAGGTGCTAGCTCAGTAGCTATTGGTCTTAGTGCAGGATATTCAGGACAGCTAGCGAATTCAATAGCTATTGGCAACTATGCTGGGAACACAGTGCAAGGACTTCAGACTGTTGCGATTGGATCGGGTGCCGGTCAAACCAACCAGGGCAATTATGCAGTAGCTGTTGGAAATAACGCTGGAAATTCGGGTCAGGTAGCTAATTCGATTGCGATCAATGCACAATCCGGAGCATTGAATCCTGCAAATGCCGGCTTTTATGTCGATCCAGTACGGACTGATAATACCCAGACATTAGCTCTGGCATATAATCCTACATCGAGAGAGATCGTAACAAGTAATAATGTAGGTGGTTCAAGTAATGTTCTGGTCCGTACAGATTATCGTGGAGTAGCTGATTCCGTTCATACGCCCGCATACTATGCAGCTCAGTTAAATGGAACTAGATGCGAGTGGCGTAACGGTACTGATGTAGGATTGCCGCCTACTGGACCCGGTGGGTACTGGTATATTGAAACTCTGACTGGATATAGCCAAGATGGATCTGGAGGATGGCCAACCCAACGTGCAAGTAACGCTAGTTCTGATCAAAGATGGACGCGAATAGGTACTGGAGCAAATACATGGGGAGGTTGGGTTTGTCGATGGGGTGGAGGTACAGTCGAAACAGTCAATACGTCTGCAAACGGGTACGTATATATGGCCAATACAAATACAGGCACTGGATTTTTACAGTTACGCAATGACGGATCTGGCGGAATGGTGTTTGCCAATAATGCCGGCAACTTATCTATTAGTACAACAGGATACCTTCGTCTTTCGGCACTCAATGTACCGTACGATAACTCGTACATGGTACGTATTTCTCACGGAGGAGCTGTACCTGCAAACACACTCTCATTCTCTACAACCGGAGATGGTTTGAATGCTGGTGGTGTTTGGGGACAGATCTCTGACCGAACGATGAAACAAAATATCGTATCGGCACGATGTTATCTTGACGACATCTGTAAACTAAAGCCTAAGAAGTATAATCTTACGTTTGACCCAGAGAAAAAGTCTCATCTTGGATTTGTAGCCCAAGATGTAGAGGAAGTATTTCCAGGTCTAGTAAGTTCGGATTCTGAAACTGGCATTAAATCATTAAAAACATCTATTTTAATTCCCATGTTAGTTTCGTGTGTTCAGACTTTGAATAATAAGGTTACGACATTAGAATCCGAGTTGGCAGACATCAAGCGAATCTTAGCTTCGCTAGTTCCTCCTGCCAAAGCATAGCTCCATTCTTCTTCTCCAAATCCGCGATCTGAGTCTTCAAATCAGCTAGATCCTTCTCGTGCTTCAGGGCATGTTTCAGCGTTAGAGAAGCAATAGGCAAATTTAGCAAGTAATCATACCCATCTTTAATTTTATCGAACTTATCTCCTGCCAGAAGTCGGTCACACTCGTCGGCCGTCTTCTTGCGCAGTTCCGGACGGGGCTTATCCTCGCACTGCTGCCGAATGAATCGTACCACGTTCTCATGATACGGCAACTTATCGCGCAGTTCCTTCAACATATACGTGAGCCGATCGCGGTACAGTGCCAACCGAATCCCGCAGAACTCGCGCAGGATCTCACCGACGCTCTCATACTTGTGAATGACGCACTTGGAATTGAATGCGTGCATATTGGTCAGCTTGATCTTCTCAACCAGCAGCTTCTCTAGCGGAGCCACTCCAGCAGATCCCAGCTTGACCTTTACGAGTACGTCCGTGTCGGTAGACGTATCCGAGTAATCTTTGATGATTCCATCAGTCAGCATCTTATCGAGCTTCTCGCGGAAATCCATCGTCCAAGTTTCAATCGGGAGTTCGGAAATTACAAGTGTATCGCCTTCCAGCTTAAATAGTCCACGAACTTCGTAATCTTGGTCGCTAACTTTGCGAATGGTGCCTTTGAATTTGGAGTAGTACGGTGCGAACTCTCGCTCAAGTCCTGCACCGGTCTTGAGCCACTGAGTAATGGCGTCCTTAAGTTCTGCTGGATTGAACTGTGGGATGAAAGTAGAATATCCCGTTCCGATTCCTCGCGATCCATTGATTAGGAGCATAGGAAGAATTGGAGCATACCAATCGGGCTCAACTGGCATACCGTCGTCGTCGCGATACTTCAGGCATGGGAAGTCGTCTTGGGGTACAAGATTCTGGACATACGGCTGGAGAAAGGTGTGGATATAACGGGGTGATGCCGAATCCTTACCTCCCTGAAGCCGAGTGCCAAACTGTCCCTGCGGTACGAACCACGGCACATTGTTGGAACCCACGAAGTCCTGAGCCATACCTACAATCGCATCATTCAGCGATGCCTCACCGTGATGGTAGCCCGAGTGCTCAGAGACATATCCGGCAAACTGGGCAACACGAATCTCCTGCTTCAGATTACGCTTGAAAGCAGAGTACAGAATCTTACGTTGCGAAGTTTTGAGACCGTCCATCATGTTCGGGATTGATCGTTCCAAATTGTAGTTCGAGAAGTGAATGAGATCCTTATCCACGAAATCCTCATACTTCAGTGTCTTGGTATTGGGAATGATGTCGGCGCGATCGTACGTCTTCAGCCAGTCCTTGCGATCATCGGCCTTGGCCTTGTTGAAAGCCAGGTCAATGCGCTTATCGCTGTCTACATCGTACTCATACGGAATGATGTTGGGAACCTTGAAATACTCCTTCGCCTCGTCGCGCGTAGACGTACCCAATCCCTTATAATACTTCACCTTCCAGCCCTTAGAGGCATCCGTCTTACGCCACTCCTCGTATGCGTACTGCGTATAGAACGTCTTATGCTGAGCACCCTTATTCGCCTTCACGATGGGAGTAGCCATGTACGTAATGAACCCTGGGATCTTGATCAGTTCGTGCCACAGTTCGTGGAACATATTAATGAGCAGACCTCGAATGTGCGAGCCGTCATAATCCTGATCGGTCATGATCATGATCTTGCCGTACCGCAGACTCTTGAGATCCGTATACTTGCGACCCGACTCCAGACCCACAATCTTCTTCAAATTTGCGATCTCTTCCGTCATCTCCACTTTCTTGGCAGACGTATCCTTGACGTTCAGTAGCTTACCCTTGAGAGGGAATACACCGAAGAATCTCCGCTGATCTTGTGATAGACCCGATAGCGCCATAGCCTTAGCTGAATCTCCCTCAGTCAGAATCAGCGTACACTCGTGACTCTTGGCTGTGCCAGCGAATACTGCATCGTCCAGCTTAGGAATACCCGTGATCTTAGACTGCTTCTTGCCATCAGTCTTAGACGCCTCCTTGGTATCCTTGACAGCCTGCTGAGCCATCACCGTCTCCACGATGTTCAGTTTTAGAACCAGTTTCTTGAGATAGTCTTCAGAGAGCTTACAGCTTACCTTCGACGTCATCACCTCCTTGGTCTGCGAACTGAAATTCGGGTTCTCGACCGAACAGTTGATGAATACGGCCAGCGAATCGCGCACGAGTCCAGGACGTACTTTTATTTTCTTCTTTGTCTCCAAATGGCTCACAAAGTACGATACAATCTGATTTGTAATTTCGTCCACATGCTTGCCCGAACGAGTCCAAATGCCGTTGACAAAGCTCACACTAAAGAACTTGTCCGTCGGGGAATCACTGGCTGCAACCTGCCACCCGAGCTGAGGCACCTCTGTTACGAGGGGTGTGTTTTCCGGCAGGTACCAGGAGGCATAGGTTGCAAGATCGCGGAATTTGATATGTGTGCCGCACCATGTGACTTTAACTTCCTTCCCAACTGTCATTGCAAGGTCAAAGACGCGACGCTGAATAACCTGGAGAATCCCTGCAGGGATTGCCGCTGAGGTCCAACCAAATCGGCTGAAGTCTGGAGTCCACTCGATTTCCACAAACGGCTTGGTCTTGCAAGATGTTACCTTGGGAACTCCAATCTTGGTCATGTTATCCTCGAACGTCTGAACATACTTCAGTCCACGCACGCCATCTACAACAGTCAGAACCAGTTTCTTGGCAAAGATGTTTACAAGCTTTACGCCGTAACCGTTCTTACCACCTACCAGCTTCTTCTCAGACTTATCGTAGTTCGTCGAAGTCAGTAGCTCGCCAAAGATCATTTGGGGAATGTAGCAGCCGTATTCTGGATGCTTCTCAACATCGATAGACTCGCCATCATTACGAATAGTTACGGTCGTGTTTGTTACGTCAATTGCAATAAGCTTTACGGGATTTACGGAATTCTTCTGCTTCAGTCGGACCACGTGATCGTGGGCATTGACCAGAAGCTCGTCAAAGAGCTTATAGAATCCGGGATTGAATGGAATAGTCTCCATCTTAAAGCTCTCGCCATCTACTATGTACAGATCTTCATCTGCATTCTCAATACTGCCGATATAAGTATCGGGCAGGGAGAGAATATGTTCGCGGTGCGTGTGCTTACGGTACTGCTTTGATAAATCCATGGTTGTGTACTGGTCTATTTCTAGATATCCTTAAATTCGTTTTAGATGGCGTACTTGTACACTTTATTGAACGCCACATCCGATTCATCCCACATTCCATGATCTTTGAAACGCTGGACTTTCTCGGCCGTCGTTTTAAGGTAATTCGAGTGAACCATGCGGGCTTTACTTTGAATATTCAGATCAAAATATGTTTCACCATTAGGGTACTCTTCGCGGGAGAGTAAATTTACTACAACTGGTAAAAGTTTACGAGAAATATCGAAGGCGTGCTGATCGTTTGGCGTACCTTTTTGTGCCTTCAGCCAATTAATAGATTTGTCTATTATCTGCTTACTGAACGGTCCAGGTCTAGCTAAGAAAAATCCGGTACATAAAGCCCAACCATCATCTTGCATTACGAACGAACCAGGTTTCGACAGAATATCTCCTAAACAGTTCTGGAAAAACACGATATCGTTATCTACCCACAAAATCGTATCGAGATCCATATTCATACGTATAACTTCTAACTTACGAGTGGTTATATGTTTGAACTCAGTGGTAGAATACTCTGCCGCCGGTTTATTGCTATCGATAATATAGCAATGAAAAAGGTTCATCGGTAATCCACATTTCAGCGCAGAATTCAGCATATTTTTCATCATGGGAAGTTGGCCTTCGTTCGTCATACATACGATCCGCATCCCTTTAAACCTAGAAAACAAATTCGGTTTTGACGTTTTGCACATTAGTAACCTAAATGCCTCCTCGCAAAGCCAAGGCCCAAACGAAGCCTCAAATTGACGAATCGCCGGTTGTTTTTTTCCTGAAGGTTGTCGAGAATGAAGACAATTACATTATTCCAGCAGGGGATGTTACCTCCTATTCAGATATCCTGAACGCAGTTGAAAAGAATACCGAACGGTTCAATACTGATCTGCTTAAAGATGTACTTTCCAAGGTTCAAACTGTTCGGTACTCTCCCCAGACAGCTTGTTTTTGGTGCTGCCATACGTTTAACTGGGTACCTTGTGTACTTCCGGTTTCGTATGACGTATACAACAACATTTATACGTGCGAAGGCAACTACTGCTCTCCGGAGTGTGCGCTATCGTACCTTTACTCCGATAAAATCCCCGATTCTTCCAAGTGGAATCGTCATGCTCTTCTGAACCATATGTACTCTGAGCTATACAAGACTCGTACTCTGTCTCCTGCCCCACCACGAAGTCTGTTACGACTGTTTGGTGGACCACTGGATATTGAGCAGTATCGCGATTACATTACGTCAGATAACTACATCGTCCTTTCGGAAATTCATCCTATTCGTCTAGTCTTTCCTTCGATGAACGTTCAGGGACCGCTGCGTGATATCAAAAAGTACGTAAGCCTTTCGACTGACGTTGTTGAAAAAGCATCTGAGCAGTTACGTCTTAAGAGGTCTAAACCAATGAATGTAAATGTTCCTACGCTGGATATGTGTATGAAGCGGTCTTAACTAACAAATAGAATCACATGATTCTCTGGCATCTTGACTGCCTTAGCCCCATTTTCCTGGAACGGTTCTAGCCGAATCCTCTTGCGAGGTGGCTCATCTGCGTCCCAATGTTGTGGCCTAGGCCTCTTCAGAGCAGTAATCATATCAAATACTGCACGGAAGATTTGGAGCGCCTCGTTCATCTTGGTAGGTTCCATCTTATATTACCAACTATTTCCGTTTTCAGAGTTCTAACTTTGACAACGTAAATGCAGAGTACCGCGGATCTGATGCGGAATCAGATGATGATGACGATGGGAATGAGTATGGGTATGGGACGCAATCCACTGTACAGTTTTATAGGGATCAGTTTGTACGATAAGATCGTGGCGTCTTATCCTCAATGGTTTCCACGATTCCAGGAAATTTGTTGCCGCCGGAAACGATTGGAACCTTCTACACCTCCACCACCATCTAACAAACCTATTCGCGCCACAATCGAGTGTGAACGTGTTGTCAAGACGACCGGAAAGCAAACGAATCAGGCGGTTTCTGGAAGTCAGAGCCGAATGGATTCAGTCGTGTATTACGTGAGCACTATCCCTGCAATCCGAAACCTGCTGTTCATGAACTATCACGACTATCTACCTAACGAGTTTGAACCCATCATGGTAGAAAACGATATCTATTTCCAGCTCACTTCTTTGAAGCATAACGAGGGAGAACTCGATACTATAAAGTTTCGGATCTTTTGCTACGATCATGAGTCACAGTTCCTCCGAGATTTCGTAGAACGGTGTAATGCCGACTACGAGCGTAAGCAGGCTAATAAGTTGGGTACGTCTCTGTACTATTTTGATATGATGACATCTACCAAGAACAAGAAGTCTACTCAGAACACCCTGCCTACAACTCACCTGATTTACAACAAGCACAAGTTCCATACCACCCGTAATTTCCAGAACGTGTTCTTTGAACAGCGCCAGAAGGTATGTAAGCACGTAGAGTTCTTCTTGACCCGCAAGGATTGGTATGAGAAGAAGGGAATTCCGTATACGCTGGGATTTATGTTCCACGGCGATCCTGGGTGTGGCAAGACGTCATCCGTAAAAGCTATTGCCAATACTGCCCGTCGGCACATTATCAACATCCATCTAGCCCAAATTAAGACGAAAGCTCAGCTCACTCATCTTTTTTATAGCGAGGATATCTATGTTTACGACGGAGCTAAGACTGAGAAGTATACTATTCCTATCCATGAGCGTCTGTACGTCATTGAGGATATTGACGCAATGGGCGATGCTATCTTGAGTCGCAATTTCAAGAAGCCTGAGCCAAAGAAGGATAAGACTCCAGAAGAAGCTTGGGCTGCTGCACACGCTGATGATGAGCCTGAGCAAATTGATCTTTCGTTCCTGCTGAATCTCTTGGACGGTACACTGGAATCTTCGGGACGTATTATTGCTATTTCATCCAATTACCCTGAGCGAATTGATAAGGCTCTGATCCGGCCGGGACGTATTGATATGATCGTTCAGTTCCGGAAGTGTAATCGCGCTATCTTGCAGGAAATGATGACTAGTTTCTATGATCGGGAGTTTGAAGATTGGACTTCACCTGAGTTGGAGTACGTTTGGACACCAGCTGAAGTAAATCAGATTTTGTTCAGGAATTTTGATAAGCCTGAAGATGCGATTCTAGAACTTCAAACGTTGAAGCCTCGCGATTTATACGGGTTTGATACGGTGACTATTCCGACGTATACAGATTTTGAAAATAGCTTAGAGATGACTAAGTCTATTTTTCCCCATGGATAGCCTTCGCTAGACGAAGGATATTCTGAATGTACTTCCACACATGCTCCTTAGAAGCAGGACTCATGCTTTCAATGTACTGCCTGATCTTCTGAAAGATATTCATGTCAACATGGTTGGCATACTCTTCGAACTTGTAATCAATAAAGAACGACTCATCTGAGTTCATGATCTTATCTTCGAACTGCAGGACATTGTCCACAACATACTTTACTACCATAGATGGGTTGGTCATCTTCATGAGACCAAGAGTACTAGAAAACATAGAGAAGTCGGGATCGTCGGGGTACATTGCGCAAAGTTCCTTAGAGAACGACACAAACTGGTCGAAGAACGCGGAGATGAGAACCTTCTTCGACATTACTTTTATAGTATTAAAACCTCATAATAAGTAAATGGGTGAGCTAGATAGGCGCATTGTATTAGGGATTACGGCGGTTTCCCTTATCTTGCTCACACTTGTCATCATGTACATCATCCCAAAGTTTGTACCGGCAGAACAGCAGGATGAAGTTTCCCATATGACGATGGTAAGTTTCTCGTTATTCATGATGCTGTTCTCTATGGCTCAAGTTGAAATCAGTACGCCGAGTATCATCAATTTCTTGATTTTCGTGGCATTGATCGTGATTCAGTTTACGGGCATTTACTGGTGGATTCCAGCATATGTCCCTAAAGATAAATCTGTTCTCGTTATTCATTGGCTGTTCGTTATCAGTTCTTTCATTGTCGTACTCACAAATATTGTGACTACCGCTACCTTCAAGTCGGGAACGTATGCGATTGAAGCAGGATGGGGCGCCATTCCTCCAGAACAGCACGCTGGACGTCGTCGCAAGTAAATTTACTTACGCGAAACACCCGTGAACTCACTCTTGCGCTGATTATTCATCTGCTCTAGACGAGCCTGAACATCGGCATTCGTAGCCGACTTGGTCTTATCATCCAGCGTATTCTTAGACGTAGGGCCGCCTGATGACGGTAGACCGCCTGGCGTAGGTGCACCACTTGAACCGTCAAGGAACGTGTACCGGCTCGTACCTTCCTGATTCACAAATTGGCCAGGCGTATCCCATAAGGAATACGACTCGCCGATCATTCCCTGACCCTCAAATCCCCAAGCTGATAACTCTCCGAACTGGTTGGGGGCAGACACCCCGGCATCGTTCTTAGACGGAACTTCCTTCCGCGAATTGGTGGGCTTGGCAATATAGCCATAAATATCCTTACCTACAACCACTTCCTTGGTGTCGGGAACGTAGAGAGTCGGAACTGCCTTAAGCCATGCCGGGATCTGCTTGCGATCCAGAGTCTCGACCTGAACAAACTTGTACAGACCGCCCTTATTCAGGCCCTTAATAGTCTCAATAACCTGCTTTGAGTTAGCATCGCGCTCACTATAGAAGATATAAGGCTGCGACATTACAAGTTTTCAGGAAAAAAACGGATGGAACAATAACGAAATGGAGGAAGCAAAAATGCCGGAGATTCGAAATATCAAGACTCTCAACGATGGCCGTGATCTTACTGCCGAGCTGGTGCACTTTCCAGTAGGGTTTGTGAATGCTATTCGCCGTATCCTTCTTTCGGGAATACCGACTGTCGTGATCCGCGATGTCCAAATTTTGGACAATACGACTCAGATGCCACATGAGATGCTGAGGCATCGGATGGAAATGTTGCCCGTGAACGTCACACCCGACGAGTCCGGAGTCATCAAGGATGCCAAGATTGAGTTGCGCATGCCTGTGATCAAGGAGGCCAAGATTGTTACCACTGAGGATTTCACGGTCGAGTCCGGCCGTGAAGGTATTCTGATGAAGGATCCTGAGTTCGGAACTCCGTGCCTGTTTCTCAAGGTTCGGGCTGGCGAGAGTGTTCATATGACCGGTCGTCTTGCTGTAGAATCTGAGGGTGTTTCACAGGTTGAAACTGCCACCACGTCTTGGCACATCGATCCTGATATGGCTAAAGACCAGCGCAAGAAGCACATTGAGGATCATCCTGAAGATAAGGATGCTGATCGGTACTTTGATAACTTCCTCATTCAGCGCTGTTATTCCCGTGATGCAAAGGGACGTCCCAATTGGTTTAATCTCCAAATCAAGAGCGTAGGTGTTCTGAAGGCTCGTGAGCTACTTCGGCTTGCTGTTCAAATTCTGAAGAAGCGTATTGACGAATATGTCACACTAGCTCTCAAGAATATCAAGCACGAGAAGGATGAGGGAACATTCAGTGTATCTTTGGATATTGGCGGCCACACGGTTGGCGTACTCATGCAAGAGGTCATTTATGCCGACGAGGTTCAGTTCGTATCGTACGATATTCCTCATCCTCTCAAGCCCGAGATGGTTCTGCGGTTCAATACCAAGAAGGCGCCAGAGAAGGTGCTTGAAACCGCAAGGAAAACTATCGAGGAATATTGTTCACTCATAGATAACGATGGACGTAGTATTTGAATCCTCCGATCTGGAGATAATTGAATCATTTGACTTCGAAGAAGAAGTCCAAAGACCAGAAGAACTCCGGTTTTTCACTTTGGAAGAACAGCTTACGGATTATTTCCAGAAGGTTCTTCCTAAACGTAATCACGTAACCAAAGCCGAGCATTATAAAATCAAGAACGAAGTTGATCGTATTCGCAAGATTTACGAGGAGCTGGTCATTCTGACAGATACTGATTACCGTATAGATACGGAACGCCGAGAAATAGATGTTCCTTGGCTAATGTCCATTTATGGCGGATTTGATTTTGAGAAGTATCCGTACGCTGAACGTATCCATCCTCTGCATGAACCGACTGCTCGTCGTACTCCTAACGCTTACCCTGTTCTATTGGCATCTCTACCTCGTCCTTACCGCTCAGAAGGAACCGAGGGTGTTCCGGTAATCAAGCGTACAGAGCTAGTGAATGAAGAGGGAAAAGAAACTATCCGTGCACTGGGAAACTATGTGAAAACTAAGCGTGTGCTTCGTGATGATGGTAATGTAGAAGTGCATGATGTATCTGTCGCAAATACTGGCGACGATATTCGTCGAGTCGGATTTTTTATTGGCGAGCGTTTATCTATTCCCCACCCACTCGCTGATCACCCGTTCCTTTCATCCGGATCGGCAAATAAGATCATGACATCCGAACCGCTCAAAGAAGTATTCCCCACCATCGAAGCCATTATGTCTCATGCTGTTCCCGTAACGACTGATCCGTATGTCGAAGGCCACAAGTACCTGAAAGTTTATGACGTTCGCTTATCCGAGATTCCATGGAAATCATGGAAGGAACGGTTTCCTCCTGCTGACACGATCCAGTCTCAGCCGCCAGTACTGTCTATTGTATTCCCGAACGCTGATGAAGTAGCTCCTTCCGATAAGTTGGAGAAAGTATACGCTTCCAAATGGCCTAAGGCCGTATACCCTCGTATGTGGCTGATGGGGCAGGAAGATGCCGGGAAACTCGTTACTAAAATGCTTCTGTCCGATGCTGGAGATTTTGGGCTCATTGCTCCGGATTTAGTGAATGAACGTCCTACTATTCAGTTACCTGAATCTACACCTGCTGAATGTTTGCAGACTGGAACGTTCGAAGAGTTCTTGGCGTCTGGAGTGTTTCGCGCTCCTACTTACAAGTATAAGGACGATAAGGCAATCTTGGATACGCCGGGAGTATGTGCGCCTACTGCTTTCGTGACGCAGGAACGCCAGGAGTTTATTAATAAGGGTAAAAAGGCATGGACTGAAACTGCACGTACCAATATCCAAAAAGAGTATGTTGCATTGCTCAAGTTTTACCAGATGCCGAAAGAAACTACATCTACGACCGAATACGATAAATTCAAGATGCAGGCATCATCTGAGATGCGCGAGAACATTATCATTATTCTGAAAGATAATACGCTTCTACCACCAGACAAGTCTTACAATATCCGGCTCCTGACCAAAGAAATCACGCCGGTCAATAATGTGTTTCTAGATAAAGATGGTATTCTTCTGATTTGCGGACATACCCTAGCTCAGCTTGACGGTGAAATGGATGATCGGTTTGCCTTTTACAACAAATGGGCTACTCTGTACGAAGGTTCGCGAGTTTGTAAATCGTGTGGCGAGGAAATCAATTCAGATAACTATATTGCGCAGGAAGAGTACGATGATGATGGACACTTAGTAGTGAGCCACGATGTGCTTGCCGATACTCATTCTGAACACCCTACATTCGCCAGCTCTCTCACCCAGCTGAAGAACGTCTTTAATTTGGAGAATGCTGGTGAAGCTGTACTGTATCTCTTGCTAAACCGTCTCCAGGTCTTGCCAAACGAGTCTCAGCTCGTACCTGTTCTTGGATATATCCGCAAAGGATCTCTCGTTGCTAAACGTCTCCCAGGAACTGAACGTAATCGCTTTGAAGGTCTGCTGGGTATTGCCGGAATGGTCACGATTCTCCAAATCCATAACCCGTTCCTCATTCCTCGTCGTTCCTTCGGCAATAAGGTCGTGCGCCTCTCAGGATTCCCTCGCGATACTCTGGATGATAATGATACTCCAGTCCTCAACCTGATTTTGTCCGATCTGAAAGATATTCTGGAATCGTTCCCTACTTCTTTCAAGGAACCGCTTGCTACTATTCTGCGTGAAGTGTCGCGTAACCGCAAGAAAGTTCGTGAAGACTGTATTAAGTTCATTAAGAACGCGTACGCTCAATTCAAACCGCAGTTCGATTCAGCTAAGGAACGCGCACTGACGGTTTCTGAAACGGTTGATGTGAACCGTATTACGTTACCACTCATTATTCCCAAGAAAGCAGAGTTCAATCCTGGTGAGCGACATGGTACAGAGACGTTTGCCGAATGCGTGGGCACCAAGACTCGGTCAACGCTGATGGCTAAGATGTTACCTTCAGTTTCCCAGAAGTTTCCGGAGTTATGGAAGACGAAACCTACGTCTGAAGCCACGTATATTCAGCCAGAAGAAGTTACGGTGCGGTACACGTTCCCAGACAGGAAAGAGATTGAGAAGGGTGTTAAGATCGGATTCTCAAAGACTCTGAAACTTGAACTTATTCGCAAGTTCGTGGATAGTGATACTGATGGTATTGCCCTTCTATCTCTGCTTTCGCGACTACTGGATATCCTGGCTCCACTCCAGTTTTCCCCAAAGAAGATCCTGGAGTTCCGTAAGTTCATTGAGTCAATCAATCCTTTTGAAGACAAGTCTCTGTTCCGTGATGCTGTCAAGGGACGCATTTACGAACTGATTGACACCATTAAGTCCGATGGCAATTTACTGGAAGCCGTAAAGACTGCAATGAATCGTGATCTGGATATGAATATGATTCTGTTAACTAAAGAAGATTCCGAGAAGCAAGTAGAGATTCTCCGTGCTCGCGAACGTGAAACTCTCAAGGAACGTCTACGCCAGCTCACGGATACTGAGCGTGAAGTCACCAAGATGTTACTGGATATTGGTATTGCCCAGTACATTGTGACTAACGAAGATCGTCGGTTATTTGCCAAGGAACTCGGAATAGCCGAGACGATTGGAGATGATGATGTAAAAGCTGACGATGTGCCTGAAGGAGGGCACACGAATCGCGATTACTTTGAGGAAGATGTTCAATTGAATGAGAATGGTCAGCCAATTGAACCTGATCGTGGAGATTATGGCGATACTCGTGATCGACCATTTGATGATTATTCTAGGAGTGCCGATTACGATCTAGAAGATTAAAATATTATTGTTCACAAAGAAAATATAAATACTAAACTTGAATTTTCTCAAATTTGTACCTATTCTATCCAATTTCAAAAATCAAAGTGAATGTAGGAGAACTTGATACAAAGAAAATTTCGAGTTTCGTATTTTTATTTTATACATTTAAAATAAAAGAATGGGTCGGGGTCAATTTGGATGTGGATATTGTAATTTTTGGTGTGATACAAATGAAGAGACCAAAATACATTACCAATCTAAAGAGCACCTAGAATATATAACACGATGGTTTTGTTCATCGTGTCATATACAATTGTATAGTGCGAACGAATGGGATAAACATTTAACAACATCTAAACATAAAAGAAATAGTAATATAATGTTCAGTTGCGAGTTATGCAATTACACAACTGGAAAGGAAGCTCTCTTAAATCAACACAACCTAACGCAAAAGCATATACGCCGAGTTCAAGGTATCGTAAAACAAGATAAGTTTATCTGCCATACGTGTAACTATGAGACTTTTATTAAACATAGTTTAGAGATGCACCTTTTAAGCAAAACTCATCAAGACGCAGAGAAAGGCATTTTTAAAGTGAAGTTAGATGAATATACCTGCGAAGCGTGTAACTACAAGACTCCTTTTAAACAGAGTTTGCATACCCATACCTTGTCAAAGAAACATCGCAAAAATGTTGAATCAACGGCTCATACGCCAATTGGCATCTAATGAAGGCCAAGAATCTTCAATGGAGTTATTCTCCTCCTCAATCTTGCTTTCGGGAGCATCGACAATAGCAGTACCAAAATCAATAATGCGCGGCATACCGTCATCGGCCATAATCACGTTCTTGCCGTGAAGATCGCCATGAACAATCCCATTCTCATGCATGAGTTTAATAGCCTTGTAAAGATGATCTATCTGTTCCTTGGATTTCTCCGGCATAGGTAGTTTCTTACCCTTAGATTTCAGTTTCAGGAAAGCCGTCCATGATCGGGTCTTGCGCAGATCCGGGTTCCATACATCCGAACCTTTCAGAACAATTTCCGAATTCTTCTTGCTCTTGTAGGATACGCCATCCAGCTTATTCTCCTCGCTAAGAATTCCGGGCTCACAGTGCTCTGGGTAAAAAAAGTATTTTTGGTTAGGATCAATCTCCTTCAGTTTTCTGATTAAGCGAGGATGGTTACGGCTCACTACATCCTCTTTCAGATTACGTTTGGAAATACGAGTGACGTACTTGGACATATCACGACCATCACGGCAAGCAATCGGCGGATCTAAGATCGCAGCAAAATGTCCCTGAGCAAGAACTTTGCCGCCCTTACGAGTTTTACGCAAGCGGTTCTTTCCACGACGTGTACGTCCCATTATTCTATAGTCATTTTTTCTACTTGGTAGTTACGTTCCTTGTACAGCCTCAGCCGTTCTCCAAACTGTCGACGGAAAGCAGGATCTACAATATCTATGATTAGAGGATTTACAGCACGCTTGGTTTTCTCGGTACGCATAATACGTCCCACAATCTGGTCGACGTCCGGACGCGATGTGGCCATGACTAAAGTATTCAGAGTCGAAACGTCAAATCCTTCCTTGCACATTGCATACGTGGCAATCAGGATCTTCTTGGATTCACAGAACTTAGCACGTTCAGTCGCCTTGACTTTGCTTCCAAGAATACAAGCGTGTTCCTTCACTTTATCAGGTAAGCCTTCAAACAGAGTTTTCGTATGTTCTACTCTGTCTGTCAGTACTAGTATCTGTCTATCTTCCTGGGACAGATCGTCCAGTAAGTTTACGATAAGATCATTACGTGGTTTGTACTCGGCAACCTTATTGATCATCAAGGTAGTGAACATCACACCCTGGTTGTTATAAATAATGGCATTGTACTCTTCATCTTGCGGATCAAAGTCGTAGACTTCTACCCGGACTTTCTCATCCACTTTATCGGCCGTATTGGATCGGTAAAGCATCGGGCCTAGAAACCAGTTGATGACGTACATTAGTTTATCCTTGCGTTCCGGTGTAGCGGAAAGACCTAGCATATGCTTGGACGTCAGCTTGGACATAGTTCTTGAAAACGCCTCGGATGCAATATGGTGACACTCGTCTACGATAAGCAACCCAATATCATTAAACTGGTCAGGACAAACTGACTCGCGCATCACTCCTTGAATCATTGCAATCGTGATGTCTCTGTGGGATGTATATTTCCTTATGCTTGATGTAATAGACTGTAATGTTGCCGGAATATTCATAATTTTTGATAGTGTAGTAATCTCTTCATCTTTCATATTCTTTAGAAGCTTATAGTGTGGTGTATGGATATCGTTCCTATACTTAATAACGTCTCCGTCAATTCTAATTACAAAGTCCTGAATGAATGTATCTAAAGTACTATCTTCATTCCACATTCCAATTCGAGCTTTTGGCAAGAACGATTTAATTCGGTCAACCCATTGGTCGCGCAAGAATGTATTGTGAACTAGTACGATAGTCGGCATTTGGATTTGAGATGCGATGTACAGGGCACAAACAGTCTTACCTCCTCCAGTTTGGAGAGAGATAATACCGTCACGAGGTTCAGGGCACATATAAGAATTCACAACCTCTTTCTGGTTTTCGCGGATAGTTCCTGCAAACTCCCAAAAGCATGGATCAGTTTTTGGAACGTCTCGCTTTGTTTCAGTTATGGGTCCAAATTCACCAATTCCGTAATGTTTTGGAACGTATAAGTATTCTGCGTCTTCGGTGAACACTGGATACTTGGTCACAAATCGCGGTTGGACGAATACAGCAGGAATATACGGCTTGACATTCAAGACACCTTTTACGTGATGTAGATTGGGCACATCCCTTTTGGGGATTCTGTACCCTCTAGAGGTCAGCATTTTGAGAATTTGTGTTTTACTTGGATTCTATTCGTTTCCTACGATTTGTCGCACATATGGATGTAACCTGCGTGCTTCCTGTGCGAACCGACTATCCTTGAATGTAGAGATGACTTTCTCGCAATGTGCCAGCGTAAAGAAATCAACTAGGAATTCTACAGTTAGATCGTATTTGGATACCGTAAGTTCTTCTTTCGTAGCAAGATGGTTTCCTTTATTTGAAGAAAGAGCCGGAGTACCGAATACTACGGTGTGTGGATAGTACCGCTTCCAGATCTCAATAGAGTATGCATCATCGCCTACTACGATCATAGGTTTCGAAGCGTATGGGAATGCTCCTACCGCCATAAACTGGATACTGTGTTCTTTGCGTATAGTGTGCTTAGCCCGGTCAGTTCCACGCGCATGAACTCCAATACATGTAGCTAGGGGTACTTTCAGACGCTCTTTCATTCCAGCAATTACTTTCTTATCTACCACACGGAACGACCTTGCAAAGAATCCAGAATCCGCGTACAGGTTACGGCTGCGAACACACGAAAACACGATAACATCAACACTTTTATCTGCAGTAGCGAGATCAATATTGATACCTAACTGTTTATCCTGATTCAGTAGTTCCTGAGTCAACGGAGTCTCGATATTCCCTTTCCAGTATTTGGGATAGTAAGTCGCATCGGCAGGAATCTCGTCCAGAGAATTCAGAACGGGCATATTCACCAGCTTGAAGTAGGTATAAAACGATTCGCCGCCATGAGTCCAGGTAGGATCAGTCCAATCCACATATATTTTCAAGTTATTCTGCTGGGCGTAGTACACGCACATTTTAAGCGATTCTAATCTATCGCCAAACCCCAAAAATCCCTTCACGACCAAATATTTCATCCTTATAAAAACAAGACAAATGTATACTCACGGTTTAGTCGAGTACCTTGGCACGTCCCTGCTTATTGGAGCCGTAGCGTTCACCACAAATCCTATTTTTGTAGTCGCTGCTCTGGCTATTGCTATTGGGTTAGGAGGCAAGATCTCTGGAGGCCATTTCAACCCTGCAATTACGGCCTGGGCATTCTTAGCCGGTAAGATTAGCCAGTCTCGTGCCGTAGAACATCTGGTGGCTCAGCTGGCTGCTGCTCTGACGATCTGGGGCGCTCATTCCATGATCAAGGTGTAAAACGGAATTGTTTTCATGAATTCAGAAAAGGCTACAATAACAACTTATCAAGAATGGCGGAAGTCTTCGAAATCCTTGATAAGGTCTTGTACAGCCGTAACTGCCCGCTGGGCGTTGAGGACGTGTACGAGAAAGAGTACTTTGAGAAGAATCCGGCCGCCACTGGCGACGAGGACGAGTTTGAAGACAACAAGCCTCCGAGCATCCACAAGATGGAGGAGGAGGAGCAGCTGGAGTGGGCCTACAAGGTCCTGAAGGTCAATGAGGCCAACCCGAAGCACGGAGACGTGATTTGGATTGGCGGCGACGACTATCGCAACAACGGCATCCATTTCTGGGATGCCAAGAACAACAAGATCATTCCGATGGAGACCAAGATCGCTGACTACGGCCACGTGCCGAAGATGTTTGCGGTCGGCAAGGGTGAAGGCGAGTTTAGCTCGCGTCACTGGGACGGCATTTCCTACTACAACAATCTGGAGCCGTACTGGTCTTCCAAGACGAAGCAGTGGTTCTACCCGTCCAATGGCGAGCACGAGCCCGACACGGATTCGGAGTGAAAACTCAACTAAAATCTTAAAACGGAAACGTTTTTTCCAGTAAAGAAAGGAGTAACAAGATGGACATCGATGAGCTCGGTGTGGGCGAAAAGTATGACAATTTGATCAGACTCCGCCGACTCATTGATGAAGTTGACGAGTATTCTCCAGAGACCTGTATGGATAGTGGAGAGTTGATACAACAACTCATTGATTTCTTTAATGACATTCGTAAGCACTTTCCCGACTTTAATAATATTACAAACCCCAATAATCTTAAGGATATTGACGATAGCAAGAAGATTGCCGAAGAGATGGCAAAAATGATTGAAGATAATCTTGGGCCGTGGGAAGACGATGATACTATCAAAGTATTTAAGCAGTTCTTGCTGGCCGTCGAGAATATTGTACAGGGTACATGTGTTCTTGACGATATAGATGTTGAAGATATATTCGCAGAACTAACAATTCCTATGACTATAAAGTAATGTATTGGCCTAAACGGTATCATACTGGCTTAACGGCCAAACAAAACAAACAACGCAAATCGACAGCCACACGGCGTCGATCTATGTCGTGGAAAAATCCTAAAGCCTACAAGCCATTTTTAACTGACAAGGGAGTGAAGACTCGGAGATCTAAATATGTCTTAGAATGGAAGAAGAAGTTCCCCCAAGCCCATTCTTTACAGGCTTATTCGAAAGCTACTGGGGTTCCTCTTTCTTTGGTAAAGCAGTCGTACAATCGCGGAATGGCTGCATGGCGAACGGGTCATCGTCCTGGCGCGACCGCTCAGCAGTGGGGATATGCTCGTGCTGCCAGCTTTTTGACCTGTGGTAAGACCCATTACACGACAGATGCCGATCTGGCTCGTAAAGCAAAACAAACTGCGAAAGGAAAGCGTTGGTTTAATAAGACCTGTAAAACTTCCCGTGTGAAATATAACAAATGAACAGGGCCTTTGATTACAACGGTACGATCGTAGCCGGTTCGCGCCCTACGAAAACGTTAACTACGGTCAAGAAGGTCATTACAATTGACTCGGTTGATCGCGATGCCTCAAAGTATCCGACCAATGGCGATTTTGTTATTTATCTGCCTCGCGTGTACGAGAATATTGTGTCTATCCGATTGATGAGCGGAGAGTTTCCGCCTCTGGCGAGTCAGGGACAGGGTGCTATTCTAACTCATCCGTATGCGACCGGACCCAATGCTCCATCCACTGATTTCTCAGGAGATACGGGTGAAATTTCACCTCTACCATTCTACTTTTTAGTGGACATCGAAGGTCTCAATAAATCTGACGAGACGGCTGTCGGAGCGAATAAGTCAACTTACACGGATAGCTTCTTTGCCAAGATTCCGGCGTTGGTAACATCTGGTGGTTTCATTGAGTACAACGACCATTCTGCTCAGGAGAATATTGCACGGTACAGCCCACCGATTGGTAAGCTGGATCGTCTGCGGATTCGCACTCGCCTGCATTCTCAGCAGGGAAATCAGGGATTCATTTACTGGACGGCTAACGGAAGTCAGTATGTTCCAGATGAATCAACGATTGTAGACTACACTCTTGCTCTGGAAATTGAGTACATTGATAACACGTTTGATCAGTACTCAACGACCGAGACTCGCATTCATTAGTGATCAGCCCATTCGGCGACCCAAATTCACAAACGTATCTAGTACAAACAGCGTCATAACTCCCGTGAACACGTACAGAGCCATATCGTGAGATGAAGGAGTTTCATACCCCGTCTTATTCTGCTCGATCATTCGCATAATTCGATCAAGTTTTAAATCGTGCGCCGCTCCCTGAAATGAGGGAGGAGCATACGCAAAACTCGTACCGTCATCTCCCGGGAAGAACGGTTTAGTGAACCCTGCCTTCGTAGCCGTGAAATGCTCAGTAGCCCCAATTCGGGCAGGAGCATAATTCGACTCCGCCTCCTCATCGTTCTGGACTATCGGTAAGGTCTTGGTAAGATCGTCAATCGTCTTGCGATTGCGCTGGATCGCGGCGTTCGAGCGGTGAATAGGGGTAGGAGCCACACGTCCTTCACGCTCAGCATCCCGAGGCTCTTCCTTTTGAGCCATTCCGGGCTTGGAGACCATGCTATAATGTTTCTTAGGAAATGACGATCCCCATACTTCTTCTAATGACGCCATTCCCAGTTATTCAAAACACGATAGAAAAATATTACGTTCAAACAAATGAAGCTATCGCAGATTGAACTTGTATCAGTGGGTCTCATCATTCTGTATGTGGCCTTCTTTAGTCATCCACCTCCGTCCCACATCAAGGACTTCCTCTCATCACCTGTAGGCCACGCTGTATTCCTCGCGGCGATTCTGTATGTGACAGTGTACAAGAGTCTGATTGTAGGAGTATTCCTGGGTATTGCGTACGTCATGACGGCGGCGAGCACGATCGAGTACCTTGATCCTAAGGAGCAGAAGCCTAAGGACAAGGAGCAGCCCAAGTCGGCCGGCGTACCTCCTGCCACCTCGTCGCTGAAGGATATTCTCGGCAAGCTGCAGAAGGGAGATTCAGTTGCACATAAGGCTGTAGCGGGAAAGTCTGATACGGCTCCTCCGCCAGCAACTGCCACTCCTAAGCCAGCAGCTCCCAAGACCCAGGGAACTTTAACACCTGTTCATTAATAATAGAGGATGCTGAAGCATATTAATGCGATTGCGTCATCGCCATTCACAATTGGAATTATGATTTTGCTCACCAATGTGGCTAGCCGGTACATTGTTCACGAATTCAGCACGAACGATGAAGAGTATGGGCAGAACATCCTTCTTCGTCGGGTTGCAGTGTTCGCTGTATGTTTTGTAGGTACTCGTGATCTAGTTGTCTCGCTTCTCCTGACGGCTGGATTTGTAGTCCTGGCTGGCGGACTGTTTCGCGGAAAGTCAGTATACGCTCGTGAAGGAATGCACAACAGCCCCGATCATGCCTTACGCGAGAAAGCTGGGCTAAAGGGATGCGATCAGCCAGCCTATGATACCAAAACTGCTCCGATGTTTTAGCTGTTTTCATCGTTGTCAGTGTGATCATACTCTTTAGCTTTCACGTACTTCCAGCGGTTTTCTTTCCACCAATCATTAAATAATTGTTCTTCCGCGTCTTCTTCATCTTGTTCTTTCCATCGCTGGTCGTAACTTTTAATTTCAGGATGTGGATCATGGTCCGGAATTCTGCTCCTTGGACTCCAGCACCAAGACGTATTGCTGAGTCTAGACCCCATTACAGCTTAATACTTACCGAGTTCTTTCCCGTTGAGCCACCCTTCTTCGGGGTGGTGGATACACGCTTCGTCTCCGTGACCGTAATGCCAGCATTGACTGACCTGAGCAGGTCGTCAATATTGACCTGAGGCGCATTCATTTCACGAGCCGGGGCTGGTGCCGGTGCTGGAGCTGATCGCTGGATCGCTGGAGCCTGGGGCTTCGGGTACTTAATTGCCGGCTTAGCGGCCATCTGCGGCCGGACATTCGTCTGCTGGGGTGGCGGAGGAGGAACCATTGAGCTCATGAAGTTC